CGTCAGTGGCAGATGATGATTGCGGGGGTTTCCAACGCCGGCAAAACGCCGATGACCAATGTCGATGAAGTGCAGTGGATCGATCTGCACAGCAACAATCGCGACATGGAGTTTTCTGCGTGGATGGACTGGCTGATCAAGATCACGTGCGCTGTGATGCAGTTCGATCCGGCCGAGATGAATTTCTCGTACGGGAACACGGGCCAGCAAAGCCAGATGTTCGCAACGCCGGTTGAGTCCAAGATCCAGCAAAGTAAGGACAAGGGGCTTAAGCCGCTGCTTGAAGATCTAGCCCTGTGGATTAACACGCACCTGATCTGGCCGCTCGATCCTGCGATGGAGTTTGCGTTTCTGGGGCTGTCGGCGAAGTCCTCTGACCAGGCCGTGGACCTGGCGAAAAAGCAGGTCACGTACCTCAAGACGGTGGACGAGCTGCGGGCCGAAGAGGATTTGGAGCCGCTGCCTGACGGCGCCGGCGAGGTCATCCTTGATCCGACGTGGCTGCAGAACAAGCAGGCTCAGGAAGCAGCTCAGGCCGGGATGGGGGAGCCTGGTCAGGAGATGGGCGATGTCGCGAGCCTGGTCGGCGAGCAGCAGGAAGAGGAAGAGCTGGACGAAGACGATAGTGGCTTCGGGGACATCTTCGCGGAGGACTCGCCGAGCGAGAAGTCTCTGAAGGCCTTTCACGCGCGGCGTCAACAGCTCGTTGCTTCGCGCATCCGCTCGCCAGGCGAGCTGCGGAAAAGCAAGGCCAAGGTCAAGGTCTACGAGATCGAGCTGTAACGGAGGCACGTCATGTCGATTCGAGTTCGTCACCAGATAATCCTTGTCGCGTCGGAGGTTCCCGATCCGGTCAACACCGACGAGTTGATGTGTCACTTCAAGCGCGAAGCCGAGTCGATCTCGCAGGTGATCGAGACCGACATGGATCACGAAGAATCGGGCTCATTTCTGGTGACCGCTTCGGGTGGAACGAAGACGCTGCCGATGGGTAACGTGGTCACGGGCAAGATCCTCTACATCGAGGCGTCGGGTGATTTGGAAGTGCGGCTTGATGGCGAAGGCTCCGGACATTCGCTCAAGGCGAAGGCCTCCGGGGTGAAACGCAAGCTGTTTCTGTCGTCTGAGTTCACTTCGGCTCCGGTCTTGGTCAATGCGGGCGCTGCCGATATCACGGGCTCGTTCTTTCTAGCCGGCGATGTATAGGCCTGATGAAGCTGCGTATCGCAGAGGCGGTACCCGGTGAGCTGCTAAGCCGGGCTGTCGAGGCCGTCCGCGTTATCGAGCGGATAACAGGTCGCTGTCTGCTCAGAGACGATCTACGGAAGGCATCTTCCAAGTCAGCGCAGCCGTCGAAGACTTCGCCCAGTAAGCCTCAGTTCGAATATCCCGTGCTCGCCGGAACGGTGAAGCGCGGGGGTAAAGAGATCGAGCGGATCCGGAAGCTGATGCTCGAGCGCATGGGAGAGGTGCTCGACTGATGGCGGCGCTGACCCCAGAGCAGATCAAGAAGCTGCGCCAGATCATCGCGGATGCGTCGACGGCCGCAGCCGTGGTGACCAGTGGCTACGAGATCCCGGATGAGGATCTGAAGCGGTTGATCGATGAAGGGTTCATCGACCCCGAGCAGATCGAAAACTTCGTGTTGGACGGATTCACGTTCGGTCAGCTGATGTCGAAGATCCCGCAGGCTAAGGACTGGCTTTACTCACGTTTTCAAAAGTTCTTGGGCGCTAATCCCGTCGCGCTGACTTCAGCAGAGCAGCGGGCCTACGATTTTGCGAGCGCTCGAGCGGGGACGTACATCGTTGGGCTGGGGAACCGATATAGCCAGGAGTTGGGGACGGTCCTGATTGACGCGGACCAGGCGTTGGCCGATCGGCTGCGGGTGGGGGTGAGATCAGCTGTCGCGGAGAAAAAGGCCCGTCGTCAAACTGTTGGCGAGCTGAAGACGAATCTCGGCCGGTTGTCCGAAGATTGGGCGCGCGATTGGGATCGCGTAGCTGCGACGGAATCGCACAACGCCCATCAGGAGGGCGTGCTGTCGGCGACTGTCGCGCGGCATGGCGGCGGTGCGATGATGGCGAAGATCCCGGAGCCGGATGCCTGCAAGCATTGCAGGCGGCTTTACCTGGGATCGGATGGGCTGCCGATCGTTAAGCCGGCGAGCTGGTGGCAAGCTCAAGGCACCAATGCGGGGCTGAAGCCGGCCGATTGGAAACCGGTGCTCGGTGCGATGCACCCGTGGTGTCGGTGTCAGCTGGTTCGTGTTCCGGCCGGGTTTGGCTTCAATGACGACCTCGAGCTGCTCCCAGAGAGCGATCTCGACAAGTCGGATAGCTTGCCGGAGGGCAGCAAGCTAACGAAGGGCGACAAGCTGCCGGGAGGCAAGGCCGACAAACGCAAGCCGGGTGATTTCGACCAGGCCTCGCTGAAAGAGGGGACCGAGCACGAGCTGGAGCACACCAACGATCGGAAGATCGCCCAAGAGATCGCGATGGACCATCTGGCCGAAGATCCGGACTACTACGTCAAGCTTCGGCGGATTGAGAAAGCTCGCAAGCTGCACGGCCGAAAGCGGTTCGCCGGGTTCAACATCTCGATCGAAAACCGCAAGGGTTCGGTTCGGCGTTGGTACGATCCGGGCACCAAGACTCACGGCGAAACGAAGATGTTGTGGCCTTATGGCTACATCCGGATGACGGAGGGGATGGACGGCGATCACGTGGATGTGTTTCTGGGGCCGGATGAGGCTGCGCCGAATGTCTACGTGGTCCATCAGCTCAAAGCTCCGCATTTCGAGCGCTACGATGAAGATAAGGTGATGCTCGGGTGGCGATCGGCTAAGGCCGCAAAGCAGGCCTATCTGACGCACTACGATCGGCCGGAGTTCTTCGGCGGAATGACTACGATGCCGCTGGAGGTGTTCCGCAAAAAGGTCTATTCGCGGAAACGACAGATGATCAAGGCGGCGGAGCGCCGCAAGGCCAACGGACAGATCGGGCTACCGTTTGAGGATCCGCTACAGTCGGTCGAGGTTTGGCAAAAGGCTGTCCAGTCCGCGGGTGTTCCGCTGGGGAGCTTCGGGCTGGTCGTGGCTAAGGCTCGAGCTGGTGATGCGGACGCTCGAGCGCAGCTCGAGACTGTCTACGATGAGCTGGAAAAGGCCAATGCGTTCGAGGTCTATCCGCGGAAAGACCTGGCGACACTCAACACGATGGGCAACTACGATGGCAAGGCGGCGCGGACAGCGGGCGCGAACGTACGGCCTGGTCCGCAGACGGCCAATCCGGTCGACTGGCCGCCAGGGCGTGATCCGAAGAAACGGCGCCGGAAGCCGCGCAAGGTCATTTCCGACTATCCAGGGGCGGAGCGGGTCGGAGATACTCCTGATCATCTGGTAGATCCGAAACGGCGGTTCGATGTGAAGGGGGCCGGGTTCGAGCCGGGCAATCGCACGAGCGGGGATATGGAGTTGGTCGAGCAGTATCAGGAGCCGGAAAGGCGTGCGGACGCGGCAAACAACAAAGAAGCGCTGATGGCTCAGACAGAGGGGCGGATCGAGCTACGTGGTCCGTTGCCGCTGAACGAGCCGGCCAAAAGCGGGCGGAGCGACAAATGAATCCTTTGCAGTGGTTAGGAAACCTTATAAAGGCCGAGCAGTTGGGGTTGTTCAACCGACCAGCGAAGCCCAAGAAGGCGCCGGCCGCGTGGCAGGCGGTACCGCGTAGTAAAGTTCCCGGAGCTCAACGGCGCCGAAAGGGGACGGGCTGGGAGTACCGCTACCCCAAGCCGGGCGGGGGGTACTCGAGCACGCCTCCAGAAGAGCCGAAAGCGAAGCCAGCCGCGCCGAAGCCATCGGGGCCGGTCGAGGTCCGTAGGACGCAAAGTGGCTGGGTGGCGGTTCAGGGGGCCAAGATTGTTTACCGAGGCTCAGAGGCAGAGGTGCGGTCGTTTGCGGCTGGAGCGGCTGGAGAGCCTTCGCCGGCCGTGGCAGCGCTGCGGAAGCCCAAGAAGGGCTCGAAAGAGTGGGTGCAGTGGATCCGGGAGCAGACCCTGAAGTACCGCAAAAAGGGCTTCACAGTCACGCAGCTGCGCCAGACCCTCAAAGAGGAAGGTGCGGACGCTTCGCAGATTCGGGCGGCTCTGGAGTACGCTCGTGATCGGATGCCGAAGCCGGAGCCGCAATCAGCTCCGCGTTTGACGATCGCGGCCAAGCCGGTTGCGGAACGTGGAAAGGAGATCGAGGTTTCGGAGGGGCGCTACAAGGGTAAGGTGGCTCAGCTGTCCGCAAAGACGAGCCATGAAGACGCCAAAAAGCGAGCCGAGGCCATGACTCCGGAGCCTGAGCCGAACGAGGCCGGGCGGATCCATCGGACTCCGGGAAGAACGCCGGCGACGGCGCTGGGGCCGGATGGGACCTGGTACGCGGGCAATCTGACGAATATCCGACTGCTCATCCAGGCCAAGCCGGAGACGAAGCTGGTCGGGAAGATTTATAGCTCGGGGACAAAGCCGGGCTGGCACGGGGCGACGGCTGGTTGGATGGCGGATGAGGAGCTAGCTCGGGTGCGGGGCTATTTCGACCAGTCCAAAACAAAGCTGCCCGCTCCGAAGAAGCCGCTCAAGACTGCTCGAGCGCTCGAGAAGGAGTTGGCCAAGCACGGATTTGATGTTGCGGACGGACGGGGCTGGAAGCGCGGAGACTACGCCGCTGTGACGATTTACAGCGTCAAAGGTAAAGACGAGCGGGAGCAGCAGGGGCGCGCGGAGGCGGCAGCTGAGCAGCTTTGGGGACGTGGTTCTGTCACGGTGTACGTCTCACGCGATCCGAAGCCTGAGCCGCGTAAGAAGGGGGCGTTGAAGTGGCCTCCGGAGTCTGGAATCCAGGAGCGTCAGGGCTACGGTCCGAATCCATGGCAGGGGGGCAAGTACGAAGAGACTCAGCGGCTGTCGACGCCGGAGATCGCCAAGCGGATCCGTGAGGATTTGAAAGAGGCCGTCAAGCTCGGGTATTTGCCGAAGCAGTTCAAGGCCTCGGTAACGACTGAGAGTTTCTCGATGGGCTCGAGCCTCAGTCTGACGGTCAAGGATATGCCGGCCGATTTCAAGATGTTCGAGCGCGATCCAGATCCGATGCGCGAGCGGTACGGGCATATCACCGATGATCTGGCGATGACTCCGCAAGCCAAGGAGCTGATGGACAACCTCAACGCGATGGTCAATCAGTACCGTTATCAGGACAACGACCCGATGACAGACTACTTTTCGACCAATTTCTACAGCCACGTCGAATTCGATTCGGATTTGCGGACGTTCCATCAGCTGCTGGCGACGGACAAGGGTAAGGCCAACGCGTTCTATGCGGGAGTCGAGGTGCTGAATTCGAAAAAGCCGGATGTCTCGATTGTCGGAGACGCGTTGGTCGGTATCCAGGGCAGCGGCTTGAGCAAGGACTATCCGCACCTGGAGCGGAAGGTGAAGGAGCTGCACGAGAAGCTGAGCGTCAAGAAGTCCGAAGGTGCGGAATCGGAGGACGCGCTGTCGTGATTCCGCGTTGTCCACACTGTCGGGCTGTTATTCTTCAGAAGTCGCTGGACGGAAAGATCAAGATCCGCACGAATATCGTGGTGTTTGACGAAGATCGGGCGATTGTCAAATGCCGGAGATGTAAGACGGATGTCCCGGTGGATGTCCAGCTCGGTGCGGAATTGCGGAAAGCGTTGAACGGTGGTCCGCGGCTCGTGGTGCGGAATTCCCTTGACGGTTCCGCAACTGACCCGTAGCTTTCCATTCAGGATCCCCACTAGGCCTAGTCGAGCGGACTGAGAGGCGCGGGATGCGGAAACGCAGCTCGATGCTTCAGTCAGCCGACATTCCTTTCAAGTTCGAGATTCCGTTTGAGGTCTTTCACAAGGCCGGTGCGGAACCAGGGAAAGCGCGGCGCATCGGTGGGGTCATCTCGACAGAGGACAAGGATCGTCAAGGCGAGGTCGTGCTCCAGCGCGGCCTGGACTTCAGCGATTTCGTTACCAACGGCTGGTTCAACGACAACCACAGCAAGGCGACAACGGACATCGTTGGTTATCCGGAGATGATCGAAAAGCGGATCGTCGGCGGAAAGCCCGTCCACTACGTCGAGGGTTATCTGCTCGAAGGTCACGAGCCTGCGGACAAGATCTGGAATCTGGCTCAATCGCTGGCGCGGACCAATCGCCGGCTGGGCTTTTCGATCGAGGGCTCGGTATCGCGGCGGAGCGGTCACGATGGCTCGACCATCGCCAAGGCGAAGGTTCGCGAAGTCGCGATCACGAAATGTCCGGTCAACACATCGACAGGGTTGGAGATCCTGGCCAAGAGTCTGATGGCTGCGGAATCCGAAGGAGACGACTGGCGGAGAGCGCTGGCGGCCGGGCAGGCGGTCAGCAATCCCGGAGTCGCTCCGGGCTGCGGATTTGCTCTGCGGACCGAATCGATGGAGCGGAAACCGAAGAAACTGACTCGCGGACAAGCTCGCGAGTTTCTGATGAAGCGATACCGCGGCATGTCGAAGGCGCTCGCGGATAGGATAATCGATAACGTCGTGGCGAGAAGCCTCGCCTGAGTGCAAGGAGAGCAACATGGACCCTCAAATGAGCCTCGACGAGATGGCTGCCCAGATGGCGGAAAACATGGATCTGGGTCAGGGGCGCGGACGGCCGATCATGAAACCTGCAGCTGACGAGATGGCGAAAGGTGGCGCTCTGGGCGACATGCCTGGTTCGCGGCCAGGCCGTTCGGGAGCTGAAGGTGGGTTCACGCCGGACGCGGGCGGCCAGGTCATCGATGCGGCGGCGAAGAGCGGCGGAGCGCCGAGCGCGGCGGAGCTGGTGTCTAAAGCTGGCCCGTACACGGGTAGCCAGACCACCAAGGAGCCGGGCCGCCAGGGCGGTACACCGAAGGTGACCGACGACACCACGAGCGAGCCGAAAGGTGAAATCGGCGGTGGCGCTGGCGAGGGCGGCAACGTTGCCACAGCCGGCGACGAGTCCACGCGTGGGCGCAAGCCGGGCAAGGTCGGGATCTCGGGCGGCGGTGGCGAAGGCCAGCCGGGAGAGCCGGGGCTGCCTCAGAATCAGGACCAGTCCACGCGCGGCCGAAAGTCGGGCAAGGTCGGGATCAGCAAGTCCGAGCTGCGGGCCGAGATTGCCAAGGCGCAAGCCAATCTCGCCGAGCTGCAGGAGCTGGCCAAGGCCGCGGACGAAGATGACGACTTCGGCGACGAGGCCGAGAAGGGCCGGACCTGCAAGTCGGACGCCGAAGAGGTCGATCCGGATCAGCTGGTCAAGGCTCTCGATGTGCTGGAGAACCTTGGACAGGGCATTGCCGCGCCGACTCCCCAGGAGCGGAGCGCCGAGCTGGCCAAGGGTCTTTCGGAAGGAACGCTCACATCGGAAGAGATGATCGAGCTGACCGATCTGATGAAGGCCGAAGCTGAAGCCGACACGTCTGATCCGCTCGTCAAGAGCGACAGCGATCCCGAGTCTGATCTGGATCTGGAAGGAGAGCCCGAGCCGATGGGCAAGAGCGACAGTTTCCAAGAGCGTTGGGGCTCGGATCCCGAGAACCAGGAAGACTACGACGTGCAGCCGTTCTTGGAGCGGTTCAGTCAGCAGCATGCGGCCGGGCTCGACGAAGTGCAGGATCGGCTGTCCAAGTCGATCGAGCAGCAGCAGTCTGAGCGGCGGGCGTATAACACGCAGCTGGCCAAGTCGCTGAAATTCATGGCTCAGCGCAATCTTCAGCAGGAAGAGCTGATCAAGTCGCTGACGCAGCGGCTCGAGCGGGTCGAAAACACGCCGATGCCTCGTGCGGGAGCGTCTGGCGCTCAGGCGATGCAGAAATCGATGGACGGCGAGGTCGGAGCCGGGCAGCAGCTCGATTACGATGTCATCGGCGACACGCTCGTCGACATGTCCATGCGCATGGACAAGGCTCCGTGCGGTGAGGATCTTCGCCGAGCGATGGCCGATTTCGAAACGTCGGGCAACCTGTCCAAGTCGCTGTATCGCGACGTGGTGAAGTACCGCCAGGAGAACCAGTAACGGCCCTGAAGGGTCGTCGAGGAACGCGCTGAAAGCGCATTGATAGAGACGCGCTGAAAGCGCAGAACAAGGAGATCCAGCATGAACGAAACGGCATTCGTAAGCTGGCGCGACTACGAGGGCCTCGACGGATTCGGGGCACGCGGTCAGCAAGACCTTCACGACCTGCGCAAGGCCTTGACGGCAGGTCAGGACGTGGCCAATCCGGGCGTAAGCGCCGGAGAGGGTTTCCCACTCCGGATCGAGTCGCTCGAGCGCACCCTGAAGGTAGTCACCTACCGGATGGACGATGTTCGCCTGTGGCGCAACATCACGCGCTTGCCTGCGTTCAACACGGTCGAAGAGTACAACCGTCTGCGGGAGTACGGTTCGGCGCGTGGTACGGCGTTCATCGACGAAGGTGATCTGCCGGCCAGCGAGGACTCGACCTACAGCCGTGAGTTCACGGTCATCAAGTACGTGGGAACTACGCGGTCGGTGACTCACGTCATGAGCTTGGTCCGACCCGCGCACGGTCCGGTCATCGCTCAGGAGACCGTCAACGGAACGGCCTGGTTGCTCCGCGAGATCGAGTCCGCGCTGTTCTTCGGCGATTCGACGTTGGTCGCCGAGCAGTGGGATGGGCTGTACAAGCTCATCACAGATGGTGCTCCGTCGGCCAACATCATCGACCTTCGGGGCCTCCCGCTGGATGAAGACAAGCTCAACGATGGCGCGCTGACCGTCAAGACCACGCCCAACTTCGGGCGCCCCACGGACCTGTACTGCGCCGATGGTGCGTACAGCGACCTGGCGAAGTCCTTCTATCCGGCCGAGCGGTACAACATCCCGACCGGTGGCTGGCAGGACGGGATGGTCGGTCTGTCGATCCGTGGCTTCCACAGCATGGTCGGGCCGATCCTTTTCAATCCGGACGTGTTCATCGAGTTCGGTGGTCCCAAGCCGAGCGCGGCGATTGGTCCCGCTGCGACCAGGCCGGGAACGCCCACCGAAGACGTGGCACCTGCAGCCGCGGGCACGGGCTCTCAGTTCGATGCCAGCGATGCCGGTGACTACAACTACGCAGTCGTGGCGGTCAACCGCTACGGCAAGAGTGCAGCTCTGGCGCTGACCGGTCCGGTGACCGTGGCCGCGGGCGAGAATGTGACATTCTCGATCGGCGACGGTTCGCCAGTCGCGACAGCCTACGAGGTCTATCGCAGCACCAAGGATGGCGCCGCGGCGACCGAGCGCCTGATGGAGACGGTGGCCTGGACCGCAGACCCGACCGTCATCACGGATGATAACTCGGATCTTCCGGGCACGTCCAAGGCGTTCCTCATCCAGCAGAACGTGGAGTTCTTCAGCTTCAAACAGTTGGCTCCGTTCGTGAAGATCCCGCTCGCGACGATCGACACGAGCATCCGCTGGATGCAGCTGCTGTACGGCGCTCCGTGCGTATACGCGCCTGGCAAGAGCGTCATCTACAAGAACGTTGGCCGCTCGAGCGGTTCGGTCGGTGGGGGCGGCGCTAGCTAACCCCTAACCGGTCTAGGGGCTAGACACTCCGCAGTTTAGCCCCTAGACTTCACCCTCCTACTGAGGAGGATGGAGCCGATGCAGAGAGTGCAGCATCAGACCCGCCGTGAGGGCGGGATCACTGTGGGCGATACCCGTTACGAGCTGGACTCGGAGGGAGTCGTCGAGGTCTCTGACGAGCATGCTGCGAAGCTGCTCCAGGGGGCTAAGTGGAAGCTCGAAGGCGAATGGAAGGAGTGGCAGCGGAAGGTTGTTGATACCGCGCCTCCGATCGTCGCAGGAGCTCGACGCGCCAGAACGCGCGCAGAGCTTCTAGGGCTGGCTGACGCCGAAGGTGTTGCCGGAGCTGCAGAGGCTCTGGAGAAGGAGCACGAGCCGCCAGCGGTGGCTTCTGAGCCTGATCCAGAAGAGGACGAAGAGGAAGAGGTCGTGGTCAGTATGGACAGGACCAAGGCGGAGCTGGTGGACATCGCCGAGCAGCTCGGGTTGGATGTTCGTGGCAAGACCAAGCTCCAGATCATTGAGGCGATTGAAGCCTCGCAGGAGTGACCGATGCAGGGCAGGGAAACACATCGCGAAGGCGAAGCTCTCAAAGGTGTCAAGGCTCAAGCTGGTGAGAAGTTCGTCAGCTTCAAGCACACGTTGGCGGCAGACCCCGAAGCGATCACGTTCGCAGAGCATGATCTGCCGAACATGAAGGACGCGGACTACCGCGTTTTCTTGACCGGCGAGTTCGCGACAGCTCAGGGCTTGACGGCCACGGGGACGTATGTCGACGAATCGACGATCACGCCGGAGGGCTTCTCGATCGTGGGCGGCACGGGTGCGGAAGTCGCGCACATCTTGGTGCACGGGAACGTCGACGAGTAATCGGTGGGGGCCGCTAACGTATACCTCCGTGGTGGTCAGCCGGCCACCATGCAGGAGTCGGTCGCCGCTGCCACGCCTGAGCAGTGGCATTGGCGGGGTGTGCTCAAGGATGCGCAAGGCGGCGCGGCCTACGGGACGGCCAATTGGTTCCGATTCGAAAACACGGGCGGCGGCGCCGGCGACGATATCCTGCTGAGCTTCTGTGAAGCGGATTTGTTGGGTGGTATCGGAGTCACGCTGGCCGCTGGTGAGGTTTTCGAGGGGCCGTTGGAGATTGCTCGGTTCTGGACTGTTTCCACGCTCGGTTCGACGTTCACGGCCTTAGCGGCGATAAGGAGAGGCGGCTGATGTCAGCGAACGTCTACGCCCGCGGAGGTATCCCGGCATTCGTGGCCGGAACGACGGTCAACCCAGCGGCCACACAGCAGTGGCACTGGCGGAATTCCCCGCTGCCGGATGGACCGGCCAGCGGGTACGGGACAGCGAATTGGCTCCGTTTCGAAAACACGGGAACGGGGCCGATCGTGTTGTCTTTCTCAGAGGAGGATGCAGACAACGGTATCGGAATCACGGTAGCAGCATCCGCTGTGGTCGAGATGCCGGTGGAGATAGCGAGATTCTTCACCAGGTCGGCGGCGGCTCAGACCTTCGTCGCACTGGTGGCCTTGAGACGTGGCGGCTAAATGTCGGGGTACCGGCGAGGTAAGCCGATGGCTGCATATACCAGCGGGGGGTTACTAGATGGCGACTTCCCGGCGACGCGTTCCACCGGAATCGTTCCGGGCCTACTGCTTCAACACAGACGCGGTGGGCGATGTTGTGTACATCATGGGACCGAAAGTAGGGCAGCTCTACCAGGTCACAGGGGCGGATATCGATGATATCTCTAAGATGCCTGCCATCGGAGTGCTCACCCAGAAGTCCGCAGCGACTGAGTGTCTGGTCCAGACTTCTGGGCTTCTAGTCGGACTGTTCTCTGGCCTCACGCCAGGCCGTCCGCTCTTTATCGGAACAGATTCACGCCCCACGCACACGGTGCCGGCCCCATTGGTGGGGCGGCGCTGGCAGCAGGGGATTGGTACGGCGCTGAGCGCCACGGACATTTTGATCAACATTGTGATCCCGATAGGGATCCGACCATGAGGTGACACGATGGGTAAGCGGAGACCCCAGTGCACAGTGAAGGGCTGCCGGAAGCTGCAGATGCCGGACAGCGATTTTTGCAAGCTTCATCAGGAGCAGGCAGCGGCCAAGGGCGGAAACGGCCAGGCGGCCGTGGAGTCGACCGTGATGATGGTCGATGAGATGAAGCGGCTGAAGCTGGTCGCTGTCGATCTTGAAATCCAAAACTTGCGACAAGCGGCTGAGTTGATCGATCATGAACAACGTCAGTCAGATTACGAATACGAGCAGCTGAAGCGGAAGCGGAGTCAGCGCAAGCTGCAGACTCTGGACCGCCAGCGAAAGAAGGAGCGCGAGTTGACGGCGCTGCTGCAAGAGATCGCTACGGAATTCAAGCTCGATATCGATCAGATGGCTGTCGATGAAACAACAGGGGTGGTCCGTGATTTGGGGGTGGTCACTGAAGCGAACAGTGGGAACTAGTCGAAACGACTCAACATAGGGAGGAAACGTCATGGCAATCAAAGTTCCGCAAATTCGAAACACTGACAGTGGTACCGGTTGGCCCGAGGATCTAGACATTGCCAATGACGGCATGGATCTCGGCAACGCAGCTCAAATCAGCGGTGATCTGACCTTCGACAGCGGGGGCGAGCCTCGCGGGCTGCCGACAACTCCGGGCGCGTCAGATGCAGGCGCCTCGAAGGCCTATGTGGACTCTGTGGCGGTCCAATCGCGATCCTGGAAGGAAATCCTGCTCGTGGCCGAGCAGCTCCTTGACGGGGCTTCTGGGGGCGTCCTGCAGGCGATTCTGATCGCCTTCGATTCCCAGCCGACGGCCAACGACACCTTCATCATCACGGACGGTACGACCACGGAGACCTTCACGTTCAAGGCCAGCGAGTCTGCGGCGTTCGACGTGGCGATCGGAGCGACGGCCGCGGACACGCTGGCCAACCTCATCCAGGCGATCAATGACGACAGCACGCTTTGGAGCGGTGTCGACACGACCGGGCTGGATGACTACTTCGCTAGCGCGTACGCGAATCAGGGCGTCATCTACCGCACGGCGGTCAGCAGCAATGACGATCGCGTGTACGGCTCGAGCACGACGGCCACGCAGATCAAGGTGGTCGAGTTCGTGACGGGCGGGATCGACGACTACTCGAGCGGAGCTGGCACGGAAGGCAATCTGCCAGCGGCCGATCCATCTGCGAAGCGATTCGGTTTCGCGCGAACGTTCGCGAACCTGGTCACAGTCGAGACGCACCCGATCGCCGAGGACATTTCGACCTGGACGTGGGATGAGGATGACAACCTGTGGCGCCAGACTGACAGCAGCGCGATTACGGCTGGTGCTGGTCTGGATCGGTCGGGTTCCACGATATCGGTCGATCTGGACACCACAGCGGCCGAGACGGGTGCGGGGACGGGTGGTGGTTCGTCGGGTCTCGAGTTCGACACGTCGGGCAACAGCGGCGAGCTGCGTGCTGCTGTGTCGGCTACCGGGGCTATCGGCCGACAAGCCGACGGTTTGGGGATCCGGCTGCCGTCGTCCAACCCCGGATTGCAGATCTCCGGCAACGAGCTGGATGCCAAGTTGGACGGGACGCGCGGTCTGGCCAAGGATGCTTCCGGCCAGTACATCAAGATCGACAACTCGTCGATCACGTTCGACGGTTCCGGAAACCTCCAAGCATCTGGGGCTACCGAGGCGCAGCGCATCGAAAACGAGATGGAGGTCAATGCGGCGGTCGTGGTGGCTGATGCTGTCGAGTGGGACGGCGCCAACGATCGTGTCGAGCCTTGCGATGCCGATACGGTCGGGGAAGCTCGAGTGGTGGGTATCGCGACTTCGGCGCAGCCGACTCCGGGCAGCGACTGCACGGTGGTTTCGTTGGGTGTGGCTGCGAGCGTCATCAGTGGTGCGACCGTGGGCGATCCCTACTTCCTCCAGACGGGTGGTGGAATCGGGCCTGGCCTTCCCACGGGCTCGAGCGGAGATTTCCGCCGTGTCGTTCGCGTTGGTTATGCCAAGAACGCGACCGATTTGTGGGTGGAGATCCAAGACTTTGGTCGACGGCGCATTCCGTAGGTGATTGGTGCCATCGACGCCAGATAGCTTTACGTCCTTCATTCTGACCAGGGATGACTCCGGTCAGCCTTGGGATGATCCGATCGATCCGGAAACGGATGCGCCGCGGGTTCCGGCTGTCTTCTTGGATGAGGACGGCGACGGTTCGAAGGACTTGGCTATCTGGCCCGATGGTAACGATCTCCGATTCCGCGATGTAGCGAATCCCGGTTCGGGTGGCACGGGGTACACACTCAGCGAGCTTATCGGAGGTGCCGCCGTTGATTCGGGGTGGCGGCGGCACTTCCTATTGATGGGGGCGTAGATGGCTGAAGCGTTCGACGTAGCACAGGCAGCTATTGCGGCTGCGGACACAGAGCAGAGTCTCTATGTGGTGCCTGCTTCGACAGAAGCTATCGTGTCGACGGTCGTGATCTGCAACCGAAGCTCATCAAAGGTCACCTATCGGTGGGCCGTTGTTCCCAGCGGTGGCGCTGCTGCGGACGCGAATTGGCAGGAGTACGATACCGAGCTGCTTGGTAACCAGTCCGACTTCAGGACGTTGGGAGTTAGTCTACCGACTGGGGCGGAAATCAGGATTCGGGCTGATTCGACCAGTGTCAGCTTCAGTGCTTATTACGTTGAGGTGACGTGATGAGCGCCACCAGGTCGATTCAAGCGACGACGCTTCGAGATAAGACAACGCCCGATAACGCGGCTGCTGTCGACAGCAACGGCCGTGTGGCCCAGCAGGATTTTCCGGGGCTCGGTGAGGTTCAGGACACGCCGACAGCCAACACGCTGTTGGGGCGGCTCAAGGATAACTACACCGAGCTGACTTCGATTGATTCGTGGCTTGAGCTGATCGATACCACGCTGGATGCGATCAACCTGACGACAGGGATCAAGAAAATCGTTGATGCGCTGCCCACGGGTGCGAATTGGATCGGCAAGATCTTGGTTGGCGATGGGACGAACACCGTCGATGTGCCTGCTGATGGCGAATCGCTGGCATCAGGGCGGGGTTTCGCCATACTCGGGAAGGATGCTGAAGACTACGGGCGGTTTTTGCTCGCTGAAGAGAATGGGACACTTCGCGTAGCCTCGCAGCCTCCATCTCCGCCTCCAGGGACAACAGAGTTTGTTCTTTCGCAGAGCGACACAGTGCTTGAAATCGGTTTAGCCGATAGTCCGCATGATACGGAGTCAGCCGTTATCGGCAACGGGGTGGATCTGTACCTACAGTCGTTTTCTTCAGGAGCCGCTGGTGATCCATCCGAAAGGGGATCGCGCGTGGACATCGTGTGGACCGCTTCCTCTGTTGAGCATGTGGTCGCTCGGCTGTACATTGCCGGGCAGTCGGTTGAGCGGACACTTTCGGATGTGAACAAGGCGCGCGACGGGACGACAATGACGGGCAACGGGACGGATACGAAGTTGATCATTCGCCGTTATCGGTTGTCGAATGCGGACCAAGAGGTCGACGCCGAAGTTCGCGGGTACACACAGTAGGAGCGAAACGATGCCGGTCACGGTGGAAGGGACAGTCAATCTCGCGGTCCAGCTCGGCGCCGGCGAGGTGCGGCAGCATCCGGATCCTCTGAAGGTCAACGTTCTACCGTTCAAGTACGATATCGGTGGGCTGCGGGGGACCTACGCAGGAGTGTTGGGGCAGTCGTGCACCGACGATGACACGACGTACCTCTATCTCGATGACGAGGGCACGCTTCAGGTCAACACCACAGGGTTTCCGACCGGGGTGATTTATCTTCCACTGGCTCGAGTGGTTTGTGCGAATGGTGAAATCGCCCAAATCTATGAAGAGCGGATCCTTCTGGCGGCGACGCCGGCCGCAGTGGGGACGTGCGTTATCACGCTGCCCGTCGATGGGGATGTGCGCGGCGGAGATACATCGGCCAGCTCAAACAACGACTGGGCCGCTGTGAAGTACGAGCAGTCCGGGACAGGGGAGGCGCGGAATCGTCTCGTGCGGAAGTGTCCGCGAAACTACGTCGATGACGATGTTACCGTCCGCGTGGTTTATTCGCTGGCTTCGTCTGCTGTGGCCGGACAGAAGTCGCGGTGGGAGATCCAGCATCAGTGGGCGGATTTGGCCGATGCTCTCGGTACGATGGCGACGATCGGCGTAACGCACACGCACACGGGCGAAGCTGCGGACACGCTGTACAGCATCGATTTGACGATCCCCGAGGCCAACGTCGGGATGGATAAGGAGTTCATGGCGTTCCAGATCAACCGTGACAATAACCACGCTGATGATACGTTGGCCCAAGATATCTATGTCCATAATCTCGAAATTCGTTACAACGGCCGCTTGTTGGCTGGACAGGCTGGTCAATAGGATCGGCTGCAACAGGAGACGACAGATGAGTAAGCAGATCGACGTTTTGAAGGCCAAAACCGAACAGCTCGCGTTTCTCACGAGCGAAAACTGTTGCATCGATCCGGAGCTGCGGAGCGGTCAGAGCTTCGTGCTCGGCCAGCAGGTCAAGGTGACGGTCAAGTCCGACACGGACAAGTACGGCCTGGTCACGCTGCACAGCGACTACCAGGACGGCACTGACAACGATGACATCCGCATGCGGCTCAGCGGCCGTCAGCGTTTCGATCAGTCGGATTCCTTCGACGCCTATCTTGATGACGCGGGCGTCGAGCAGAGCAAGACCAAGGCTCAGTTGGAGGCAGACAATCTGCTTGGGGAGTTTCTCGATGAGCTGAACAGCACGCACACAGGCGTGGTCTGTTGCGCTCCACACGGCGGCGTGATCGAAAACTACACCGATGAGCAGGCCGAGAGGATGCACGATCGGTTGGTCAACTATCACGGCTCCAAGCCGTCTAGCTGTTGGCGCTGCTGTGGTTGGCAGGACGAGATCGGGGCGTTCGACGCGTGGCACATCACGAGCACGGACATCTCGCGGGACAGCTTTCCGAAGCTAGACAGCATCGGCGATCGGGGCTTCGAATATGCCGTGTCGTTCCACGGCTGGAGCAACGACGGCATTCTGATTGGCGGCAACGCACCGGCCGACCTGAAATGCACGCTGCGCAAGGCGATCGAAGACGCCTGTGAGGGCAATGTGGAAGTCGCTATCACCACGAGCGGTGACTACAGCGGCACCGATCCGGACAACTTCGTCAACTGGCTGACGAGCGGTGGTTCGGGGGGCATCCAGATCGAACAGTCGTATTACGCGCGGCAGAATTACGGTCAGGACATCGCGGATGCCGTCGCGGCCGTGTTTGCGGATCTGCTATAAGAGAGCATGTCCTTCTATGCTCCGGGTGAAACGGTCCCTTTGACCCTGCAACTTGACGACGGGGCGGAGACCTTTTACCCGCGAGCATTTGTCTACCGCGGCTCTACCCAGGAAACAGCGATTTCGTTGGCCCATGTCGCTCGGGGGCATTACCGGGGGGTGTGGGCGCCGGCGACGGATGAGGACTACACGGTGGTCTTCATCGTCTACGTGGACGCGGCTCGCACCGTCGAGGCTGTGGAGTATTCTCGCGAGTCGGAAGGCTGGCGGCCGGTTCCGGCTGTCAGTCCTCCGATCGCAGATGCGGTTTGGGATGAGCTGTTGTCCGGCCATCTGACGGCGGGCAGTACTGGCGAGGCGCTGCAGCGGACGTACCTCATCGAGGCCATTTTACGGAATCGGCTCGAGTTGGAGGAGGGGGATACCAACAACTGGGTGCTCCGTGACGAAAATGACAACATCTTGCTGCGGTGGTCGGTCACGGATAAGGACGGCGACGGGATCCTGATGGACAAGTTCATTCCAGCTCGACGGACGCGCGGTGTATGAGCGGAATCACCACACGGGGCTGGGGTGTCCGCGCGGGCTTGATTACCACGCTGGGCTGGGGCGGCAGTGCTGGGGCGCCGGCGCAGCAGCCGTACCTTCCGCCTCCTGAGATTGTCGAGTCGCTCGAGCTGCGGCCGGAGATCATCTCTGAACGGGACGAAGATTTGCCGTCTCTGGACGCGCTGCAGCTCCGTCCGGAGCTTGGCGGCTGTCGAGATGAATTGGTGCCGGAAGTTTCCGCAGACGAGCTAGTACCTCAACTGGCTTCGTCTGAGGACGCTTTGCGGCCGGGGACTGCGGCGAAGGAGCTGCGGCCGGAGCTTGTTGCGGAAGAGGACAGCCCGGTTCCGCAGACGAGTGCAAAGGAATTGGTGCCGGCTGCGGAGTCCGATCGTTCCGATCTGGCGCCGCGGATGGTAAGTTCTGGGGAGTTGGTGCCCGAGACCGACACGGGAGATGACTGATGGCCACAGTGATCAAGCTCAAAATCGCGGTCGATGAGCTCGACAACGTTCTCAAAAGCTTCAATAGAATCAAGGTCTATCGAAGCACGACGGGCATCAATGGGACGTACACGGAGCTGACGACGGTTGCAACGCGGATCGTTCTCACGTCGGGTGTCGAGCTGTACGAGTTCGACGATACCGCTGGGGAAATCACCTATTATTATAAGACTTCTTACTACGACGCGGATTCCGGGCTCGAGTCGAACCTATCCGATCCGCGGCTCGGTGATGATCCATCGCTGGGCAACATCCTGACGATCAGCGAGCTGAAGCAGGTCTTTCTGTTTGGGCTGGACCTGACGGATGATGCCGGCAATCCGTTTCCTGATGCGATGTTCGAGTGGGGGATCCGGTCGGCTATCGCATGGCTCGAGCGGCGGCTGGACATTCTGATCCGCCCGACGGTGTTCACCGATGAGCGTTACGACTACTACCGGGGCGATTATCTGACCTGGACGATTATCAATCTGCGAGAAAGTCCAGTGATCTCGGTCGAGGCGGTCAAGGTGATGTGGCCGAGTAACACGGCCGTGATCGAGTTTCCGGCCGATTGGATCCAGCTGCGGCCGGACGCGGGGCAAGTCAACATCGTGCCGTCCAGCGGGACGCTTTCGCAGGTGCTGCTGACCGCGGGGGGTTCGTTCCTTTCGCTCGTTGCCAGCGGGCGCGATTTTGTCCCCAACATCCTGTCAGTGGATTTCACGGCCGGCTTTGCGGAGGGGCAGGTTCCGCAGGATATTCGCGATGCGATCGGCAAGCTGGCTGCGTTTGCTCCGCTCAATGTCGCCGGCGACCTGATCGTGGGTGCAGGCATCGCATCGACGAGTATCGGCATCGACGGGCTGAGCCAGTCGATCAACACGACCAGTTCGGCGACCAACGCCGGTTATGGGGCGAGGCTGACGCAGTACGAAAAAGAGCTGAAGATGGTCATGCCTGTACTCGAGAAGTATTACAAGGGCCTACGGTTAACGGCGTTGTAGGAGAGGCGAGGCGATGACTCTGACACCCAGGATCATCACGGGGCTGCCCAGCGGTATCAAGCCGCGGCCTCGTGCGGATTTCCGTCCGACCGAGTTTGACAAGGCGATTGCGACCAAGGGCTACCGGGTGTATTGGAGCCGCGCGGCGGTCTGCCCCTGCCGGAACAACGAGCAGACCGATCAGCCGGATCCGACGTGCTCGCTGTGTCGGGGCTACGGGTATCTGTATTTCCTACCTGATCCCGCGCTGTCCGCGTCTTCGCAGGATGCGGAAGGCAATCCGATCATCCTCAACGAGGCACAGGACGGGGTGCTCATCTGGGTGCTGATGACGCAGCTCACCCAGGACGTGCAGGTGTTCGAGAAGTTCGGTGAGTGGGTGTTCGGGATGGCCCGATGTTCCGCCCAGCCTCAAAATCGGCTTGGGTATCGCGATCGGCTTGTGGCCGTTGATTCGGAAATGGTGTGGGCTCAGCTGATCGAAGCGGACGGCACGAACCAGATCCAGGTGGTCGGAGCCTACAAAGGCGGGGGGCCGATCAGCAAAGGCCTCCGATATGGGCTGTTGGTGGTCAATCTGCTCCGCAGTGCGTCCACAACCTACCAGCAGGGGGTCGACTTCACGCTGTCAGAAGTGGGCGGAATTAACTGGATGGCGACTCCTCCCGACGAAGGGACACTGCTGACAGTGCACGGCTACATCCATCCGCAGTGGGTGGTGATGGACCACGTGCACTCGGTCCGGGATACCGTCATCGCGGGCTCGACGCCATCCGTCCACACGCAAGAATTCCGCAAGCTGCCCGTCCAGGTGGTCGCAACGCTCGACTTCCTTGCAGACGCTTGATAGATTGCGGACGTTCATATGATCACGGTCGACTTTCAGGCGCTTATTCCGCAATCACTCCTAGCCCTGATTGGCGGTAATGCCTTCCTTCAGCAAGTCCTGGATGATATTGCGTCTTCTGCTCGAGCAAAGTGGATTCGGTTGGCTCAGCAGAGCTTGCGGAGCAGCAAGCGGGACTATATCGAGGGGATACAGGACATCGAGGGTGCGGGTGCGGAACGGTCGATCGCGCTGGTTGGGTGGTTAGCCAACGCTGTTGAGTCCGGGATGCCGTCGAGGGACTTGCGGACGACGCTGCTGCAGAACACCCGATCGGGAACGCGGGGAGGTGTCCGGATCTCCAAGGATGGCTCGCGGTACCGTTCGATCCCGTTTCGACATGGTACGCCAGGCTCGAGCGGGCAGGCTGGACAGCCGATGGGCCGGCGCTACGGTCCGCAAGGTGCCGCTAGCTTCGCGCATGCTGCGGAAGGCTCGATGGACAAAGGCCAGGCCGCGCAGCTCGGGAAGCGGATTTATTCGCTGGCCAAGCAGCTCCGGCCGGGTCAACGGTTGGCGGCCGGGCACGCTCCGCGGTTGGCGCCGTGGCATCAGACGGATGTGTTCGCGGGGATGCAGCGGACGCGGAAGACCTACGGCCGGTCCACGCAGTCGCATTACTCGACTTTCCGCACGATCAGCGAGGCCAATCCAACAGGCTGGATTCACCCAGGGATTCAAGGGCGCCATTTGATCCCACAGGTTGAGGAGCACGTCCGGAAGATCATTCCGGCGACGATCGGGGCCGCAATCAAGGCGGCATTGGGGGATCTCTGATGTCGATGGCCGAGCGCCGAATTTACGAGGTGATCGAGGACGGCTTGCAGGTCTTCAAAGACGATCCGGCTGCGCTCGAGCTGTGGGCTTTGGAGTCGCTCGAGCTCGATGCTACGGAAGCGGCCAAGCTCCGGTTGTATTTCGCTGGAGGGACAAACGCGGACGGTGACACGATCGAGGCGAGGCCTCCAATCTTGGTCCACGGCTACCCCAGAGTAGACGGGCCGTTTCCATGCTGGGCTATGACGCTGGGTGCGGAAGCGATTGAGCAGGATTACCTGGGTAAAGACGCGCCGTTTCTCGATTCGGACGGTGAGAAGTACTACGACAGCCGGTCCGGGGAGGTCGTCGATCCGAAGGCTCGAAGACTGCAGTATCGGTACGAACTCCTGGTAATCACAGACCATCCCGACATCACGGTGTACTACTACCACCTTCTGAAGCTGATCCTGATGGCCAATCAGAGCACGCTGGAGGAGAAGGATGTCGAGGACATGGGCTTTTCTGGGGCCGATGTTGCTCCAGACCCACGGTATTTGCCACCCGACGTGTTCACGCGGGTGCTGTCGATAACCGTTTCCGGGGATGAGGTTTGGTGCGAGAATCTCCGGGAAACGTACGCGAACCGGGTTTCCGGAATCGCGCTTGATGACACCGGCGAAGGGGTCACTGCTGGCGATGAAGATGCTGCTGTCACGGCCAAGATGACCGTTTCGATCGAGGGGAGCTGACATGGCGAAGCCAAAGACGCGCAGGCCACCCAAGAAATCGCCCGATAATGGGGTTGTCACGTCCGCGGAGCCGCTCGAGAGCGCTTCGGAGGCCGAAGTCTCCCCAGAAGAGGGCTCGAAGGAAAAAACCGCAGAGGAGAAGCCAGCGGCTCTTCCAGAGGGCGACATCCGGGTCATTTGCCAGGATGAGGGCGCGGTTATCTCGGACGCGGACGGTAAGCCGGTCGGGAAGTTCCCGCAGAAGCTGCCGCGGCCAAAGAAGCCGACGTTGTACTGGGTGGACGGACCGCAATGTAAGCGGCGCCAGTTGGTGCTTCGTGCGGACTCGCCATCCGAGCTGGAGGTGGCGTTGCGGCGGGTGTCGTTGCGGACAATGCCTGCACCGGTCGCCAAGGAAGCCAAAGCTGCTGCCAAAAAGCATGCGGACGCGATCGAGAAGGCTATCGCTGCTGCGGAAGCGAACCGAGGCAAGCCGGGGTTCCGCAAGCCGCCAAAGCAGGAAGTTCCCGATATCAAGATCACAGCCCGACAGTACGTGCGTTCTCGCGGATTCCGCTGGGAGCAGTGTGCGGGCTTTCTGCACGACATGAAGGTTCAGCACGGAGCTGGAGCAAAGAAAACCCGCCCCGAGTGGCTGCAGCTCTGGGAGGCTTTCAAAACCAGGCCGGTCAAGTAAGGAGAGCATCCAATGGCGCCAACCTCGATATTTTTCAATGGAAGGCTCATCTCGGTTCCGGGCTCGTACACCGAAGTCGATGCCAGCGGGCTCGAAGTCGTCGGCCTGGGTGCTTCCGGAATCGTAGCCCTGTTGGGTACGAGCTACGGAGGCAAACCGTACAGCGCGGTCGACGTGAGCGACGCGAAGGGCAACAGCCAGGTCGCGACGAGTCCACGGCAGCCGTTCAACTTCTTCCGAGAGGGCGATCTGCGCGAAGCCGCTCCGCTGTGCTTCGGCCCGAGTCTCGATCCGGACATCACGGGCGGCGCTCAGGAAATCGTTTTCGTCAAGATCAACGACGCCACGCAAAGTTCGGCGACGTTCGATAACGTCGACGGGGCGGCTCTGGTTCTCACATCGGAGGACTGGGGCTACTTCACGACGCAGATCAACGTGGAGATCGCCGCTGGCACGAGCCAAGGCAAGCTCATCACGATCGTCTTCGAGGACCTGGAAGAGGAATTCGACGACGTGGGTGGAGATACCATCTTCACGCTGCAGTACCTGGCGACAACGCCGGCCGATGGCTTCACGACCATCACGTGCACGATCGACTCGGCGCGGTTGGATGCGGACTTCACGCGCACCCAGACGGGCCTTGACGGCGAGGTCTCCAATCAGGTCACAGCCGGTCAAGCGATCGAGCTGCTGTCCAGCTCCGGATCGGACACGGCCGTGCAGGTGCGGCTGTACGGTACGGACGCAAGCAACCAGGCTCAGGTAGCGACCTACACGTTGACCGGGGTGACCGTGGTCACGACCACCGAGACGTGGAACAGCTTCCATGGTGCGGAAGTCGTGGTGGGGACGCTGGTCGGTACCTGCACGATCCAGAACGTGTCAGCGGCTTCGACCATCGCGACCATCGCGCCGGCCGGTACTGAAGCGGCGGTGGAGTTCACCAGCGATACGCCGGTCAGCGGTTCCGTAATCACGGTGGTTGCGGACGCTGCGGATACGTCGCGGATCACGATCACTGGGCTCAGCTCGACCGGGACATTCCAGACCGAGATGCTGCAGCTCAACGGGACAACTCCCGTGCCGGGCACGGCGCTTTGGTCTCGAATAGATGGGCTGGCGCTCGGAGAGCTGGCGGCTGCTCGAACGGTGACGGTCAGTGGCGTGGCGATCGACCTGCCCTACACCAGTTATCCGACCATCCAAAAGATGGCCGACAAGCTCAACAGCACGTTGGGCTTCACGATGACTGTGAGCGTGTCCAATCCGTCGACGCATCCGAGCGACGAGCTGGATCACTTTACGGCGGTCGATATCAAGTCGGCGGCTATCCTGACGGTAACCGCGGACCTGAAGGCGATCGTGGACAAGCTCAATGCCGAGTCCGAGCTGGTTACGGCCGCGTTCGGTTCGGTGGCCAGCGGGCCGCCCGACAACACGACGGCCGCGGTGTTCCTCGCAGGCGGTCACGAGGGCGATTCGACGCCGGGCAGCGAGGGTGTCCCGTACACCGAAGCTGCGGACTGGCAGGCAGGCTTCGACCTGCTCAACAAGATCCGCGTCAATACCGTGGTTCCGTTGACGGGTGATCCAGCCGTGCACGCGATGGCGCTGGCACATTGTCAGTACAACGCTGGGTACGGCCGGAGCGAGCGCGATTGCTTCGTCGGGCTGCGCGGAGTGGTGGATACGACCGACGTTCCGACCAAGACCGAAGCCAAAAGCGCGATCACGTCGCTCAACAGCCGTCACATCCGGGCGTGTGCTCAGACGGTCGAGCGCTACAACACGTCCGGGGACCTGGAAGAGTTCCAAGCTCCATTCCAGGCGGTCATCGGCGCGGGGATGCAAGCCGGGTCTCCAGTCGGGACCAGCCTGACGCACAAGGTCGCCAACGTCGTCAAGATCCGCCAGGACAGCTCGTGGAATCCGTCCGACGATGCGGAAGAGATGATCAAGGCGGGCCTCTGGTTCATGGAGGTCGTTGACGAGACGGGAGTTCGTCGCGTCAAGCGCAACGTCACAACGCATTTGTCGACGAGCAACATCGCTTACACCGAGGGTTCGGTAAACGAGGCGGTCAACTACTCCGTCTACAACTTCCGGACCACGATGGAGGCCTTCGTTGGCAAGAGCGGCTTCGCTGGGACGGTCAACGCGGCCAAGGGCAAAGCGGTCAACGTGCTGGGCTTGCTCATCGGTGTGTCTCTGACCGCGTGGAGGTCGCTGGACATCCAGCTGATCCTCGACGTGCTGGAGATTGCTGTCGAGATCAGCCCAGTGATTCCGATCAACTTCGTGCAGAGCACGATTCACCTGGTCGCCATCCCGCAGAGCGCGGCAGCGGCATAAACCGGGCCAGCGGGTCCGCATAGGAGCGAACGATGCCAGGAGAGAAAGGCCGAGTATTCACCGGCGCGCGTGCCCGCTTCTCGATCGAAGGGAGCCGAGTGGGCTTCGCCACCAACTGTGCCGGGTCTGAGGAGATCCAATACGATCCGGTCGAGGTGCTCGATAACATCGAGGTCGACGAGTTCGTACCGGTCGCATATCGCGTCACCTTCACCAGCTCGCAGATCCGCGTGGTCGGTGAGACGATCAAGAGCCAAGGGTTCTTCCCCACGGCGGGAACCACGACCGAAGAGCACTTGCAGAATATCTTGCTGCAGGGCGACCTAGTGGCCACCATCGAGGACACCAAAACGCAGAAATTGGTGATGACGCTCGAGCAGATGAAGGTTGCGAGCCGCAACTTCACGATCAACGCGCGGGGCATCGTCGGTAAGGATGTGACCTACGTTGCCGTGCGGATGAAGGATGAGAGCGAAGTTTCCTAACCTCGTAGGAGGTGATTGACGCTGTAGGCGCTGGCGCATAGGGCGTCCGCCGTTCAGCGGAGGCTCCTAGCCAGGAGCTGAACATGTCGACCGACACGGCCGCCATTCCTGAGCTGCCGCGTGCTTCCGAGGCCGCGGCCAAGCTCGAGGGCAAATCGCCCGACGAATCTATCCCGAACGACAACCCAAAGGACCGGAAGGAATACACCTTCCAGTTCGATTGGACCGATGCGCGCGGACATCGCTGGCTCGGGGAGTTCACGAACCGGATCTTGTCCATCCGAGAGCGTCAGCGTCAGAAGGTGCTGAAGGCTCAGATGAGCGGCAATGTTCCGGTGCAGGCGTTGGACGCCGATGCTTGGACGCTCAATGAGATGATCAGTCACATGACCATCTCGCTGATCAAACGGCCGGACTGGGCGAAGCATCTAGATGACTTACTCGATGAGGTGCTGATCGAGCAGCTGTATGAGGAGGTAGCCTCGCACGAGGCGACCTTTCATCGACGGGGAGAGGATTCGGGCAAGGGCGAGAAGGCTCCATAAAGCACCACACGGCTCGCTGCGCCTTTGGCACATGAGCCGATACAAGCCCTATGGCCAGGTCCCGTTCGAAGACAGGACGCTGGGAGGGCTGTTAGAGGAGTACTATTTTGCGATTGCTCTGGAGGTCGAAAATCTTCGGGGGCAGTCAGGAGAGCTGGATGCGGATGACTTGGATCGTCTCGGGCGCTTGGAGGAAGAGCTACGGCCGAAGGTCGGGGAGCGAAGCTCGTTGCGCGGACTGTCCGAGCACCAATCACTCGAAGTGTGGAATACGCCGCACTACACGGGCGATCCGCTCACCGATTACTGGGAGTACCGAATCAGCCATGACCTGCTCGATCCAGAGGAGCTTGATTTGAAGGCGCCACCAGACCGTGGGATGTGGAATGAGCCTTGGTCGTTGATTCGGCCACAGGTCAAGCTGCTGCCGAAGCGTCGTCTGCAGGCGGCTGATTTCGTGGAGGCTGCCTAATGCCGACGACAACCACCGAGGTCGGAGTAAAAATCAGTGCGGACGATCGTGAGCTAAAGAAGCTCGCGCAGACGATTCCACAGGCCTTCGATAAGCGGTCCGTCAAAGAGTTTCAGCAGGCCAGCAAGGATGTTGAAGGCCAGCTGGCTTCGTTGGTCCGCAAGCAGGCGGAGCTGACCCGTCAACTCGAACGTGTGGACCGGGGAACGAAGGCCTACAAAGATCTGAACAAGGAGCTGCGCGGTGTCCGCCGAGAAGCGGACATGGTGTCGAAGTCTCTGGGGCAGATCGACAGGCTGCTGCAGCGCCAGGAGCAGCAGCAGCGGCGGGCGCGGGGTCCGGGTTTTGTCGCCGGCATGGGGCAGGGCCTGGGCGTAGCGCAGTACATCCCTACGGGGCCGCAGATGGTTCCGCGGATGGCTGGGGCCATGGTGGGCGGAGCGCTGAGACGGGGCGCTGGGGCTGCTGCAGCGCCTTTTGCGATGCCAGGGATCGGCGGAGTCGCTCAGGGTTTGTCTGGGATCCCGATCGTCGGTGGATTTCTCGGCGGCGCGTTGCAGCAGGCGGCCGGGGCTTATCAGGCGGCCGTGGGCTATGACCGGGCGGTGCTTGAGGCCTTGCCGTTTGCCGGGGCTCCGCCTACAGCTGCAGCGCAGCAGGCTGCTCGGGCGCGGCAGATTGCTCGAGCAACGGGCAAAGTTCAAGCTCAATTCGGTCCAGGGCTAACGGCGGCTAGGACGCAACGAGCGGCGGCGGTGCAGGCGGCAGCGGGTGCTGGTGGCCTTACATTTACGGGCGGGGCCGTCCCTAGCGAAGCTGCCGGTGCTCGTGAACGAATGGCTGCACAAGGCGCCGGGGGCTGGTTCCTGTCTAAGTTCATGGCGGAAACCGAGCGCGAGCAGACCAAGCGCGAAACACGTGATCGTTCTTCGGGGGCGTTGTCCGCAGCCGCTGAGCGTGTAAAAAACCTGGAAGAGCGCAAGCGCAAGGCGATGACAGCCGCTCGAGCGTCAGCCAGGGGGCTTCCACGGACGGGGCTGCCGACGCTTTCTGAGGGTGCGGAATTCGGGCTTGGTCCGCAGCAGATGATCGGGTTCTTTTCCCAGATGATGCAGGCTCGCGGAGAGGCTCGGGATGATGTTTCTCGATCGGCGTTCCGCGAAGCTATGGCGGCCAAGACGCGGTTCGGTGTATCCGCACAGTTGGCGGGAGCGTTCGGCCGGATGGGGATCGCTGGCGGTGGTGGGCAGATGGGCGGGATGGATCTGTCGACGGCGTTGCAGACTGCGGTTGCTCAGGGGCTCAAGGGCAGCCAGGTCACCGAGTTTCTTCAGGAGCTGATCAGCTTAGGCCAGCGTGCGGAAAAGATGGGGGTCAAGTTCGATGTCCGCGAGTTTACGCGGATGACGGCGGGCCTTCGCGTTGCTGGGATGCAAGGGCTGCAGGCTCAGAGGATCGCTGGAGGTCTGCAGCAGGCAGCGATGGGAGTTGGTCAGCGTGGGGTCCAGGGGCCGCTGGATGTGATCATGGCCCGAGCTGCAGGCTTTGATCCAAGTCAGGGAGCCGAAGGCTACGCTCGCGCAATGAACAAGCTCGCTGGGGGGATGTCCAGCGAGATGATGAATAACCTGCTCGGGATGATCACGCAGGGTGCCGGTGCTGGTGGTTTTGGGCCTGAGATGCAGCGGCTGATGTTCCGTCGAGCGATGGGCAAGATGGGTGTGCAGGTTGGTCCGGGACAGGCTTCGGATTTGATCGAGTCTTACAGACGGGGTGTCCGGCCGGACATCTCGGAGCTGATCGAGCGCGGAGAACGCAAGGGAGCTCGGGGACGGCTCGAGCGCGAAGCGCTGCAGCTCGTCGGTCGAGAAGCGCCAACGGCTCGTGGAGCAGCGCGGTTGGAGGCCGGACGTATTGGCCTTGGCCGGGCAGCGGCTCCGTGGGTGCAGGCCTTCGAACGGAATGCTCAACAGTCGGGGCAGATCATCAATCAGTTCGGCAAAGACCTGCAAAATCTGTCTGGTTACGTGACTCAGGCGATGTCCGCAGTCAAGCGAATCACCGAAGGCGGCTTGGAGGGGATCGTTGAGAAGATCGTTGCGAAAGTGCTGGGACTAGGAGGATAGGATGCCGCCGATTCCAGCGCTGCAGTACTTTCCGGGGCTGCCAAATAATCAGTGGGCGTTTTTGGCGCCGCATCTGCGGATCAATATGCGGTTCTATCCGCTTGCAGGCTTGGCCCCAGACGCTTTCATGCCGTTCCGGGACGGTCGGGCCAAGATCATCAGTTCGGACGCTTCAGAGACGACAGCAAGCCTCACGGCGTTCAAATGGAACAAGGTGATGGGCCAGCCCAGCGGGCACTGGGAGGCGACGGTCAAGCGGCGTGTGGAGTCTTACGGACAGCACGAGTTTCAGGAGTTCGCTGTCGATGGAGACTGGGTGGACATCGAGATCGTCCGCAATGGCCTTCCGATCCCGCTATGCCGCGGAGTCGTGGATACTGTCCGGGAGCGGACGGTATCGGCCAAGGGCGCTACGATCGAGACGTGGTATATCACGGGGCGTGATCACGGGGCGTTCTTCGAATATCCGATCACGTGGACCAATCTGTGGGTGCAGACGCTGGGCGAGCTTTCTCAGGGGCTGTTTACCGAGCGGGTCAAGGGCAAGATCGGCGGCCGTCCGGATGAGATGTTCAAGATCCTGCTGGAGGCCACGTTCGCCAGCGGCAAGGATGCGGGGCAATGGGAGCTACCGCGGGCTCTGAGCGACGTGACGGGCATCGACAAGGGCCTGTGGAAGTTGCTCAAGGTCATCACGTTCAACGCGTCACAGAGCGGCGCCGAAGGCCTCAGAGGGGCCTACTACAACGAGCCGCAGCTGTGGAGTACGGGCGGACAGACTCTCCATCAGACGCTCCATCAGTGGTGTAATCCGCTGCTTAATGAGATCTGGTACGACCTGATGCTACCCGCGGCCTATTTGCCTAAGCACGGGCTCGACGGCTTTTTGACCAGCAAGGTAATCGAGCGTGGCAAACTGCCGGCGACGGTCGACGAGCTGACGTTCACCGAGGACGGGATCGGCATCGGCCGGGACACAGGGACGACGGTCACGCAATCGTTAGCCTCGGAGGGCGACAAGTTCGCGACGATGGGAGCTTTCATCCGCGAGCGCCCATTCTTCAACACGATTGAAGGCCGCTCGGGCTCGATGTGGCCGAATCTGCCCACCTGGTATCTGCCGACGTGGATGCTCGAGCAGGCCGATCTGGGCCGGTCCGGGGCTGAGCGATACAACCTGTTCGAGCTGCTCGCCGAAGTGGGCTTTGTCGCCAGCAATGAGCAGGCAGCTCAGGCAAAGCCGGTCTGGCACAAGCAGGACATTCGGGCGCACGGGCTGCGCACGATGTCGCAGTCGACGAAGTATCTTGCCCAGTTCCGCAAGGGGATCGGCGACTGGTTCAAGACCGAGCGCGTGACCTGGCAGCAGCTGATGGTCGACTGGTACGCGTCGATGCCTTATCTCCGTTCGGGAGTGCTCAACGCCAAAACGCTGCTCCCTGAGATCCGAATCGGTCAAAAGATCGTGACCGATCCGGGCAATCCGGAAGGGCGGGAACAGCTCTATTGCGAGGGCGTGCAGATGGACTTTGAAGGCCCGACTCAAGCGGCGGGCGCGAAAGGGACAACGACGTTCACGGTCACCCATGGATTCCGCGGCGACGATGACGCCTATTATAGGGCGATCGAAGGACAGTCCGCGTTGTTTACGGAGACGTTCTGATGACTCGGCGGGCTGCCAACGTAGTTCACGCGACGGGCTATGAGACGATGCGATCGGCCGATGGGCTGGTGCTGCAGGCTGGGATCCCGAGTCGGTCGATCGCGATGCACAAGGACGTGTTCAGTGCGTCCGGATGGATTACGCGGGCTGTGGTGATCAAGACCTACTACACCGAGGAAGACAAGCGGTGCGGCTGGACGAAGGGACTGCAGCGAAACGTTTTGTGTGATGTGCGGACGTACGGCCGCTACAGCCGGCCGCTGGCGAAAGTACCCGTGCTGCAGCGCACCCAGGGACTGCACGATCGGGACATCTACATTCCGCGAGACAGCCGTCAGAACCTGGAAGGCGGCGAGCTGGTGACTGGGGGCAGCAAGAGCACGTCCGTTCCGACAGCTGCGGAAAACATGGACGGGGACCATGTGCTCATCGGCTTTTTGGACAACGATCCGAGCCAACCGGTGATCTTGCCGTTTCAGTTCAGCCATCCGAAAAGCTCGTTTCAGCCGGAGTTGGCCGACGGCCGGGTGCGGGAGATCCGCCACCAGGGGACGTTGCTCGCTTGGGATAAGGACGGCAACTTTACGATCGATGCGACGGGGGTCGCCGAAGAGATCTTGGAGGCTGGCGGTACGGAGAAAGCGGCCGTCGGTAAAGGGACGCTGACGTTCGTCAACCAGGACGCGGGCGGCGCCAAGCTGAGCGTGGTGCTGGATGCAAGCAGCTCGCCGGGTGCGGTGCTGCTCGGGTCCGATCCGGCCTCGCCGGCGACCGAGCCGTTCGTGTGCGGAAACCTGCTGAAGTCGCTGCTCGAAGACATCTTGGATACGCTTGCGTCGCACAAGCACACTGGGGTGACGACGGGAAGCGGAGTATCTGGGATCGCCGATGTCGCGGCAGATTGGACGGCGCAGAAGGGCCAGATCCCAGGGACACTATCTGACTTCATACGCGGCAAGAAGGCGCAGTAAGGAGGCAACGTGGCTGCGAGCATCATCGACATCCTTTCTGAGGAAGCCCGACAGTCCAGAACCGGCGATAAGCTGTATTACAAGTCGCTGCCTTACGCGTTTGTGATGCGAGGCAAGCCGATGTCAGGTCCGATCGGGCCATCTGGTCAAGCGGTGTTTCCGCTGCCGATGAATCCGGAATCCTTCGAATACAGCATGCCGTTTGCGGCGGAGATCACGGCGTTGCAGGAGGGCGGAGTTATCTCGGAGGAGGCCGGGATCACTATCGGTGAAATCAACCTGACTGCAACGACAGGATGGCGGCTACGGACAAACTTTGACACGACGTGGGGACCAGGTGACGGCGAATTCACGGGGCTACTGGGTGCGGAAGGGGGGTACTTCGAGGATATCTCAGGCCAGCTCGCGTTTTGGCGGCTGGCCAATCGTTGTTTCGATGCGTACTCGTCATTCAAAAAGGATCCGCAGACGGCCGCTCAGACCGTTTTGGAATTCCACAGCCTCAAAGACGATCTGCATCTGACCGTGATACCGCGCGAGTTTTCGTTACGTCGCGAAGTCGCTCGGGAGCGCGTGACCTATCGATACACAGCGAGGCTCGCGGTAGTTGGACCAGCGTCTGCGGATATCGTGGTGCTCTCGCCGGATGCGAGTTTGCTCGATGGTTTCAAGAACGCGATCAGCAAGATTCGATCGACGATTCAGAGCATCTCGGCTGCGGTTGACGATCTCACAGCAGCCATTGATGATCTGCGACGTTCGATTACCAGTATCGCGAGCATCCTGGACGACGTGGCGAGTATCGTCGACTCGTTCACCGATTTAGTAAACGGCGTGAAGGCCTTCGCTGATATTCCTCGGGCGTTTATTACGGCTACAGCCAATTTGTTGGAGTCGACAGCTGATTACGCGGTGACTGTGGGAAATTTCCCAGCGGACGTAGCTCAGTCATTCCGTACTATCTCCGATGACTGCGATCGGCTCAATGTCGCGGCGACCAATCTGTTTCGGGAGACCTATGATGAAGCAGCTCGGAAGTACGAAAAGCGGACCACGCCTCCCAGGCTGGGCGACGATCCAACGCGCGATTCGCAATCTCAGGCGCTGGCTGACAAGGCAGCTGCAGGTTCGCTGAAGGTCCGGGAGGTCTTTGGCGGCGCGGTCAAGCCTGGCGATGTCGGACGGGCTCAGGTGAAGCCGTGGCGGGATTACGCACGGCTCCGCGAGCAGAAATACCAAGGCTTCGAAGAGCGCGTGGTGGGCCAAGGGGACACGTTGCAGAGCCTGGCGGCGAAGCACCTTGGCAATGCTCGCGACTGGTTGATCCTCGCCAAGCTCAATCAGCTGCAAGCTCCGTACATCACGAACGGAGCCAAGATGCCTCACACGCTGCAGCCAGGCAGCAAGTTCATTATTCCGATTGCCGATCCGAGCAACTCGCCAGACGTGATCACGACAGGAGCGGCGGCCGTGGGGGAGTCTCAGGCGGATAAGCACCTGGGGACAGACTTCGAGCTGGTCCAGCTCAAAACGGCGACAGGAGCGAAGTCCGGGACGTTCGGGTGGGCTATCGACACGGCCGGGGGTTCGACGGATGTTCGACGGATCAGCGGCTTTAAGAACATGGCTCAGGCGATCGAGTCACGGTTCCGTACGGAGCGCGGAACGAACATCCTCTATCCGGCGATCGGGCTGCCTCGATTGATCGGAATCAAGGGCTTCGGTGAAACGATTGTGGAGGCGCGTTACGAGGCGCGGCGTCAGTTGTTGGCCGATCCACGCGTGTCCCGAATCGGAAAGTTCGCTTTCCGTCAAGAAAACGATGTGCTGACGCTCGAGGCCGATGTTCAGCCGAAGGGGTTCAACACGACGCGTCCGATCAGTCGGACGCTCACATAGCAGGAGGCCGCGATGGGCCAATTCGCGCCGAGACAGTTCGACGATATTTTGGAGCGGATGATCAACCGGGTGGTCGCGCGGTCGGATCTGAACGACATCAATGACGGCTCGAGCGTCAAGCAGGTGCTCGCTGCAGCTGCCCGAGAAGATGACGATCAGTACTACCAGATGATCAACCTGCTCGATCTGTTCGACATCGCCAAGGTGATCGGCGTCGACCTGGACGAACGAGCGAAGGAATTCAATCCGTCACTGATCACGCGCAACCAGGCACAGAAAGCGACTGGTGAGGTTCAGTTCAGCCGAACGGGAACCGTGGGAACGGTGACGATCCCGATCGGGACTGAGGTCGAGGTGCCGGCGACGGGAGCCGCAGATCCGATCACGTTCGTTACCACGGAGGAGGGGACGATCTCGGGCGGCTCGACTACCTCCAACCTGGTCGACGTGGTGGCGGCCAAGGCTGGTGTGGCCGGTAATGTGGCTTTGGGGACGGTGACCGGATTCGTGTCCAAACCGAGCGGTGTGGACTTCGTGACCAACCCGGCAGCTTTCACCAACGGGCTCGACCTGGAAAGTGATGACGCTTTCCGCGAACGGCTGCTCAACCAGATCAAGGGGCTCGCTCGAGCGCACGTGGATGGACTCGAGTCAGCAGCTCTGACGGCCGAGGATACAGCTTCGGGAAAGCGAGTGGTGTTCGCCGAAGTGGTCGAGGATACGGTCAACCTGGGGAACGTGACGGTCTATATCGACGACGGGTCCGGGACCGCGGAAAGCTCGACGGTTGTTCCGCAGTGGACCACGATTCCGCCGGGGACCGCGGTTGGTGGCGAAACGATCCTGTGGGTGCCCAACAAGCCGATTGATACGTCGGCGGCTTTCGGTCTCCGGATCAACTCGGTGCTTCAGACGGAAGGGACGGACTACACGCTCAATCCGGCCAACGGTCAGATCAATCTGCTACCAGCCAGCTACCCTACGGGTCTGACGGCCGGCGACGTGATCGACGGAGAGTGGACCTATTTCGATGGGCTGATCGCGGAGTGTCAGAAGATCATCGACGGGGACGCGGCTGATCGGGTCAACTATCCGGGCTATCGCGCCGCGGGCGTACTCGTGCGGGTGCTGGCTCCGACGACTTCACAGCAGGTCGTGACAGCCAACATCACGGTGTTGCAGGGCTACGACCAGACCACCGTGGCTACCGAGGTCGCTGCCGAGATCAGCGCCTACATCAATGCTCTGGGAATCGGCGAGGACGTGATCCTCAACGAGCTGCGCGAGCGTTCGATGTCGGTACCAGGGATGTACGATATCGAATTCACGGCGCCGACCGAAAACGTGGTCATTCTGGAGAACCGGCTAGCTCGGATTTTGGCAAGCAACCTTTCGATCAACTAGATGGCGAGCTTGGGCAACATAAGCGAAGTCGGCGGCCACCAGCTCGAGCTGACCGGTACGTTTCCCGCGGGGACCGATTTGGAGGTGTACATAGGTCCAAGCGGGGACGAAACGGATCCCCCAGCGTATGGCGGCGAGGATCGCGGATATCGACCGGTATCCGAAGACGGCTCGAGCGTGGCTGTGGTAACGCCTCCGTTGGCGCCAGGGACGCATTCTGTCTCGTGGAGGACTGCGGGGTCCGGGAGCCCTCCGGCCGTTCTGGGGACGCTCCAGGTGCTCGAGCGTAACTGGCCGGCGAAGCTGTACATCCAGCGCAACAACTTCCCCCCGTGGACGGGCGTCGGTAGGCGGCGGCTCGAGATCGAAGGGGGCCGCTGGTGAGCAACCTTGGGATCTATGTCGCGGCGGCCGTCGTTGATGGAGGGGTCGGGGACAACTTCGGGGTTGTCCTGTTTCGAGAGCCGGGAACCAGCAACTGGGTAGAGGTCCACCGAAACACGGTGGCGCACACCAGCACGGCCGGGACAGGCTTTTGCGGAATCAGCGGACTGCCTAACGGCTCGTTTATCGTGGCTGTCGGTCAAGGGCTGTACAAAGCGTCGGTCACTCCGACGGCTGGCTGTTTGTCGTGGTTCGATGGCTTTCAGTGGCATGAAGTGACGGTGCCGGCGACGTACCGATTCACGGACGTGTACGTGCCTCAGAGAAACCTCGCCTACGTCACAGGCTACGATACGGGCTCTCAGGGAACGGGCCGGATTTGGCGCTGGGAGGCGACCAACCCAACGGTCTTCACCGAGGTGCATTCTCGTTACGACGGTGGGGGGCCGTGGCCGAACACTTATTATCACATCAGTGGATCGGGGCTGGACAACATCTGGGTGTCGCTGGTCGTCAACAGTAACTCTGTCTACAACAAGCCGTGGGTTTCTCATTACGATGGGGTCTCATGGACCGATTACTCGATGACCCCCTACTCGAATGCGAATCTGCCGTTCATCGTGTCAGAGGATCACGGCTGGATGCAGGGCGGCAACTTTTCTGGAGGAGACGCAGTTGTTCGACGATGGGAGCCGCCACCTGTAAGCAACTGGCCGATCATCCACAGCCACAATCCAAGCGGCAGTGAAGTCGCCTATTCGACTGTGGGGACCGACGACTACGCGCTGATCGCTGGATTCCGTGACGGGGCGAATCGCATCTATAAGTGGACGCAAGGCGGCGGGTTGGTGTCCAAGTGGGCGCAGTCCGCGTGGCGGCTTCAACGGATCGCTTTGGACCGCGATGGTCAACACGCGTTTGCGGTGGCCAACAACATCTTCAGCAACTTAGATGCTGTGTTCACCGAGTCGCTTGACGCTGGCGAGACGTGGACAGCGCTCGCCTATTTCCAGCAGTACGTCTATCGGTGGGCTGGCGGGATCTTGTTTGCCAGCGGCTACAGTGACCTGGGTGTCGTTGCGGAAGACGGCGGCTACGAAGTCGAAATTGAGGGGACGTTTCCGATTGGGGCTCCGCTCGAAGTTTTCATGGGTCAGGATGCCGCGGATACCGATAGTCCATGCTACGGCGGTTCCGGTCGGGGCTACCAGCCGATATCGCTCGATGGGGCCACGCTGCGGGTGATCACTCCGCCGAGCTCGCTCGGGAGCCAAATTCTGAGCTGGCGTCAAGCCGGTGGTGGCGATCCGTCCCCAGTCGGAGAGCTGACGGTTATCGAGCGGAATTGGGCGCACAAACAGTTGAGCACACGGGTTTGTTATCCGCCGTGGGCTGGTGTTGGACGGAGGCGGCTTGAGATTGAGGAGCAACGCTGATGGCGGCAGTCGACGCGGGCATCATCGAGGAAGTCGGAGGCGAGCTGCTGACGATCGTGAATCCGTCCGTGACCTATCCGTTGGATACACCGCTGGAGGTGTTTTTGGGACCGAACGGCAACGCGACAGATCCGCAGTGTTACGGTGGGCAGGGTTACGGATATCTGCCTGAAGCGGACAACGTGACAACGCTGACGATCGTAACTCCGCCAGTTGGTGCAGGCTCACCGAGGTACGTCAGCTGGCGCGAAGAGGGCGGCGGTTCGATAGAAGTTGTTGCGGTGCTGGTCGTGCTCGAGCGTAATTGGCCTTCAAAAGGGCACGTCGCGCGGAAGTCCTATCCGCCGTGGGTGGGCATAGGAGCGCGGAGGTTGGACCTGGAGGGGCTTTCGGAAGGCGAGGAAGCCGCGGAAGCGGAACACACGTACGGCACGATTACGTACGGTACAGACACATACGGAGGCTGAGAGGATGGCCCCTAAAAATACCCCATGGTCCACGAAACGACCGACTGCTGACGACACGCCGGGCGTCGAGCAGCCGACACTGACTGACGATACTGTGCCGGGAGCGCTTGACGGTGATCGGGCGTTGGTTTCTCACGCGAACACGCTGCGGGACAAGATCGCTTACCTGGACACCAAGATCGAAAACTCGACGGTGCTTCCCACAGGAACGCTCGGTAGCCACGCATCTCGACACCAGAACGGCGGCGGAGACGAGATCAGCGTTGCGGGGCTCAGTGGCGAGCTGGCCGATCCGCAGCCTCCGAAGTCTCACAGCCACACAGCATCCGATGTGACGGACTTTGATACCGAGGTATCCAACAACGCGGACGTGGACGCCAACACGACTCACCGCGGAGCTGCGGCGCCACACAGCGGGCATGCGGCCACCAGCCATACCCACAACGAGGTCGACATTCTCGACCTGGACCACGATGATCCGACGGCCGTCCACACTGACCAGGCAAGCGAGCTGTCCGGTCTGACGGCCGAAGCTTCTCCAGCGGACACTGATCTGTTCCTGATGGAGCGGGCGAGCGATGGAGCCAAGCGGAAGGTCGAGGCTCAGAATCTGCCAGGTAGCGGAGGCGGCGGTGGAACGTTGGCTCTGGGCGGGACGGCGGCCGAAACCATCGACATGATCGTCAAGCTGGCGACCACAACGCAGTCACACGGATCTGCGACGTGGGTAGATATCGAATCGGGAGTGCTGACCGATACGTTCGAAGTCGAGACAGAGGGGGCGTACGACATCTTTGTCCGGCCGAATGCTTATCCAGCCAGCTCGTGGGTGGCTGGCTACATCGGTTTGATCGTTGATGAGAGCGGATACAACGGCCATCCTGAGCAGTTGATGCGTTCAACGGACGCTTCGAACAAGCTGCTTTTAGCGACGGCTGGGCGGCCGGGCGGTACGATCAAGCTGGGAACGATCACGCTGGCAGCAGGGACGCACAAATCCGAGCTGCAGTGGTATCGGGAATCGGGCGGCGGCAACATCAATACCAACAGCGGCTCGCCGTGGCACGTGTGGGCCGTCTTTCGGCCAGCGGCACTGCCAGCGGCCGTCACAGCTCCTGGAGATCTTGATCAGCAGTCGGAACAACGAACGGCCGACCTAAATCTGTCATCCGCTTACCAGCAAGCCGCACCGTCATCGGGATCGTGGGCTTTCAATAATCTGCAGGCTGGGAGGCACAAAGTTAAAGTCAAGGTCCCGATCTACAATAGTAGTGGCGGGGCTTCAGTGCAGGTTAAGGTGGTATTCGATGCAACAGCTTCGTTAACACTTGGGGATAGTGCGGATGGGCCTGGTGAGGATTGGATCTGCCGTGCTGATGCCGGTACGAGCCAGTATGTTATTTTTGACGGTGAGCTGACTTTAGAGGCGGGAAATCATACTGCGATCGTGTACGCCAAAGAAGTCGATGGCAGTAATGCTTATGTTTCGGGCACGTCTTCTGTCGAGGTTCCGCATTGCGTGGTTATCGTCGAACCGATCACGGGCAGCGGTGCCCAAGGCCTGCTGCTCAGTCAAAAATCGATGGCCTCGGATGTATCGGGCATTGATGCAACGACCGTCCTTTCTGATCTTACTCAGACTGTCCACGTAGGAAACGAAAAGATCGAGCTGACGGTTCGAATGATCGGCGATTTGCAGACTGCGCCGAACACACTGAACCTCCGTTATCGCATTGATGGAGGCAGCTGGGTATTTTTCACGAAAGAGAGCGTTGGTTCGACAGGGTATGCTCTGAGCTTGACGGCTTCTACCGTTTTGACAATGACAGTGGGGTCTTATCTGTTCGAGTTTGGCGCGGATGTCGACGGATCTGGACCAACAGGAACGGTGCGATCTGGTTCGGAAGCGTACATAAAGCAATTTCGGGGGGGCGTGGTAGAAGTCCGCGAAGACGGAGTGCCCCAGGGTAACGCATACGGTGCGATCGATGTCCATCGGCCGCTGCGAGCTTCGCTACAAAACGACATCTTGCACCTGCGATCTGAGGGAACGGCCGAAGGAATGGCGGTCGAAACAGCGCAGCTCGCGTCAGACGTGACTATCACAGGAACGCTGACATCGCTTGCCGCGGTTACCGGCCTGGAGAAGACGATCAGCTGCGTGCCCGGTGAGCAGATCATGTTGACGTTTTCGGGTGTGCTGAAGACCGGGACCGATGCCCACACAGCGGCCGTTGGATTCTCGGTGGATGGGACGGTTATCGACAAAATCCAAGATCCGACCTACGAAGGCCTTGTTGGGGCCGGGGAACACAGCATCAATTTTTGGAATGTCTTTTCGGCAACGCGCTGGTTCACAGCGACAGCTTCGTCGCACACAATTCGTGTGGCTGCCGGAGATAATGCGACGGCTAAGGGATCGCTGCTCGAAGGTTTCCGGATGGACGTGGCACAGTATCAAGGGGGCTACGTCGTTCCGGAAAACGTCCCGTTCCTGCAGTACAACGACGCCGACACTGTTGATGTGGTCAAGAATCCAGGAGCCAGCGATCGGTTGTGGCTGGAGCTGAGCGACGGCAAGCGCTACTACTTCGATCTTGGGACGTTGCAGGTGGATTTCACATCCAGCGGGCTTGGTGGCCTCATCGGCACGCGGACAGCCAGCAAGTGGTATCCGATTTTTGCCGTGGACAACGGCAATCAGTTTGGTGTCGTCGCCGAAGACGTTTCGCCAACTACGTGCCCGACTGGGTACAGCGCTTTCAAGTTCCTGGGTTGGGTGTACAACGATGCCTCCGACGATATCCGCAAGTTCCATTACGTCGGAGACATGCACATCACGACCAACGACGGGGCCACGCAGTCTCCGACGGAAGTTCTCAATACCGCGAGCCCGACCCTCGACAGCTGGACGGCTTTGACCATTAGTCACTGTGCTCCAAGCGGTGGCTACGATGCGTTGCTGGTTGATGGGTTCTGCCTGGGAGCCAGCGGCAAATACGCCTGGCTCGCCGTTGAAGCTACAGGCCATTCATGGGGGGCGACGCCGGGCGATAATGCGTCTGAGGCTGGCAGGGCGCTTCTGTTCCATCAGTCACTGGAGAGCGTGCACAACTCACGGCTGATTCCAGCCACGGGTGGAATTGAGTACTACTGCAAAAATCGAGGCGGCGGTAACCCGATCTATTCACAGCTTTGTCTTAGGGTGACGGGGTTCCGGGACAAGCACCTTCGGGGAAACTACAGCCAGGCTCAGGCTAAGTTTATTCCAGATTCGCGGCTGCCAAATGGGACGTGGCAGGCTGGAGCGGCTTCTGTTGTCTTTGACGCTAAATCCGGGCAGCCGTCGACGCTGCGAGCTACGGCGCCTCAGAGTGGCACGCAGCGGACGATGAGTTTGCCGGCAACGTGGGCTATCGCAAACGGAGTCGGAAACCTCGGCTATGACGAGGCCGGCAGTCAAGGCAACAGCAAGTGGCTGTATGGTTACCTGGTAGACGACGGAAGCGGGAATTGGACGATCAAGTTTTCGGACAATCCGCCGTCGGTCGGACCTGCCGGTCACACGGATTTCATCCCGATCTACGAGACGTACATTGATGGGAGTGGGAACCTGCTGCACGTCTTCCAAAACGGGCCTAATTTCCGTCACGAAGAGCGTAAGGCGCCGTCTGCATCAAGTGGTTACGGGACGACGTTTCAGGCGCAGGCCGACCTTTCGATTTCGGATCTGGTACCAGCGACGGCTGAAGAGGCTCAGATGGCCTTGGAGATCCAAAGGGGGTCTTCCGGTCTTGGAGAAGTTGTCTATCAGCGACTGTACGTCGACGGCGAATCCAACCCGTTTGTCGAAATCAGACAGCCGGGGCAAGCTGGATATACAACCGAGATCAGCTGTTCGATTCCATTAGCGACAGTTCAGACCGTTGAGTATGAGTCTGCGCGAAGTGGAGGAACGGCTGATTTGAGTGCACAGAAGGTGTTTGTTACTGGCTGGACATCGGGAGCGATCAAAGACTGATGCCGCCTTCGTTAGATAAAAAAGAAAAGCCGGCCAACGAGAAGCCAGGCAAGAAGAACAAGCCCTACAAATGTCACCATCCTCAGTGTCCGGAAACGTTCGATGCGCTGCCTGATGAGAATGAGGGCTATCTAACTGAGATGGGGCACACAGCGATTCTGGTAGAATGTCCGGGCTGCCAGAGGACGATCGCGTTGGACATTGCCGACGAAGCGACGTTGCTCGACGGTGGACAGAACGACGTAGGAGAATGAGAGATGTCCGATAACGTGCACAAGGCGGTCGTCGATGCCATCGCGGAGGAAGACAACGATATCGGTGGGCAGCTGATCACGCGGCTCCGAGAAGCGACTGAGTTCGGCCGGGATAACGGCTCAGTCTTGGCGTCCGCTCCGACTGTCCTGACAAGCCCTGTAGACGTTTTCGTTGCGGGTGATGCTGGAAGGGGCATCGACATCATCGAGCCTATCTCAGGCGTCGCCAGCGGCAACGAGGGCAGCTATATCATCGATACGGTCACCGACTCCAAGAACGTGGTGCTGACCAAAATCGATGCTTCGGCTCCATCATTTACCGATCAGGATCCGGTCCGCTGGAGGTTTACCACGATCCGCGTGGAGACCACGTGGGAGTTTCCCGATAACGATCGGCTGATGCAGTTGTGGATCGGCGACGAGCCGGACGCTTGTCCGTATGCCGAGCTGGACAACTCGCCGGGCGCTCAAGAGATCCGCGGGCTGGGCGGTCACCGGCTGATCATGGACGGAGTGATCGACAGTGGGGCCACCACGACGTTGACCACGGTTGATGATCGGTTTACGTCGGCCGATGTTGGGAAAGCGGCCTGGGTGCTGCCGAAGGACACGGCCAACGGCAACGAGGGTCCGCAGCTGATCACGGCGTTCGTCGACTCTAAAAACGTGACTGTGAGTCCGGGAGGCCTGTCTGCGGATGAGACTTCCGCACGGATCGTGATCAAGTCCTACGAGGGCGATGGCTATATGACGGACCGCAGTCCGCGAGCTGCGCCGCTGTCAAAGTCCTACCATCGGCTGTTGACGGAGGTCATCGACGCAAGCGGCAGCTACAGCGCGTTGGACAGGCTGCGCCGGGCGATGCTCGTGGACTATGCGACAGAAGAGGAGCTCGATCGCGTCGGCCGTAACCTGGCGGTCATCCGGCCGCGGGGCCTGGACGATGAGCACTTCCGATGCCTGATCAAAAACATGGCCTATCTGCCCAAGGCGACCAACTACGGGATAGAGCTGGTGCTCGAGTGCCTGTTTCCAGGGGGCGGTTGGGAGCTGTACGAAGATCTGGTCAACTTCCCGAACAACGTCTTTATCATCCTGCCTGAGATGGCCGGCGACTCGGAGGTGTACGAAGGTAAGACCTTCTTTTCGCCGAGCGGAAACACGACGGCTCCGGCCGTCATTGATCCACCTGGCCGCGGCGGGCGGGAGCAGCAAACTTCCAGTTCCGCAACCTCGGTGACGGTGACGCACGACATTATCACGGTCGTCGATGTGCTGCTTGCGGACAAAGACGACACGCTGGATATGGACGTGCTGCCCAGTGCGGACACGCCGGCTTGGACGTTCAATGCGGAATCCGCTGGAGCCGAGGGCAACACGTTCGCGGTCGTCAATATCTCGGGCTCGCACAACGTGCTGCAGCACACGCCGGACACTCCGCCGTCGGCCGCTGGCGGCCATTACAGCCGGGTGATCAACGCGATGGATGTTCCGGAAGGCTCGGTTGTCCGCATCGGAAGCTGGTTCCGCAGAACAGCACAGTCGGTGATCAACGGGCGGCCGTGGATGCTGGCGATCAAGCACAACGGGATCGACAAAGAGGTCTATCTGCGTTGGAGCGATACGGACATCGCGTTGACCAACAGTACCGGATCTATTCCGGCTGGGGCTCCGGCTGCGGAAACGATCAGCCTTCCGCTTGGGGAGTGGCATTATCTCGAGCTGGCCGTGTGCGTTGCGGAAAAGGGCGATTTCGCTCGAGCGAAGCTCGACGGCCACGATCTGTTCGGCGCGGTCAATCTGTATCCGTTCAGTTCCGCAACAGCCAACGAATGTGCGTTTGGCTACGAAGATCTGGGCTCCGGAAACCAAAACTGGACCGTGCAGTGGGATGAGCTGCGGACGTACGTGCGGAATCAGCGGAATCACTTCAATCGGCTGTCCAATGCCGCGTTGACGGGAGGCGGTTCCGCAAACCTGGTCGATTCGACAGCTCCGTTTGTCGCCGGCGATGCAGGCAAGCTGATCCGAGTCAGCGGTTACGAGCGGGTTGCGGACACGTTCGTTCACCGCAACAGCGGGATCTGGAAGATCGGCACGTACATCAGCACAACCACGGTGGCGCTCACTGGTGTCCAGCGCGGACCGAACGGAACAGGCGCCGGCGACGATATCGCCACCCAAGGCGCTACAGTATCCGGGGCCAATGCGGACGTGACTTCCGCAGACCGTCCGGGCTCGGGCGAGGGGGCGATCATCGAGATTCCGGAAGGCGATGCTGGGATCTTCCGCAAAGAGGACGGGCCGACTGTGCTGGACAACAGTATCGGCGGCTACAATCCGCTTTCTGGCGGCTCGGGCGACGGTAAGACGATCGTCATCAGCAACTCGGGCTCGGGCAACGATGGGGATTTTCCGATCATCGAGGTGCTCGACGATCGGCGGGTCCGGGTAGACGCATCAGCGCTCGGAGCTGGGGGCTTTACCTCAGAGACCGGGTTGAGCTGGAAGTTCAAAGAGACGCTGTTTGCGGCGACGGTGGGCAACACCGATTACGAGATTATCGACAAGGGTAGCTTTGCGGCTAAGGTGTTGACGTTGGGCGACAGCTTGCCGTCCGCAACCGAGGACGTGGAGATCTGGTACACATCGGTGCTGTCCGCACAGATCCTCCGCAATGAATTCGTGGTCAACGATGGTTCGGGCGGTTCGGAGCCGAACATCTATTATCCGGCCTACATATTTGACGTGGATCGCGCCACCAGGCAGATTCTGGACGATATCACCGCAGCGGGCGTGATCCCTGAATACGCACGCGTGTTCTAAGGAGCTTCAGATGGACCGACTCAAGATTTACCCGAACGAGCGCCTTGGTTTGCCAGACGCGGAGGATGCTCTGGGAGGTAAGCTCGTTCTGGACGAGAACATTCGACGTGGCGAGGTCCTGTGGCTACCGACGGGGCGTACCACGGGGCAGGCAGCCGCTTCGGCTCGTATCTTCGGAGGGTTCGATTTCGCATCGAGTCCGGTGGGCAATGCGACGGCCACGCTCAACGCGGGGACAGGGATCTTTCCGTATCTCGACGGCAGCGATCTGAAGTTCGGGGTTCTCAACGGCGAGCAGGATCCAGCGAGTCAGATCCTCGATTACAGCTCGGAGCCGGATGACACCTACGCGGTCTATGTCCGCGCGGTCTACAATCCCGCGGAAGTCCAAAACCGCGTGTTCTGGAATCCGAGCGGCTCTCCAGCTGCGGAGTACGTCGACAACATCTCGACGAGGGATGTGGCCACCTGGGAGGTGATCTCGCAGGATGCGGATGCGTCTCCGCCAGGTAACGGCGAGTGGGTGAAGATCTACGAGATAACCGTGGTCTCCAACCTCATCACGGCGGTCACCGAATTCCGCCATTTCTTCTTCGAGGGATCGGCGCACGCGACTGATGCCTACGCTCAAGAGTGGGGGGACGGCGCGAACGATCGAAGCAATGATCGGACGCTGGCTCCGATCACGGACATGCACCGATTCGTGCAGTTCGTGCGGCGCCAATTTTCGGACATGATCGACGGAGCGAATCACTGGAAGGATCCATTGAAGCGGCACGCGACGGCTCTGCACGTCGCGGGCAACGCTCAGCATTCCGCAGCTCCGACGAACGCTCGAAACCTCGTGGTAGACGCAAGCGGTCTGACCTATCCGGTATCGATCGAACAGAACCTGTTCACGGTGGTCGATGGCTGGGGCCGGCGCTGTTACGCTTGGGAAACCAGCGGCCGGTTGGCACGGCCTCCACGATTCTTTGATGATTTCACGCAATATGGATCGGCGTGGGCTGACCATACAACAGAGCCTTATGGCTACACAGCGACACGGACCAACACAGGGGATGTATTCATCGCGCTATCAACAGCGCAGCAGGCTGAAAATGGGTGCGTTCGGCTAACTTGCAATGGAGGGGATACGGCGGATCTTGTCGGGCCCTATCCAGGGTTTTTCGTAGATCCAGCCAAAGGACGTTGGCGTTTTGCCGCTCGAGCGAAGGTCGATTGGGGCACGATTGGAGCCACAATATTCCGCATTGGTCTGACTTCCGCAGCGTGGGGTTTGTACTTTGACGTAGATCCGGCGACGTACGGCGATAACGATTGGAGGATCGCTGGTACCGATGCAGCTTTGCCAGTCAATACTAGCTTCGGAGTGGATGATACGGGGCCTCCAACGAATTGGTTCCTATTCTATCTGTGGGTGGTCGATGCGACCACGATCGGCTGGGCAATTCATATCGAAGACGCTCCGACGTATGAAGCCAAAGGAACAATTACGGTAGCGTCGCTGACAGGCAATGCGAATTCGTTACAATGCCTTGCGGTCGTTCAATCGAGCAGTGGTATCAGCACGATGAATATCGATTGGTGGGAAATGTGGGGCGACAAAGCATCGGGCATGGGGATCAACGTTCTTCCGTAGGAGAGTTCGATGGACAGCAAAAATATGACCAAAGTGGGGGATGTCGGAAATTTCGGGGTCCTGATTGACGGGCCTTCTCGCGACTTCATCATCGCGTTGGAGACAGATTTGGGGACTGTCGCGGGGGCGTTGAGCCCGGAAGATGCACTGCGGCTCGGAATTCTCCTGATCCGTGAGACCGGAAAAAGGCGTATATTCCATCCGAACGCTCAAGAAAAGCCGGCAATGACCAGGCCACAGCCTGGAAAGGAGAAGACCGATGCGAGCAATCTTGACGACCACAGTGGTGCTGCTGATCCTGACAGCGCTGGCGATGGGGCCGACCCTCGCACAGAACGACGCGAGCCCGAATCCAGTAGACCAATCGATCTCAGTGAAGGACTCGGGGGCGGCAACGGACGCGAAGCCAGCTGGAGACCCCCCGTTACCGCCGAAGGATCTCAAGGGGGCGGCTGAGCAGGCCAAAGCCGCGATTGCCGCAGCCAAAGAAGGCCGGTGGTGGTATTTCTCTGCGTTGATCGTGATGCTGGTGATGTTCCTGCTCAAGTTCGCCGGGACGAAGATCGGATCGTGGTGGCCGAAGCTCGGAAGGTGGCGCTACGTCATTGCACCTGTGCTATCTCTGGCGGGCGCGCTACTGGCGGCTTTCCAGGGAGGGGTGAGTATCGACACGGCGATCACGGTGTTCACCAGCTCGTACGCAACGCCAGCGTTACAGGAATTGTACGAGCATGGGATCCTCGGTAAGCCGCACAGCGGCGGCGGCTGATGGGCTCTGAGGATGTGACACCCGTCGAGGTTCCGCAGCCGTCTGAGAGGCCTCCAGCTCCTCCTAAAAACGGCCGCTGGAAACACTGGGGCGCCAAGGTTACCAAGCTGGTTGCGGCGGCTGCTACGGCGGCTGCTGCAGCCTACGGGGCCACCAAGCCGGAAGCCGAAGGCCAGCGGGCGCAGATCCAGGTTGAGGCGAGCTATCGTGAGCTGACGCAGCAGGTCGCGCGGCTGCAGCGGTGGGCTCGAGCCAATCGGGACCGGGCCAAGGCTGCGGAAGCCGCTTGCCGGGCGGAAGTGGCCTCGCTGCAGGCCTTCACCAGCGGGTTCCTTCTGGGGCAAGCTGGCGGCCGTAGGAGCGCTCGAGCGAGCCGGGGTAGTAACGGCGGTCCGGAGGCTGTTGAAGCGCTGGTCAAGGCTCTGCGGGCTCAGCAGAAGGCAGCAGCGGCCAAGGTGTCGCGGACCAAGCTGCCGCGGCTCAAGCCGTCCGCGAAGAACGTTAAACAACTTCTCGACAAGTAGAGGTATTTCATGGGCATTGCGATATCCGCGGGTGCCGGGCTTCTGCTCGGGCTCGGTCTGTTGATTTGGGGTCTGAGAGAGCGCAGTAAGCGCCACGCGGCCGAGCGGGCTGTTGACGCGGCTGAAAGGCTGAGAGATCAGGCAGTTGAAACGGCGAATCACAATGCGGTACACGCTGCGGAGATGGAAGATTACGCCGGCCGGTTGAACAAAGCGGTCGAGCTCCATCGGACGCGGCTCGCGGAAGTTCGAGAGCTGCTCGCCAAACACGCCTCGATCAAGACCATTCGCGAGCTGCTTGCTACGGAGGGGGAGGAGGAAGAGATATGAAAGCTAGTATTTTTGTACTAGTAGCACTGCTATCTGGCTGCTGCTGGCTGTCAAAGCGGAGCTGCTTTCCGAAGTGCCCACCACAGCTGGCCGCGGAGGTGGTCAAGATCGAAAAGCCGTGCGAGCTGCCGCGGCTGAAGCTACCCGCGTTCAAGGAAACGGTGGAAGGCTGCCCGGAAGACCGGGTGTGCTTTGATCGGGCCAATTCCGGGGCGCTCTATACGCGGTTGGCGCGGCTGAAGGACTTCGCCAAGATAGCTCGAACGCGCTGTGCAAAGCCGTTACCCACAAGCCAGCCGGCCAGCAAACCTGCGACATCACAGCCGACGCAGTAACGGTCCCCAGGCTGTCCCCAGCTGTGGATAGAATGGCGGTACGCAGCAAGCTATACGCGCCTATACGCGGTCTATCTGCGGCTGGTTGTCACGTCTTTGGGTGTGCCGCTGCGGCTACACTCGAACGCCCGTGATTTTGGGGTGTTCGGCGCGCGTGACAGGGCCGCTGCGGTTTGGGTGTCACGGTTCCGCGTATAGAGAGTAGGAGCACGCTGCGGGTGCGGCTACCGAGGCAATCCCAAGGTAGGCCACAAACCATGCCCCAGATGGCCGCTGGAGTGGCGTGCTCCGCTATTGACATCCGAGGTCAATCCGATCATGGTGGTGGGCATGAGATCGCGAATTCGACGACTCTTGTATCTCCTGCGCTAGCTGCCCGGTCGGGGCGGCCAGAATCCATGTACAATTTGCTGCGGTAGGCTAATTGGCAAAGCCAACAGGTTTAGGCCCTGTGTACTGAGGGTTCGAGTCCCTCCCGCAGTAAAGGGAGTGTGCGCGAATGGCTAAGCGTCCCGACTGTAAATCGGTGGACGGCTCAGATCCGTGGAGGTTCGAATCCTTCCGCTCCCAAAGGCTGGGTAGCCCAACTGGAAGATGGCTACGGCTTCAAACGCCGTGAGATGAGGGTTCGAATCCCTCCCCAGCTAGAGCCCGTAGGCTAACAGGAAACGCCGGCCGGCTTAAACCCGGTGGTTCTGGGTTCGACTCCCAGCGGGCTTATCCAGTGAAGGTGGCGAAGTCCGTATCGACAGTCACGCCAAGGATCGGCCGCTTGCCGTTGTCCTGAGCTTCGTCGACCGTGGTATCGCCGGTGCGGTCCAGCGTGCACTCGCCGATTTTGATCCATTCGTTGCCGGCGCCGACGGCCGTCTGGATCTCGGTATCGGTCGGGGCGACTTCGCTGCCGGTGAGCGCGGGGGTGCCTTTTACGATGACCTGGGACACAGTGCCGGCGACGTTTTTCAGCACGATGGCAGCTTTGCAGCTGTTGCCGTCCGCAAGGCCTGTGAGGAATGATCCGCTGTGGATCGCCACATCGGCTTGAGCTGCGGATTCGAACGCGACCCCATTGACGATGGCGGCGAGCGCTTCGATGTCCACATTCCACGTGGTGTTACCCGTACCGGTGAGCTGGCTGCTGCCCGTGGTCGGGTCTTTGAGAAGCCCCCCAGCTAGGATCTTGTTGGCCTCGTGGGTTTTGATCTGGTTGAAGTACTTCGCGACGGCGTGAGTCTGGTGAGCGAGATCGCTCGGGTCCAGATCGACATCGGTCGGGGTTGCGCTTCGTCCGCTCATTAGAATCCTCCGTGTGTTGGAATGCGAGCAGAAAGGTACTAGGCGTGGACCTTGACTGTCCAGCTTTGCCGGTCAAGATGGCTGAATGCAGATCGAACAGCAGATGACAGAGACGGTGAATTGGCGGAGCTTGCTCGCGAAAGCAAAGGCCGTTCAGGCTCGATACGAGGGCGGATTGTCAATGAGCGCGGCGATGATGGCGTTGCAGCGGGGGGATATCGTGGGCCACGCGTTGAACCTTCACGCGAGCTTGCTGCACTATCAGGCGGCGGCGAAGTTCGAGGAGTGTGCTGCGGTACCCAGTGCCCGGAGCCGGCCGGCCGAAACAGCGAGCTGAACGCCTATCAAGCCGGCCAGTCTCCGAGCCGCGATCAGCTACCCGCCCTGGGCACGCGGGTCCTTTCTATCCTCCGTCTCCGGAGTCGATTGCGGAATCATCATCGGTTGCGGAATCGGGACTACTGTCCGCACTTGCGGAATCCCCAGTAGCGGTGTCCGCACTGGTGTCGGCAGACGCTTCGGGTCCTGCTTCAACGGCTGTGGTTTCGGCGGCAGCATCTGCGGGTCCTTCGGGATCGTCTGTCGGACATGCTGACAGCCCGAAGGCACAAAGCAACAGCAGAACGGTCAGATAGAAGCGCATCCTTGACTCCTATTGGCAGCCAGGCGATAAGAAAAAGCCCCAGCACCGGGCTGAATCGATGCTGGGGTGAGGAAGGCGTTCCCATCGGCGGAAAGGAAGCAACCTGATGAGCCAATCTGACAGTTCTCGCTCTCCAAAGTCAACCCCCGTCATCCAATACTCTGCCGAAGTTCAGAAAGTCATTGATCTTACAGTCGAGCGGAATCAGCGCCGAGCTGCGGAAAAGGCGGAACGTCGGCGGAAATGGGGGCGGCGCCAATCCTATCCGCACATGGCTTTCCAGGAGTGGAAGCGGCAGTTTGACGGCCTCCACTTGATCGACATTCTGGCGAGGCTGGGCAATCAACAGCCAAGTGATGACCCGTACAACTTCAAAACGGGGGGTGTCGGGCTGACCGTCAGGGAGCATCGGGTGATGCTGGCGGCGATCTCGTGGCACATGCGTCCGCAAGCGGGAAGGGGGGCACTCAATTCCGCAAAGCTGGCCCGAAAGACCGCGATCTCTCCAAAGAAGATTCCGCAAGTCGTCAATGCGCTGGGCGAAGCCGGGCTGATCGTCAACCTAGCCGGTGATTCGGCGCCGAATTTGGCCCCCAATCCGATCTTGGGTTTTTGGGATCTTCGGAAATTAAAGGAGCTGCGGAAGGTCCGAACGGGCGCCGGGTCGCTGTGGAAACCATAGCCACCCACGGCGGTGGGTATGAAGCCACCCACGGCGGTGGCTCTAGGAGGTAGGAGTATGTGAAAACACATACTTACAGTTACCTTGTTTATACGGAGCGAAGCTCCGGGGATTCCGCAAATGAAATACCGATCGATTCCGCAAATCTGCCTGCTACAGATCGGCTGGTCAGAGCATAGTAGAGAAGGAAGCGGCTGCATCTGTTGACCAGGCTTCGCCTGGTCCAGATGCGGGCACTTGTTCGATAGAGAACAACCAAAAAAGGAGACTCAACGTGGAGACACCGAAGGACGCTCACAAGTACCTGGTCACCTACCAGCTCAAGCACCACCCGAACGGGATCGAGGCTCAGGACGTTCCAGCGATGCACGGGGCCAGTGACGCGTTGATCGTGATTAGCCAGCTCTATCTGGAGGACGGATCCTATTCCCAGTGCACCAGCGGACTGGATGGCCGCACGGGCGGCGACATCGAGCCGGGAGAGATGTGGAAGGCGTGGATGATACTCGCGCGGAGTTTGGCGGTAGAGCATCCCAATCTGTCTCCAGGGCAGCGGCTCAGTGCGTGGACCGCGTTCAGCCTGGCTTCCCAGATGGTACACGGTAAGCAGCCGGAGCCGCCGCCAGACCTGCAGGCGCTTTTGGGGAAGCTGGACGGCCTGGTCGGCTACCAGCGGAATCCGGATGGACCGCAGGTCCAGGATACGCCGGTACCGGAAGCTCCAAAGCAAGGTCTGCGAGTGGTGGCAGATCCGACAGAGGATGGAGAGAGCTGATGCGCGATAACTGCGATCTTTGCGGAAAGGTGATTTCGACCACGGCCGATCCGAACAACGTCGAAGGTTGGTTCGTCAGCCTGGAGCACGCCGAGCAGCTCGAAAGCGAGATCGCGCAGGGCCTGGATTATCCGCGCGGCTGGCTCAAGGAACGCTGCATGCAGTTGATCGTGTGCGCGGACTGTCAGGTTGAAAAGCCGAAGGCTGCACCACACGCGGTCCGATTGAACGTGGAAGGGACGCCGTTGTGCGTGATCGGTCCGGGAGCAGATGAGGCGGTTCAGGTGATGGCGGCCAGAAAGGCGTTCGTCGATCAGTACGCCGAGCGCAGAGGCTGGGATATGTCCGCGGGTCCGACGATGGAGCAGATCGCGGAAATCCGACAGCAGCCCGAGTGGCAGCAGATTGGTTCGACTCCGATGGCTCAGATTGATCCGAACGAGCAGATCGATCCAGCGGCCGGTGAGCAGGGAGCGCCAAGCGGAATTGCTCAGCCGGGGGATGAGGACTATTGAGCACGACAGAAGAACAGATCGCTAAATGGGCTGAGACGTATCGAGAGCGCGGCTGGCCGGTACCTTGTGCGGGCGAGGGCGATGCGGAGGGCTGTGATCGTTGTTGGTGCGCTGGAGGCGGAGACGCCGGGCCGTACTGTGCTGGAGGAGAGTACAAAATCCTTCGAGCGCAGTGGGTGATCGAGCATGGGCGTGAGTGGCTGTCGTGGTGCGGGTTATGGCTCTATGGCCCGTTCCCGCCAGACTATCGCCAAAGGTGCATTGTTCGACACGATGCCTGGCAGCTGAAGATCCGAGGTAAAGCCTGATGGGCCGGAAGGCTCAGATACATATCAACAACGCGCGCAGCCGCCTCGAGAACGTGCGTCCGGAGATCTTCAAGCTGCTGCGTCACGAGCTGTCATTTATGACGGGAGAGCCGGGCTGGCGGCGCCACATGCAGGCTGACGGCTCCGTCAAGACGCATTGGTGGGACGGCTATCGCCGGCTGCTGCAGAAGAACGGATCGTTTCCGAGCGGGCTGCTGCCGCGGTTGTCGCGGCTGATGCACAAGTGGTCGGTGGGCTACGAGGTTAACGATCATCGCCGAAGGCCTCCTGAGAATGTTCCGCTGTGGCGGTTCCGCGATGATTTCGAGCTGCGGGATTACCAGATTGCGGACTGTGACGCGGCCGAGCGTTGGACCAGGGGTGTTATCGACTCGCCTCCCAGGACGGGCAAGACGGTGATGATCGCCGAGCTGCTGCGTCGGATCAGCTCGTCACGGGCGGTCGTGACAGCTCCGACCAGGCCGATTGCAGAGCAGACCTATGAAAAGCTGCTCGAGCTGTTTTGCGATTGGGCCGGGATGCTGCCAGATCTCCACGGAGACTTCTTTTTGCTGGTTGGTGGGGCTCCAAAGAGCGCCAAAGCAAATCGGGCGCTCGATCGAGCTCGAGTGGTTGTAGCGACGGCCGATAGCGCCGTGGGGATGCCAGATGCGTTCTGGGAGAAGACCGAGGCGCTGATTGTCGACGAGCGTCATCATCAGGCGGCCAAGACCTACCACAAGCTGTCCGACAAGGCGGTCAACGCGTACTGGCGTTGGGGATTCACTGGGACCAACTACCGGAGCAAAGGCGGAGAGCAGATAGCGTTGGAGGCATGCTTGGGCCGGACGGTCGCCAGCCACAGTATCCAGGAGATGACTGAGCGTGGTGTGTTGGTGCCGGCAGAGGTGGAGTTTTGGCCGGTCGACTACGATGGACTGCGGACGGTCAAGTACCAGCGGGCTTATCCCAAGGGCGTGGTGCAGAGTGAAGTCCGCAACGAGCTGGTCGCGCTGGCTGCGTCCAATCTGCTCAACGAGGGGCGTAAGGTACTGGTGTTGGTCTATCGGCTCGAGCACGGCGAGCGACTTTCGCAGATGATCGCGGGCAGCCAGTTTGTCAAAGGCGAAGACGGCGACGAAGTGCGCCGGGCGGTGGCCAAGCTCGATTCGGGAAAGCTGCGGTGTTTGATCGGGTCACCGGTAGTCGGCGAAGGTCTGGATTGTCCGAGCGCCGACGGCCTGGTCTACGCCAAGGGCAACCAGGCTAAGGTGACGCACGTGCAGGACGTGTTTCGCGTGATGACGGGTCATCCAGGCAAGGTCAATGCAAAAATTATTGACTTCGCGGATCGGCACAACGCGAGCCTGATCGAGCATAGTGTCGCGAGGATGCAGCATTACCAAGATATGGGCATGAAGATCAGCGTTGTCCCGAAAGAGGCCCTTGACACGCGGCAGCTGGATCTGCCAGGGTAGATATACGGCTTCGGCCGGTAATCCAGGAGGCTCGATGACTGATATCGACTGACAACAACGATTGGGCGCAGCAGAGCGATTTGAGGGCGGCCATCGGCATCTTGCAGATGCACCTTCCGGCAGGATGACCATTCCGATGTTCACGCCCAAGAGTCTCCAACCTCTGCTGATTGCCCTTGTTATGCAACGCAGCTTTCGGTGTTGGCCCGTGCCGGGGCACATGACGCGTGATAACGGGCCTTCGTTTCAGGAGTAACGGATGGACGCGATAACGATCACGGTGCCCGTCGAATACGCGCAAAAGTGGGTGCGCGGAGATGCCGATCATGACGTGCTGCAGGACGCAATAGAGCGTGCGCTGAAGTGCACAAAGCCGACGCGACAAGATGCGGAAGCAGCTATCAAAGTGCTGCACGCGGCTGGTTGGATCGACGACTGCGGGTGCATTTCCAAGAAGTGAGGACGCGATGTCACCTATCTACAGAACCGGGGCGATCGGCGACAAGCGGAAGCTGATCAAGTTTTTCGCAGCCAAGGAGCACCAAAATCTCGTGCTGCGGATCGCTGATGTGCTCGATCTGAGAAATGATCAGCAGGACTGGCTGATCGGTTTGGTCGAGATCGTGAAGTCGGTCCCGCAGCCACCCGTCCGGAAGGAAGCGACAGGCTGGCGGAAACGCTGGCTGCTGCAGACGTGCCCGAACGGCTATATCGTGCTGCCGTTCGAGGATCTTCTGGGGCCGATGGACATGAAGGCCGTCATGCGTCTCCAGGAGGTCTGTTACGCCTACTACAACGTCCGGATGGGCAAGGGCGAGCCGAGCCGGGTCGACAAGTGCGACAAGTGTGGGGGCAGCAAGCAGGTCGACGGTGCCAAGTGCAAGCAGTGCGACGGCACGGGGATCACGATTACGTTTCTCGAGATGTCCGACGAAGAGCGGCGGTTGGCGCGGGGCGAGGATGCTGATTAGCGATAGGCCGCATGGACTTGTCGATGCGTTCTGGCAATTGATCTGCAAGCGGTGCGGATGGTCTCCAGGACCACGGACCGCGTGCAAATCGATCTGTGCCGAGTGTCGGGAGCCTTTGACGGTCGTTCACGGGACTGAAGATGAGGTCAAAGGCAGACTCGCAGAGATCAGAGGTGAAGCATGAGTGGTAAAGCGGGAGCTGCGACGGTGAAGGCTAATCGCGAGCAGAAACACGAGCTGGGCAAAAGCGCCAACGCGTGCGCGAACAAGTGGTTGGCGATGCACCGAGGTGAGACGGTCGCAGTCAGTTATCGCGGGCGTGAGATCGCGCGGGGAGTGCTTGAGGAGTTCGATCTGTACGCGATGATCATCGTGCGCGAAGAAATTGAACATCCCGCGTTGGTGTTCAAGGGTCCGGGTGTGGTTATCGAGCCGGCCTGATGAGTCTCGAGCTGATCTATACCTACAATCGCCTATCGGTGCGTGTAGTCCAAGCGCGGGTAAAGGTGATTCTGCCATCGGCGATCGTGAGGGCAGTCGCTCAAGATCTGCAGGACTGGCTTGAAGAGAACGAGTTTCCGGCCGGGCCGTATATTGCGAGCTGTTTCGCGAAACACAGTTGGGCGTACGTGCCTGCGTTCGAGGCGTTGGCCCGGCCAAAGTACGCGAAGCACTACCGCGACAACGCGGAAGAGGCGGCGATGTGGTGGCGGCAGCACGAGATCGATCGCGAAGCTCACACGCCGCTCGAGTTGTCTCCAGGCAAGGAAATCGTCAAGTCGCGGTTTCGTTATGACGGGCGGGAAAAGGCCTGTAGGGCTCAGCCCGAGCTGAGCGGTGGGTTCAACCAACTATCGAGGCACTGTCAGACGTGCCCAGAGAAGGAGGAATGTCGTGCGGGAAGAAACAATGCAAGTGCTCGCCAGTAACGAGCTGGATCTGGGAGCTAGTCAAGCAGCGGGCGGCTTCAAGGGAGAGGCTCGATATGCTGGGGGGCCGCACGCCGGCGAGCTGATTATCCGAACCAAGAATGTCTATCCCACGACATTCGCGGCGATCAACGCGGTGGGCGCGGTAGCCGACGCTGCTAAGGAAGTGATCAGGCGCTCGGGCGCTGGTTTGGTCAAGATCGATCCGCTCGAGGATCATGAATACGCCGAGGAGCTCAAGCGGCAATTTCGCGAAGAGCAGCAGAAGGCCAAATAGCGATCGAAGAGGAGGGCGCCGTGTTGAAGCGTTTCAAAGAGCTGCTGCCGAACCTGTTGTACTACGTCTGCATCGTCGGTTTCGTGTGGGGCGTGTCCTATCTCACCCGGTCGTGTAATGAAGATACGGCACGGTGGGTGTACCGCAAGGATCCGCGTACGGGGGTTTGCTACGTGCTCAATTGGTGGCGAACGAGCTTCGCGTATATCCCGTGTGAGAAGGTGCCGCGGGGCCAGCTGAAGTGATCGCGTTTCCGTTCAATAGCGAGTTTCAGCGGAAGATCATCCGGCTTGCGCTGACTGATGATGGCTTCGCCACGATGGGGCTGAAGTACCTGCAGGCGTCGATGTTCGAGAGCGACGCGATGCGGTGGGTGTGGAGGCAGGTCGAGCACGAGCGCAACGAAGGGCGCCGGGCGACGCTATTGGTCGTGCGCGATCGGCTGCGGGACATCGACGAAGTTCTGAGGCCGCGGTACCAGGCTGTCGTCGACGCGATCGAGCAAGAGGTGGTGCGGGAAGAGGCCTTCATCAAAGAGAGGCTCGCCGAGTTCATCAAGCGGAACATGTTCGTTGCGGCCTACAACGACTCGCAGTCGATCTACAACAGCGGTCGTCCAGAACAGGCGATGCAGGCGATGTATGAGGCCTCGCAGAGCATTCAGCAGGTCTCGTTTGCTCCGCCCGATCGTGGTTGGTTTTACGATGAGCTGGATACGAGGCAGCGGGCCTATTTGGACTTCGGCCATCGTGAATTCGATTCGATGTTTGCCACAGGGATCGATGGCGTCGACAAGGTGTTGGATGGGGGACTGTCGCGGGGCGAGCTGGGGGTGTGGATAGCGGACTCCAAGGGCGGCAAGTCGATGATGCTGCGGTTTCTGGCAGCTCACACGTGTCGGGCGCTTCAGCGTAACGTGCTGCTGATCATCCTTGAAGGTCGGCGGCAGCAGACAGAGGCTCAGCTTGACACGCTGCATGCCGGGATCCTGTACACGAACCTGAAGCGGGGCATTATCGATCGGGAGACTTATCAGCAGCTGCAGTCCGAGTATATGGCGCTTCGGCGCCGGCTGGTGATCCGGGCGATGGTCAAGGACTGGAGCTATACCGCTGCGGACATTCGTGCCGAGCTGGATGAGCTGCGATCGATTCACGGCTGGATCCCGGATATGGTCGTGGTGGACTATGGCGACCTACTCCGAAGCCAGACGAAGGCGTTTTCCGAGGAAGAGCACCAGCGTAATGCCTTCGGTGATCTGAAGAGCCTGACTACCCAGGATTTCGGGTATGCGGTGTGGACCGCTAGCCAGGCTCAGCGGCCATCGAAGGAGATGTGGAAAAAGAAAAAGAAGGAGGAGGGCGACGAGGGCGGCGATTTCAAGGTCTGGGGCAAGCCGGTCATTCGGGCACGAGACATCGCGGACAGCTACAACAAGATCCGTCGAGCGGACTTCATTGGCTCGATCAATCAGGACGAAAAGGACAAGCAGGAAAACATCGCGCGGCTGTGGTTGGACCGGTACCGCGACAATGCGGCCGGGCGCCTGGTCCAGGTGAGGCAACATCTCGACCGGATGATGTTTGTTGATTTGCTTGATCCGTTGAACCGTCCCGATTCGCCAGACAGGGTGCAGGCCGATATTGAAAAGCGGCTCAAAAAGCAGCAGGAAGCCGCGAATAAGAAGCAGGAGGCGGCGAACAATGGCTGAAGCTTTTCCTTTGTATTGGCCAGAAGGCTGGGATCGGACGAAACGACGGCGGCCGGGGCCGTACAAGGTGACGTTCGGTGCGGCGCTGAATGATCTGCGTGATGAGCTGAAGCGGTTCAACGCCCGATATCCGGTCATCAGCGCGAATGTCCCGTTGCGGAATGATGGGCTGCCCAAGGTTTCGTCGGTTGGGGATGGGACGCGATTCAGCGGTGATCCGGGGGTCGCGGTCTATTTTCGGCGGCGGGATCAGGAATTCGTGTTCGCGTGCGACAAGTACCTCCATCCGCGGGACAACATGCGGGCGGTCTTCCAGACGATCAACGCATTGCGGACGATCGAGCGCTGTGGGGTCACCGAGCTGACACAGCGGGCGTTCGCGGGATTCAAGGCGCTGCCTCCGCCAGAGAAGCCAAAACGCCCGTGGTGGGACGTATTTGGGCTGCGGCGTGAAGATGCCACGATCGAGGTGGTCCAGGCGGTGTATAAAGCTCGTTCACGGAAAGCACACCCGGATTTTGCCAAAGACGATGGCGAGGCCATGAAAGAGCTGAATGAGGCGTTGACGGAGGCGAAGAAAGATCTCTGATGGCTGGCTCGAGCGCGTACTGGCGGGCGGAAGCCCGCTTTGACTGGCAGCGCTATGTGATTGACGCGGGGGGTGTGCGCGCGGTCCATAGTCGGCCGGAAGAGTATGTGCTGACGTGTCCGGACTGCTTCAAAGCTAAGTTGGCGGTCAATGTTGAGCGGCGGGCGTGGCAGTGCTGGACGTGCGGTGACGGCGGCCGGGACGCGTCGAGTCTGATTTCAAAGATCGAGCGCGTGATGTTCCACGAGGCGTTGGACCGGGTGATGACCGGACACCAGCAGGCCGTGGGGCGGATCGATGTGCTGGATAAGCGGCTTGCTGGTCACCAGGATCGGCCGCGGGTTGAAGTCCCGAATGCGATGGTTTGGCCAGATGGATTTCATACACTGGCGCAGCCACCGACAGCGCGTGAGATGGTCGACTGGTGGGTGCAGGCGATCGGCTACTGTCGGTTTCGTGGAATTGAAGAGTACGTGGTCCAAGAGATGCAGCTCGGGTTTTGCACCAAGGGGCGGTATCGACGGCGGCTTATCTTCCCGGTGTTCGATTACGGCGGCCGGCTGGTTTTTTACCAGGGGCGTGCGATGTGGCCGAGAGTGACGCACAAGCGGTATATCAAGACGCTCAGTCCGAAGCTGGAGGAAGGCTACGCCGGCGCTTCGGATGTGCTGCTCAATCTGGCCTATCTGGTGGCGCGCGGCATACCAGAGCGGTTGTTGGTTGTTGAGGGGCCGATTGATTGTGCCCATGGCTGGCCGGACTGTGTGGCGACGTTCGGCAAGCGGCTGTCCGATCGGCAGATGCAGTTGTTGGTCCGGGCTGGCGTCAAGCAGATCGATCTGGGTTGGGATCCAGAAGAGATGAAGACGACAGAGAAGCAAGCCGCGATGCTGACCGATCTGTTCGAAGTGCGGATTGTGCAGTGGCCTTCGGGGAAGGATCCGGGGGACCTTTCGAAAGAAGAGATTGAAGGGTTTCGCCGACAAGCGCGGGTGTGGGGGAGTGGTGATCGGCTTAGCCGTTTGACTAATGTGCTCAGGTAGGCCTTTTGGGGCCTGAAAGGAGGCTCGATGATGTACCAGTGGGATCGGATTGTTGGCCAGATCGTGTGGGCTCGGGCTCGAGCTGCGAGGATCTTCGGCCTCCCTCCAGAAGAGTTGATGGCTGTCGGGCGAGCTGCAGCGGTGGAGGCTGAGCAGTCGTGGCAGTCATCGGGCGGCCGGTCGATGAGCAGTTGGGTGTATCTCAGCGTACAGATCGCGGTGCAGCGCGCCATGGTGGCCGCTGGTCGTTACGCTGCGGAAGAGGAAGAGGTCGGAGTCGATCCGGAGCCCGAAGCTCAGTATTTTATCCGGGAGGCGCTCGAGTACCTGGAAGCACGGTTACCCAGCGAGGACTGGGTGCTGTTGTGGCTATATCACGCGGAAGGTCGAAATTGCGTTGAGTTAGCTGAGCGTTGGGGGATCGCGCATCAGTCGATGAGGCGGAAGATCAGCAAGGCGCGAAAAAAGGCGGCTACACTTTGCGCGCTGTACGCATAGTAGAGATAGGAGCGAGAAATGTCGGACGAAGAACTGCCTGAAATCTCTGATGCTGACTTCGCGGCGATGACGGCTCAGGCTCACGAGCTGGGCATTCATTACACGGGGGTCGATCCGCTCGAGCTGCAGGCGTTTATCGCGATGGCTCAAGCGGATCGCGGACCAGAGCATCCTGTGCCGTGCTTTGGACTGAGCTACGATCCGAGTCATCGGCCGTGCAGGATTTGTCAGATGCGGAATCCGTGCGCCGATGCTGACAAAAAGCCGCGGGTTGAGGTGGCGGATGTGCGGCGGCTCGAGCCAGTTCCGTGTGAAGCCTGCAGGAGGGGAGAGCTGAACATCGAGCTGCAGGATGTCGAGACGCACGAGATTCGGGACTACGGATGCTCGACCCATGGGTGTCAGAATACGCTGGGCATCCAGGTCGGGTGGGAAAGTGGCAGCCGTCCGACCGAGATTGTGCTGGGTGAGGCTGACGCCGATGAGGAAGCAGCAAAGGTAGAGACGGAGGCTGAAGCGGAGCCAGAGAAGCCCGCTCTTGAAGTGATCGATGGGGGAAAGTCCAAGCCCAAAAAGAAGGTCACGGTCAAAAAGCCTTCGGCGAAGAAAGCTCCGGCGAAGAAAGCTGCGAAGGCCCCAGCGAAGAAGGCCCCAGAGAAGAAGGCTCCAGCGAAGAAGGCTCCAGCGAAGAAGGCCCCAGCGAAGAAGGCCCCAGCGAAGAAGGCCCCAGCGAAGAAGGCCCCAACGAAGGCCGCGAAGAAGGCTCCAGCGAAGGCCGCGAAGAAGGCTCCAGCGAAGAAAATTACAGTCAAGCGAGCTCCGCCCAAGAAACCGCGAGCTGGGGCGGATCTGAGCTTCGTTTGGGATGGGCGTACTTACGATTCGCTAACGGCGATTGCGGAAGCAATCACCAAGACGCGGAATTGGAGCGGGCCGAAGTTTTTCAAAATCCGGTCAGCTGATCTGCAGCCAGGGATCACGCTGAGCCGAGTTTTCGAGGGCGATGAGTACGTCGTCTCAGTGGAGAAGCGCAAATGAACGGACATACAATCATCCGCGTCAAGAGCTTCGAGGACCTGATCCACAAGGTGATGGCGTTCAGCTCGTTTCGTATTCAGGATCGGCTTTACAGCGCGGAGTTATTGGTTCCGCAGCTGGTGATCGACAACAAGGATCTGCTCACCGAGTCGGCGATGTGTGCGGCTTTCGTGTTGTATTGGGGCCGAGAAGCTGCAGCGGCTCGACGGGCAAAGGCTCGGGTCGAGTCAGCCTATCGGACGTGGCGGGACCGGACGTGGCTGGAGATCAAGCACACGCCGTTGCCTGATACAGAAGGCAAGCCGAAGTATCCAACGGATGCTCACGTGGAGCGGCTGCTACACCAGCACCCAGAATACGGGGAATGGCGCGGCCGTCAGGACGACGCTCAGGAAGCGGCCGAGAACGCCGAAGCGGTGCACCTGGCATTTCAGACCAAAGCTGAGCTGATCAAAAATCAACAGCGTCTGCTGCATGATGAGGCAGGCGGTCCTTACCAGATCGCGGAGGAGCCGCGACAGACTCAGGCTAGAGAGCCCAAAGTCAGCTAGGAGGAAATCGATGTCTGGCGATCAACGTTACCCACAGTACCCATTGCCTGGGCAGGGCGCTGTTCACGGGGCGGTAGCGCCTCATGGGCATCCCGAGCAGGCTCCACAGGGCCAGCCTCCACAGGGCCAGCCTCCACAGGGCCAGCCTCCACAGGGCCAGCCTCCACAGGGCCAGCCTCCACAGCAGGCTCCGCAGCAGGGTTATCCGCAGCAGTTTTCTCCAGAGGCCGCAGTTGCCGAGGGAGTGCTGGCTGGTGCCGGTTATCCGCAGCAGTCGCCGCAGCAGTCGCCGCAGCAGTCGCCGCAGCAAGCGCCGGGACAGCCGTGGAATCAATCGGCTGACTTGCCTCCAGAGATGGCGGCAGCGATGGCCGATGCTGTGGATCAGTCCCGTGTCGGCGGGTCCGATGCGGATTTCTGGCGACCGAACAAGCCGAAGAACGTCGGAGAGACGGCGGAGTCGGTTGTCCGGGTGTTCCCGAGCTGGACGGGGGATCCGCGTATGCCGTTCTGGCATATGTCGTGGCGGCATTTTTGCATGGTCCAGCTAGAGGACGGCAGCAAGCGGCGCCAGCCGCGGAATTGCCCAGCCAAGAACGTACCGCCAGGCAGTCCACCGGGTCGTTGTGCTATCTGCGACCGACGCGAGCGGGCGTTGGCGGCCGGCGACGAAAAGACGGCGAAGACGCTCGAGCCGAAACCGCGGTTCTACATGAACGTGATCGACGCCAATGACCAGGACGCTCATTGGAAGGTCGATCCGCAGACCGGGCAGAATGTGCCTGTCGCTAAGGTGTGGGATTGCACGCCGGGGCTGTTCAAGAAGCTGACGAACGTCATTTCTGCTAAGGGCGCGATTTACGATATGCAGGTCGGGCGCTATCTCAAGGTATTCGCAGCGAAGCACGGCAGCGAGGACCGAGATGTGCGGTTCGATTGCACCGACGCGACGGATCCATGTCCGGTTCCGGCTGGATTCGAGCAGACAGTGTTGGTCGCGTTGGACAAGCTCGATTCGGCTCGCTCGTATGAAGAGCTGGCGAACGATATCGCGGCGACCTATCCCGATCCCCAGGGAATGCCCGTTGGAGGCGCGCAGCAGCCGCCGCAGCAGCCGCCGCAAGCTCAGCCCCCTTATGGGCCACCAGCGGGTTACGGACAGCCACAGGCGCAGCAGGGCTATCCGCAGCAGGGCTATCCGCAGCAGGGCTATCCGCAGCAGGGCTATCCGCAGCAGGGCTATCCGCAGCAGGGCTATCCGCAGCAGGGCTATCCGCAGCAGGGCGCTCCGCAAGGTCCTCCGCAAGGTCCTCCACAGGGCTACCCGCAGCAGGCCGCTCCGCAGCAGGGCTATCCGCAGCAGGGCGCTCCGCAAGGTCCTCCACAGGGCTACCCGCAGCAGGGCGCTCCGCAAGGCGCTCCACAGGGCTACCCGCAGCAGGGCGCTCCGCAAGGCGCTCCGCAAGGTCCTCCGCAGCAGGGCGCTCCGCAAGGTGCACCGGGAGGTGATGATGTCCCTTTCTAGGGGATGGGAGCAGCACGCAGGCGCCGAAGCCCCCGGTTGATGGCCGGGGGATTCCGCGCTGCTGGGGCCGTTGGTGGGCCGACGATCGGACGTGTCGAGCTTGCTGGGTGGCTGAAGCATGCGAGCAGCAATCGCCGGGTGACAAGCCGCTCGAACCAGTCACTGGTGATCCCGCAGATCCTGAAGAATTGGAGCGGCAATTGCGGGGTTGATGATGCCGAAACCTTCCAAAACGACCACCAAGAAAGCTACTAAGAAGGCTACCAAGAAGGTCTCGCCGAAGCGTAAATCGTCGGGCTCAAAAGCCAAGCAGGCGACACAGCTGCAGGTGCTCACTGAGGTTCACGATTACTTTTCGAATCACAAGCAATTCGCTGGCCAGCTGATCAAGATGGATTCGCTGGACAATACTGTGCCCGGCTACGTTTCGAGTCAGAGTCTGGCGCTGGATTGGATAGCGGGCAACGGTGGCTTTCCGATGTCGCGGGTGATCGATGTCAGCGGTGACGAAGGCACGGGCAAGAGTACGCTGGGTGATCACATCATGGCGGAAGTCCAGCGGCTTGGGGGTCACGCTTATTTGTGGGATCCGGAGAACGCTCGAGACAACCGCTACCAGAAGCAGCTCGGAATCGCTCGGTCGCGAGCGGCTCAGATCGTCAGCCACACGATGGAGGATGGTTTCGAGCTGATGATCGAGATACTGCAGCAGCACCTGATGAAAGATCCTTTACGGCCTGGGATCATTCTTTGGGATACACCGGCCGGGACGCCAACACGTAACGAGGCCGATCCAGAAAAGACTGACGAGCGGATGGGGCCGGCGAAAATTATCCGGGGATACCTGCGTAAGCTGAATCAGATTCTGATGCAGACGCGTTGGGTCCTCTGCGTGATCAATCAGACCTATCGCGGGCACATGCAGTCCGGACAGACCTACAAAGCTGTGTACGGGGGCGGTGGGATCCCGTTCTATTCGAGTTGTCGGCTGGAGATCAGTCACGTCAGTCGGTTTTGGCGCAGCTCTACGGACAAGTCGCGGGGAATGCCCCCGTTGGGGCAGACTGCGTGGGTGCGGAATATCAAAAATCGCTGCGGGATGCCGTGGCGGTCGCGTCAGATCTGCATCGAGTTCGGTCAGGGGATCGATAACTACTGGACGATGTTCGATACGCTCAAGGGCTACGGGGCGCTTGAAGTTAGCTCGAACGGCTGGGCTGCTTTCGATCCGGACTGTTATCCGGAGCTGGCCAAGGCCGTACCAAAGAAGTGGCAGACCGGGTACCAGGGGCTCAAGCATTTCGTGGCTGAAGATCCGAATCTGTGGCCGCTGCTGATCGAGGTATATAAGTCGATTGAGGAGAGCTGGAATGTCTGACAGGGATGTTGTTGGCGAGCCGCGGATTATCGGTCTTGACAGTCCGGAGTCGATTGTCCGGGTTTGTGAGACGAAGATCGACGAGCTGCAGAAGCACTTGGACGCGTTCCCAGGACCGTACGAGCCGCTGAACGGGACCGAGTACATTGTCTGGGAACGTCGGGCGATGATGAAGATGGGGATCGCTCAGGGCTGGGTAGCGGCATTGGCTGCGATCAAGGTGCTGCCGTTCGAGATCGGAGAGCGGCTCAAGCATCGAGCTGTCGGTGTGATCAATCGGGCCGCGGCCAAAGTGCAGATGGGAGAGCGCCGCTGATGGTCTGCGTGCAGTGCGGGGCGCCGATGCCACAAGGTTATTGTCCCCACGGGCACAACCGTGGTGGGTTCGCAGCTCCGCTATCCGTCGAAGGGCAGAAGATCCGCGGGACGCTGCCGCCACCTGGACAGTGGCTCGGGTGGTCGATCAATCTGACGCTGCCAGAGCCAGAGCACGTGTTCGAGGTGACGTTTCCTGTACCTCCGATGTTCGACATCTCGACGGGGCCGGTGATGGAGGTGGTGTTCTGGTCGGATCTGGTCGCGAGATGGATTCACGGGGTGAGCTATCACTTCGATCAGGGGTTACCAGACGGCCATGTGCAGGTCGCTGTCGGTGATTTGGAGTGGGTTGGCCAGTGCGCTGATATCGGTGGGCGCGATGGCTTGATTCACGTGGTTCAGCAGCTGGAGGCTTATCAGCGTGGGATCCCCAGTCCTATCCCAGAGCATTAGCGCGGCCAACGTTCCGTTGGAGAAGTCCGGGATTGACTGGACTGTCTGCCGAACCGTTGAGCAGCTTGAGCCGTTGGCGCGAGAGGTGGCCGATCAGAGCGTGTTCGGCTGGGACGTGGAGACGAGCGGTCGGTCGCCATGGGCGGGTAGACGGATTATCGGTCATTCGTTTGCGTGGCGCCGGCCGAACGGGCAGCTTGCGGCGTTTTATGCGCCGTGTCGTCATCGTTCGTGCGGGATGAGCTTGTTCGACGACTTGACGCAGATCGAGCCGGAGACGCTGAGCGAAATGCTGCGGCCAGCGCTGGAGGGGCCGGCAGTCAAGCGCGGGCATAACATCTCGTTCGATATCCAATTTGCGGAGACGGACGGGATCAATGTCGCTCCGCCCGTGTTCGATACGATGCTGGCCTATCGGGTCTACAACGAGAACCTACGGAGCTATCGGCTCGGGCAGTGCTTGCTGTACACCGAGGTTCCACATCAGCACGGTTGGAAAAACAGCGTCGAAGACGAGCTGAAGCGTGTCGCTCGGTTTCTGAAGATGAAGATCAGTGTGCTCAAGGACCAGCATGGCCACGAGTACGTGCCGATCGATATCGAGGGGCGTTACGGCTGCCAAGACGCGGCCTACGAGTTCATGCTGGGGGATTTTCTCGAAGCTCGAAACTTCTGGCCAGAGACCACGCAGCTCGAGATGGATCTGTTGTGGTGCTGTCTGGATATCGAGAAGATCGGGGTTCCGCTGGACACAGGGGCGCTGGAAGAGCTGCGCGAGTTCTGTCGCCAGGAGATGCAAGATCTGTCGCCGCAGATCTGGACGCTCGCCGGCGAGGAATTCAAGATTACGAACGACAACGATTTGCGTCGGATTTTGTTCAGCAAGCTGAATTATCCGGTCATCAAAGAGACCAAAGGCGGCGCTCGTGGGAACAAACAGCCGAGTGTCGACGATGATTCGTTGTGGGCGCTCGAGACACGGCACGGGTGTCAGTTGGCGGCGCTTGTGCGGCGCTACAACAGCCACGATAAGATCTATTCGACCTATTCGACGAGCATCGTTGATCTGACAGACGCTCACGATATCTTGCACGGTGAGGTGAGGCAGTTCGGAGCGCGGACGGGTCGTGTTGCGATGGCGCGGCCGAACCTGCAGAACATTCCGACCAGGACGCCGCTAGGTCGGAAAGTCAAAGCGGCGTTTCGTGCGCGTCAGGGAATGATCCGGTATTGCCTCGATTACAGTCAGCTCGAGCTGCGGGTGTTAGCGCATCTGTCGCAAGATCCGACGCTGCTGCGGATTTATCGTGAGGGCCTCGACGCTCATAAGACGACGGCGATCGAGGCGTTTGGGACGGCCGAAAAGATCAATGGCGTGGACATGCGTCGGGTCGCGAAGATCCTCAACTTCGGGGTGTCGTTCGGGATGACCGAAGTGGGGCTGATGGGCAACATCAATAAGGATCTGCCCGAAGGCATGCCGCCGATTACTGAGGAGCAGGCCAAGGAGTTTCTGACGAGCTTCTATCGGCAGTATTCCGGAGTTGTGCGGTACCGCGATCGGTTGTTTTACGATATCCGAAACCAGGGCTGCCAGTTTGCGAACATGTTCGGGCGTCCGCGGAGGCTGCCGGCACTCAATCATAAGAGCAACACGGTGAGGCGTCGGGCGGAGCGGCAAGCGATCTCGACGATGGTCCAGGGCAGCGCGGCCGGTTTGGTCAAGCGCTGCATGCTGGCGACGTGGCAGTACCTGCAGGCACAGACGCATTGCGAGGCCTACATGGTGCTCATGGTGCATGACGATTTGCAGTTCGATATGGCGCCGGATGGCAGTGCTCGGACGGTAAGAGAGGTGCACCGGATCATGGAGAGCACCTGTCAGAATAAATTCAGCGTGCCGATCAAATCGGACGTGGAGTGGTTCACGACCAATTGGAACGAAAAGAAAGGGATGACGCTATGACGTACACGCCGTTGAAACAGCAGGATACTGATCAAATCGGTAGTGCGGCGGCTAAGGTGTTGTTGGAGTGGGCCGCGCGGCATGAGTTGACGTGGATCCAGTTAAATCAATGTATCGAAGTCGCGCAGAAACAGGTGGCGGTGGATAGCTTAGAGGCAGCTCCTGGGGCTGTCGTGTCTGTTCCAAAAACGATCAGGAGGGGCCGATGATCGTTTTCTCAGATCTGCATCTGCGTGAGAGCAGTGAGGACGTGTGCTTTCGAGTGCTCGAGCAAATCGAGCGAATGGCGCTCGAAGACGATCAGCGGATCGTGTGCTGCGGTGACTTTTGGCACATTCGTTACCAGCTGAATGTCCGGCTGCTCAATCGAGTGTCCGAGCTGATGCGGCGCTGGGCTGATCTGGGGCTCGAGCTCGACCTGGTTCCCGGCAACCACGACCAGGTGGACGTGGCCGGACGGAATGCACTTGAAGTCTTCGAGGGGGACAACTGCGTGGTGTGGACTGAGCCGGGGATCAGCCACGACGGCCGTTTGGGCTTCGTTCCGTACCGCAAGGATCTGGAAGAGCAGGGTGGTTGTTTGAAGGCGGTTGTTGCTGAAGCTCCGTGGATCATCTTCGCGCATTTGGGGATCTGCGGAGCGGCTATGAACAATGGGCAGAAGGATCGGGACGGTCTTGATGCAGCGACGCAGCTCGTGTGTCCCCAGGCCCATTTGATTCTTGGGCACTATCATAAGCGGCAGACGGGAATGGGATGGGAGTACGTAGGATCTCCGTACCAGACAAGCTTCGGGGAGGAGGGGAACGTTTGCGGTGTTCTCCATTTGGTCCCGGAAACGATTGAGCGGCTGTGGATTCCGTTGGACGTGGGTGCACCGACACACCTGACGTTGAAGTGGGATCCGGCGAAGCAAGAACAGCCTCCAGTTCCGCGGATGACGTTAGCTCCAGACCGAAATGTGAAGGTGCGCCTCGATATCGAAGCGAGTCACGAGATGATCGTTGGCGGGAAGTTCAAGCAGGTTCTCAAGACCGCGGGGCTCGATGGTGTGGAAGTTCGGATTGTCCCGACCAAGGTTGATCGTGAGCACAGGTTTGAGATTGGTGGGGGCGAGACGCTGTTGCAGGCTGCGGATCGGTTTGCGGCCGAGCGGTTGTCTGGTGGGGAGTGTGGCGCGAAGAGCGCGAATCAGCATCAGGCGGCAATGGTTGCGTTGCGGAGGTGGGCCGATGGATGAGGCGAGAAGTCTAGTTAGGCGTTTAGAAGAATTGAGGGCGCGTCTTGCTGAGCATCAGGCGCGAGAGGCAGATCTGCGCGAAGAGGTTGATGAGCTTCTTGCGGAAATAGAAGAATTCCAGAGGACGCCGACAAGGACTCCGGTCATTGGAACGTTGCCGTTGTTAGTGAGGGGCGCTCGATGAAATTGCTTGATATTGCGATCGAAGGATTCATGGGCTTCACTGGCGCTGTCAAGTTGGCGCTTGATTCGTTGGGCTTGGTCCACATCGCCGGAGCGAATGAAGATGATCCGGCCAACGACAGCAACGGTTCCGGCAAGACGACGATCCTGGAGGCGCTGACGTGGTGTCTGTTCGGCGAGGGGCTGCCGCGGCCGTCTGGTAACAGCGAGCAGGGCGTTCGTGCGGACGAAGTGCTCAATGACCGCCGCAAGAAACAGTGTTACGTGCGCGTGAATCTGGAGGATGAGGACGGGACGGCTTACGGTGTGGCGCGGTGGCGGAAGTACAAGGGTGAGGGAGATTCTCGTCAGAGTAGCGGAGTGATGCTGGTTGTGGGCGGAGAGCCGATCCAATCGCTCGATGAGAAGGAGACCAATCGTCTGATCTGCCTGAAGCTCGGGCTCGATCGGGATATCTGGTGCCGTGGGGTGGTGTTCGGTCAAGAGGCCTCGTTCAACTTCTGCGAAGCGACGGCGAAGGATCGGACCGCGATCCTCACTACAGTGATGGGGCTTGAGACGATCGATACGTGGCTGGAGCGCTGCCGGGATGAAAAGCGGGCGCTGACGACCAAGATGGCCGAGAGCGGCGGAAAGCTCGAGATCGCTCGCCAGGGGCTGCAGAGGGCTGAGCAGGAGTCTCCTGAAGCGCAACAGCAGCAGTGGGAGGTTGATCGAGCAGCGACCTTACAGGCGATAGAGAGCGATCTGACGGCTATCGCCAATGAAGGGACAAGCTTGGTTGCCACGTTGACGGAGCTGGAGACAGCCGGCCGACCGGCTGTGGCTGCGTTCCCAGATCCACCGAGTGACGAAGCTGTCCGGGCCGCTGAACGAGCGATGCAGGAGGCCTCTGTCAAAACCGGGGTATTGCGGACAGAGCACGATGTGCTCAAGCGCCGTGTGGCTCAGCTGGAGAGCATGCAGATCGGAGAGTGTCCGACGTGTTTGCAGCCGATCACGGCCGAGCATCGGGATCCGTGCCTGGGGGCCGCTCGTGAGTCGGTAGCAAGCTTGATCAACGGCCAGATGTGGATTGAGGCGTGGGGGGCGTTCGAGCAGGCTCAGAAGGCCTATGCGGCTGCTCAGGATGCTTACAAAGCGGGGCATGCCGAGACGCGGCGGTTGTCTGAAGAGGCTCAGAGGACGCAGCAGCAGGCGCTGCAGTGGGATAATTCGGTGCAGGCTCTCAAGAACCAGATCGAGCACGGTCGGAAGCGTTGGACTGCGGAAGCCGCGCGGAAGCGTCAGGTGCAGCAGCAGAGCAATCCGTTCGGGGAGCTGGTAGCCAAGCATCAGGAGCAGCTCGAGCAGCTTCGGTGGGAGCTGGTGGCGCTTGAAGACGAGCAGAAGGGGATCGGCGAAGCGCTCGATATTTGTCTGTGGTGGGAGAAAGAGCTGCCCCGGTTCCGTACGTGGTTGTTCGATGCGGTGGTGGATACGTTGGCGGCCGAAGCGAATAGGTGGCTGCGGATCATGTCTGGCGGCGTGATCTGGGTTCAAATCTCTACCACGAAGCAGGTTGGCAAGCGGCTCCGCGATGAGCTGGACGTTCAGGTCTATCGGTGGCAGCCTGACGGCTCTGTGACTACGCGTAGTTATCGCACGTGGTCTGGGGGCGAAAAAAGACGGGTTGCTTTGGCGGTAGATCTCGGGTTATCTAGGTTGCTCGCGGATCGAGCGTCGAAGGCCTATCGGTTCCTGGCGTTGGACGAAATCGACCGCCACTTGGACAGCCAAGGCCGTGAAGGGCTGCGCCAGGTGCTTGATGAGCTTCGGCGCGAAAAGGAGACTCTCTTAGTCATCACACATGATCCCGAATTCCGCGCGTCCTTCGATACTGAGGTTCTGGTGACGAAACGTGCAGGTGTTAGCGATTTGGAGGTACGAGGTGCCCAAGCCGAGAGTAGTGGAGCTGCCTAAGCGGGGCAGCAAGAAGAAATCCCGCAGCAAGAAGAAATCCCAAAAGAGCAGCCGGCCGAAAAAGCCGCATTGGTACACGATGGAGTCGTTTTTCAAAAGCGACAGTCAGTTGGTGATGAAGGTCGGCGACGAAGATATCGTGCTGTGCGGGTGGGTTCCCCCCTATAACGAAGTGGCCGTGTGTCTCGTTCCCTCGTCCATTACACAGCAGCAGGGATTGGCGCTGCAGAAGATCCTGGAAGCTAATTTGAGGGCTCCAGTGCTTGTGCTGACCAACAATACCCAGCTCGTGAGGCTGAAACAGATCTCGGAGTCCGAAGCGATCCGGATCATGAACGAGGGGGATCCTAATGCCATCGTCCACGTCGAAGACGGCGAAGAAAAAGAAGGCCAAAAAACCGACTAAGGCTCAGCTCGGTCGTAGGAGTCGGGTCAAGGGTGGGGCTTTCGAGCGGAAGATCGCCGCTGAACTGCGTGTGATTTACGATCCTCCTGAATTGGTCGCCGAGTTGGTAGCGGCGCTCGAGGCGAAGGACCTGAAAGAGTACAAGCGGTTGTTGAAGGCCTCGAATGTCAGCCGGGGCGAGCAGACGCGTGGAGCGAAACACGCGGACCTGTTGATCGACGAGTGCCCGTTCTGGCTCGAGCTGCAGGATGCGGGGCCTCAGAAATATAATCCGCGATCCAAGCTCGAACAGGCCGAGCGGGACGTTCGAGAATCGGAATCGGACAAGTGGCCCGCTGCGGTATGCCATCGGTTGGGGCGTCGTTCGATTCAGGTCTGCATGCGGTATGATGCGTTGGCGTGGATCGCGACAGGCTACTGCTTTGCGGACGCGGACGCGGCCGAGAATATCGTGGTGATGATCGACTGGGAGGATTTCAAGGGTCTTCTCCAGGAGCATGAAGATGAGCGGCGACAGTAAGCGGGATCAGATCAAGGAAGATATCGCGTTCGAGGTGCTGCGGGATGCCGGTAAGAGGCACAACAAAGCCGTCGAGATGCGCAAGGCTGAGATGTTGGCGCGGAACATGACGCCGGTCGAGACCGAAGCGAGCGTGGAGCGGCTTAAGGATGAAGCCGTTCGGGCGTTCTTCGGTGAGGAGGGGATCCCGCCCGATTTGAAAAAGGGCTGGGCGATCTACGAGCAGCGGCGAAAGGAACGGGATCGTGTCGAAGCCCCATTGCCGCCAGGGGGCTGTTTGCTTCTGGGTAGAGAGGCGACGGTTGCGGGCGCGATGGCTGAAGCTCATATGAAGTTGGCGGCTGCGCTCCACATCGACACGAGGGCGATCAAGCTGTCGCTCAAGCGGGATGAAGCCAACCGGATCAATCTGATTGCGGATGTGAGTCCACCCGATGACTGGGTGATCCCGATCGCTATCGGCAATCAGGCAGCTCAGACTCCGCAAGAGGCCGCCAAGGTCTACATCCAAAGCGTGCTGCGGCAAATCAATCTGTGGTTCCGTACCGAGGTCGGGGTGCGGCTGGAGGCCAGCGAGAAGATCAGGCCTGAACTGAGCCGGCCGGTTGCTCCGTGGGCTGGCCATGGGCAAGCGTAGTCCACCGAAGGGGCCGGCTGCAGCTCCACCTGACGCGAAGCGTAAGAAGCTGCAGCGGTGGGAGTATGAGCGGGCGATCCAGTCCGCGGAGGTGGCGTATATCACCGATGAGCGGATGCGTCCGCTCGAGTATTGGTGGGACCAGCTTTGCTCTCATTGCATGCCGCTACAGCGGTTTAAGAGCCGTTCGAAGATCGGCAGATGGTCCGAGCGGCGGAGCAAATACTGGGAGGCTGTCACTCAGGAAGTTCTGCGCCAGACCAAGCACAAGATCGTTCATGATCGTGCGGCCGAGCTGCAGCAGATGCAGCGTCTTCGCCAGGCTGCGTACGACGCGGTAGAGCCGCGGCTAGATAAGGATGGGCGGTTGGTGTATCCCGTGGCGCCGAAGAGCCTGGAGGGCATGATTACGGCGCTTGTGCGGCTCGATATCCGGGCAGACGACAAACGGGATGAGCTTTTGGCGATAATTGATCCTGAGCTGCTTAAGGAGACGGCCGAGCAGCAAGGACAGCAGTTCTCTCCGGAAGATATGCGGACGGTCGCTCGAGTACTTCTAACCAAGCGCCGGGAGGCGCAGACGCGGCGCATCAAAGAAAACGAGCGTCAGCTACTCACCGAAGGATCGGGTGAAGACGATGAAGAAACAGATCTTTGAGATTGATCCGAAAGACATCGTAATCGGTTGGCGGGTGCGGCTAGATCCAGGCGATATTAACGAGCTGGCTGCATCGATTTTGGAGCACGGGCAGATGCAGCCGATCGCGGTCAAGACCAACGGTGATAATCGGCTTGAGCTCATCTCTGGCGAGCGGCGGATCCAGGCTTGTCGGCAGCTGCAGCGCAAAGTTCTCGCGGTTCTGGTCGAGCCGAAGGATGAGCTGCAAGCTCTCGATATGCAGCTGGATGAGAATCTGAGGCGGAAGGATTTTGACGATATCGAGCGTGGGCTTGGTTTGGCTCAGCGTAAGATGATCTACGAGAAGCTCCATCCAGAGACCAAAGTCGGCGGCGCTGGTCGCGGCCGTCCGAAAAGTAGGATGGCGAAATCTGACAACCTGACAGATCCGCCAAGAGAGCCGGCCGAGCGATTCACCAAAGTCACGGCCAAGCGGTTTGGGATCGGTGAGACCAAGGTCAAGGAGATGTTGGCGATCGTCGGGCTGTCCGCAAAGCCGAAGTTCCAAAAGAGGATGCGATCTGCGAAGGACAAGCCGGTTGCCGAGCGAAATCGCATTTACATGGAGTGTCTGCAGGAGCACCGTCGGGATAAGAAGATGGAGCGGCTCAAGGCCGAAGCCGATAAAAAGGCCGAGCTGCAGAGTCAGGCCGAGCTGAATGATCAGGGTGAGGTAGCCGAGACTGAAAACGCGCGGCCGATCCACGTCTATCATGACGACTGCCTGAAGCTGATGGCGACGTGGCCGAAGGAGTCTGTAGATTTGGTGGCTTCCGATCCGCCGTTTGGACGGGCGCGGAGCCAGATCGCCCACATTGCTCGAGCGAGCATTAATCCGGAAGAGCACAAGTGGGACAAGCTGGATGTCGGCTGGGTGATGCTGGCCGCTCCGCTGCTCGTGCCGGGTGGGCAGTTGCTGACGTTCTGTCCGCTCGAGAAGGTCGGAGACTACGAAGTAGCTTGCGAAGCGGCCGGGCTCGACTACCGGATGGCGATTCTGTGGTGCAAGACCAATCCGGGTCCAGCTCATCGGCCGACCTACGTGTCCGCAGTCGAGGCTATCGTGTGGGCCGTCAAGCCGGGCAAAGCTCCCTACTTCAAGCCGTGGGAAGGCAAGAGCACGGATGGGGACTACCACCCAATGAACTGGTTCGAGTCACCGATTTGCGGTGGCCGGGAGCGGTTGCATCCGACACAGAAGCCGCTGGCTGTGATGCTGAAGCTGCTGCATCGGCATGCGTCGCCAGAGCTGAATCATAGGGTGCTCGATCCGTTCGCCGGCGCGGGGACTACGGGTGTGGCTTGTCGACAGATGGGGCTGTCCGCAATCCTGATCGAAAAGGACGAGACCTATTTGGAGATGATCCGAGCGCGGATGGCTGCGCAATGACCGAGCACCATCGAATTGTGCTGCTCGAGCTGGAGGATGCTCGAGCAGCGGTCAGCGCGGGGTATCTGTCAGATCGGACACAGTTGAGCATCGGCGCTGTCTGTCAGGCCGGGCTCGAGCTGTGCCATAAGAAGATGGTCAAGAACCAGAGCGTGCGGCATATCGAGCGCGATGGTCACGAGCTGACGTTGTACACCTATCGGATCACGGGCCGCGGACGGTCGATGTGCGAGCGGATAAGGGCGGCAGCTCACCAGGGAGATCCTCTCCCGTGAACGATCCCAAGTATCGGCGATTCCGGTTCAAGGGGATCCGGATGCGGGAGACGACGTGGGACGCGATGGAGGTTCTCGATCACGTGTGGCGGCTGATGAATCGCAGCGCGATCCATCACAGGACGCGGGGAAGGCTGGTCAAATTCGGGTTTGCGGAATTTCAGGACCGTGGAAAGCACCACATCCGCGGCCGGTTGACTGCGGAAGGGATCGATTTCCGCAATCGGGTCTATAAAGAGCGGGCGAGGCGGCTCAACTACAAGCTTTGGAAGGACAAGTGGACATGAGCAAGGTCAACGATAAGGCAGCGCAGCTATTTCAGGCGTGGTCGGACGAAAAGCGGGCTCTGGAGTCATTGCGGAGTCAGGTGCGGGCTGCGGAAACTAAACTGGAGAACGCGGCGAACGAGCTGGGCAAGCAGTTGGTGCCGAAAGGGGCCAATCCGAGCGAAGAGTTCGCGATTTGGGTGGGCTGTACGGTCGACGGCGAATCGTTCGATGCGCTCGTGACAGTCAAGACTCCCAAGCAGTCGGGCGTGGGTAAGTACAAGATCGAAGTGCGGGAAGAGCGGAGATGATTCAGTACGAGATGAGGCTGCCATTACGGCAAGAGCCGTGGCCGAACGGACAGAATGAAGCGAGGCCATGCCCGGTTTGCGGGAAGCCGTGGATTCCGTGGGCTGGTTCCAGGTTGCCTTGTCACGGGCGTTGTTTGTTTCCGGAGCGGGATAGGCAGCTGATGCAGGCGGATCCGCGGACGGACTTGGAGCTGTCCAAGGCGCTAGGTGTCACGACATCGGTGGTGCGCTCTGCAAGAAAGCGGCGAGGCTGATGATCATCCGCGTTCCGGACTTTCCGCCCTTTGACGGCGAGGGCAAGCCTCCACGTCCGCTCGTGCTGCTACTTGGTCAGGGGGACTGGCAGGCTCGAGCGGCTGCGGAATTGTCGTCGAGCTGCGGCGTGGTGGTCTGTACGGACGGGGTGCTGCCGTCTAACAAGGCGCTCCCAGCGCTGTGGATCGAGGTGTTGCTGCAGTACATCGATGCGGTGGACGCCGTGGGGATCTGGGCTGCGGACGAAGGGCTCTATCTGGACGAATGGACGATGGGGGCGTACATCTGCGGACGGATTCCGCAAAAGACGCTGGTCGGTTCCGCACCGGAGCCAGAGCACCCGATGGTCCCCGGATTCATCAATCTAGCGATGCAGGCCGGAGCGTCCGCATTCGCTCGTTACGAGATATTCATGGCGGCGCTCCGCGATCGAGCGAGGCAGAGCCGTCAAAGAGGAAGGCGTGGGCTGAACAATGGCTGAAGAACTGAGACACGTACGCTTCTCATTATCGGACTTGATCTACGCGGTGCAGGCGTTCCGCGGAGATACAACGCCCCTTTCCGCAGACCAGGCGCTGACCTGGTATTGGAATTGGGCCTCAGATCGCGGATGGAAGCTCAAGATGATCGCCAATCAGATCGATTCCGCAAAGCTGGCCAGCCGTATCGAGTGCGGAAGTCAGTTTGAGTGGGCTGCGGAAGAATACTGGAATGTGGTCTGGTCCGGAGAGGATATCCAGGCAAGTCCGGACTTGGTTTCCGAAGCAAGCGTTAGAGACCTTTCCGCAGCGGCCAAGCTGGTCCTGTCAGAGCTTTTCAAGCGCGGATGGACTGTCCGCAGCCGTATCAATTTGGGCAGCAAGAAGCCGCCCGAAGCGTGTCTGGTGAGGTACAACGATCAGGGGCCGGAACACCAGATCTTCCTTGATGATGTGATAGCTGTTGCGGACGAGCACGGGGCGGCAGGGACAGCCGTGAATCTGGAGGATATCGTTTACGACCTGGAGGCCTAAAAACATCCACGGTATCGCGCAGTTATAAAAAACAGCCGCTGCGGAATTGGCAGGCCGCAGTCGGGGGCAATATAAGCTAGGTGAAATCATGAGCGAAATTGTCGAGGTAATCCGCAAGGTAGCAGCGTTTGCGGACAAGCAGGAATCAGAGACCTTCACGCTCGCCGATGTCCATTTCCGCAAAGGCGAGGTGTACGCACAAAGCATGGTGGGCGGGGCGCTAGAACCAATCGAGCTGGAGCTGAATTGCGGAGTCAATGCCAAGAAGCTGCTCAAGGCGCTCCAGGCGGTGGGCAAGGCGCCCAAGTTCGAGATGGTCGGAAAGCAGCTCAAGGTCTCCAAGGGCAAGTCCAGGGCGAAGCTCGAGACCAGCGATCCGAAGCACGCTCCGAAGCTGCACAGGCCTCCCAAGGGCGCTGAGTGGCTGGAGGTGCCTCATCTGCACGAAGCAAGCAGGCTGGTGTGGGCAGTCTCCACAGATACTACGCGGACGCATATCGCTGGTGTGTGCCTATCGGCCAGGGGGCTGTGTGCGACCAATGGCCACGCAGCGATCAAGCTCGGAGAGGAGAACTACTGCGAGCTGCTAGGCTGCGGCGAAGCCTCCGCTCCGCTCATTCCGCCAGCTGTGCTCAAGAACCTACCCAACCCGACGTTCGCCTGTCTTCACCAGGGCAAGCTCTATCTGGCCGCGGAGTCCAAGCCGAAGGCCTTCCGCAGCGCCAATCTGTACGATGCCAGGTTTCCGTCGATGGAGCAGGTGATGGAGACAGGGCGCGGTCAGCCGCGGCTGTCTGTGGACCGTAGCGCTCTGGTCGATTTGCTCAAGCGGGCGCGGCTGTCTTCTCATTCCGCAGTGCTCGAAGTCAAAGGAAAGCGGTTGAGCGTTAGCATCGACGATACACGGCCCGCGGACACGTTGTTTTCGTTTGCGGACAGTGTGGAGTTCACCAAGGTGTCTGGCGAGGTTCCGGACGGGTTGATCAGCCTGAACCTGAACTACCTGTTGCCCAGTGTGGAGACCTGTAGCGACAAGCAGGTGACGCTGGGGATGCTTCCCGAAGCAGCCGGGAGTCTCGAGCCGATCTATGTGACGGACGGTGACATCGAAGCGATCATGATGCCTATGCGGATGTGATGATGAGCTACGCTGAGAAGAGAGATGAGAAGCTCCGGGATATTCGCGAGCGCCCAGAACGACACAGGCATTCGTTCGGGGCTCTGCAGGTCTGCTGCATGATCGACGGCTGCCTTGATGGGCTGCTGTTGGAGGCTCACGAAGGCTTGACGGGCAGTAACGGGGGCCGCGGCTGCGATACGACATCGGGGCCGTGTTCGTGCGGAGCGTGGCATTGATGGGGCAGGTATGTCTGAAGTGCGGAAACACGGAGTGGAAGCTACTCAGCGAGCTGACTATCTCAGTCCAGCCGGGCTCTCGTGAGGATTGCTGGGCGTGCTCTGGCTGCCTGCTGCCGTTGGGTAGACCAGGGGATGCCGCAGTGGTCGGGGTGAAGCCTACTACGCCGGTCAAGATCGAGCGCGTGTTCTACCAGTCGCTGCGTGCGGAGAGCTTCACAGAGCGGTTGCGGAATGAGGCGTTCGAGGCACTCAAGAAGGCTGCGGACCAGGCAATCGAGCAGGTGATCGAAGGCTGTACAGCGTCATTCTCAAGGCGGAGCTGTCTGAGCTTGATTGCCAGGACGCTCGATCTGGCTTGGCAGGAGCGCTGGCAGGAAGCTCTCGAAGTCGCGGAGTTAGCGGTTGCCGAGCTGAAAGGCAAAATTGATCGGCAACACTTTGGCCCCGAAACGCCATAGTAGGGATATGGCGGGTGTTGAGTAGGCTTGCAGGCTGCCACGGTTTGGAGAACGAAGATGAATTTGGAAGCGGTGCGGAAGGTCATTGACGACCTGAACGATCGGGGCTTCGAGTACGTAGGTCACGCGTTTTGGTCCGTGTCCTATTGCGGAAGCGGGTCCATCGTTGTCGAGGCGATGGGGATCCCGATCTGGGATAGTGAGGAAGACGAGCGCGAGCAGATCGGGACGTGTCCGAAGTGTGGTGGTTCCGGGGCTGATCCGGATTGGGTGGAGGGCAGTGCTCGCCCCACGTGTCCGACTTGCGGTGGAGACGGCGAAGACGATCTGTGGGAGCCGCTGGCCGCGTTCTTGCCGCGGCGGTTGATGGAGATTGCTCTCGAGCTGCTGTTGATGGCCGGGCCGAAGTCGGACAGTGAAACGTCGATGGCCCATGACGATCGACCGGTACCAGATCCGCCGCTATGTCAGGGCTGCGCTCACCAGCAAAATAACTGCTGTGTGCGGTCTAAGACGTTGGGCGTGTTGTCCGGAGCGTGCCCGGATTTCGAGCAGCAGTGATTGCCGCGAATTGCCATATCGTCGGCTCTGACCAGGTATTCGCTGTGCTCTGTCGGGCTGACGCGATGTGGGGCGATCCGTGGTCCAAGGGGCTCGCGGATTATCTCAATGCGGTAGCTGAGCGCGAGTGGCGCGAAAGAGAACGGGAGCTCGACCTTGCGCGGCAGCTCGAGCTGTACCCAGAGACTGAAGAGCAGGAGCCGGACGTGGTGCCGGCCGAGTTGGTGCTGGAGTGGGACGCGTACGGAGGTACTGATGGAGATTCCGCAAGACAAGCTCGTTGATCTGATGCAGCGGTTTCCAGCGGCGCGGGAGTGGCTGTATCGGCCGGTGTTGCAGGAGGCGCTCCAAGTGGCCTACAAGCTGGGCTGGTTGGCTGGGCAGCAGAACGAGCGCGATCAGGGGCCGGCGAAGTCGTTCGAAGAGCTGGAGCAGCGGCGTGCGCGGCGCACGCTGGGAGGCTATTCCGTGCACTGCTGCGATGGCTGTGGAGAGGAGATCGCACAGAGCGAGGCGGCTGTGGCTTCGAACCATGGTGTTTTTCATGAGCGCTGCTACAAGGCAGATCCGAAGCGCGGACTGCCCCAGCCGAAAGGGGGACAAGGGCGATGAATCAGACAGGGCGCAGCATGATCGCGATAGCGGTCACCAGGGTGCTGCGGAAGTACGAAGATAGCGGACACATCCGGGCCGGGTGCGGACGGCGCGGTGATCGGCCAAATTGGGCCGCGGGCTGGGTGCCGGGGATGGACGATACCGGGGGGCTCGGACCGATTCCGCAAGGGACCATTGACGCCATCGCGGAAGAGGTGGCGCGGAACATCGAGACACAGCTGGACGCGGCTCAGGGCAAGACACCCGAAGCGCCTCCAGAGAAGCCAAAGAAGCGCGAACGGCCGGATTGGCTGATCGTGGTTGGTGGTGACAAGCAAGGGGAAGATGATGCAGACGACGTTCGATCAGGTGAAGGTATTTTCGGCGACGAAGGCGAAGGATCGGGGACAGCTGGGCGAGACAGTGACGGAGTGGCTGCGGAAGCAGCCGCGAACGGAGATAGTGGACAAGCAGATCCTCCAGAGCAGTGATGCCGAGTTTCATTGCCTGACGATCGTCCTGTTTCTGCGGGAGCCGCGGCAGCTGCCTGTGCTGCACTGTCTCAGGAATGGCCGGGCGATGTGCAAAAAGTTCCGCCAACCGCCCGGCAAGTGGCCGAAGGGTCATCAGTGGCTGTCGATTGCGGACTGGCCCGATGATGCCAGGCCTGGGATCCCGTTTCACGGTCCGCGCGGGTCGGCGATGATCTGTCCGCGATGCTATGAGGAGTTGAATCGTGCCGATTGACGCGAAAGAGCATGCAGCTGAGCTGCTGGAAGAATGCCGCCATCCGTTGGGCTCGAGCAGTATCTTGGCGGCGAGTCCGGACTACACGGCCGCCGTGTTTCGTGCAGCGCTCGAGTTAGCCTACGAGCTGGGTGAGGAAGGCGCCAAGCTGCCCGAGCCACGGAAGTTCCGAGAGGGTGTTAGTCGGCTGATCGCTGCGCACCAAGGGACAGTGACGGGGCCGGTGACGTTGCGAGATGGGCCGGTGGAGATCCCGGTGACGGAGGAGATGCTGGGCTTTCGAGGGGCGTCACAGGCTGTTTGCACCCAGTGCGGACGCAAGACGTGGGATGCGGTGCTGATCGGCCTGACGTGCGGAATGTCGCAGCCTGATGGTACGAAATGCGAGGGGCGCTTCTACACGGAGGAGATGGCGCGCGTGAGCGGGAGAAGGCCGTAGGGGGATCACGTGTATTACGACATCATTGGATACGCGCCCAGTCGTGGGAGCATGGGGGTGCACGGGTTCTCGATTCAACTCTATCCCGGCTGGAGGGGTTTGGTTGAGCGGTCGCAGATGGACCAGGAGCGTGCTGACCACCTGATCAAAAACAGCGGGCGCTGGTGGCTTGACTCGTGCGGCTACGATCGCATCTTCGACCCCGACAACTGCGGCATCGACTATGACCCGAAGAAACCACCGGGCCCTGAAGCCGGACCAGCCTACAAGCCTCTGATCGACCTACGCGTGAAGTGGGGGGGATGGGGTCCGGAGCACATCATGGTGCCGGGCGATGCGTGCGGTCTCGACCTCGACCACCATTCGCCATCGCACGTCGAGGGCGGCGCCGTGCTGCTGCCCCACAACGTTGACACCTGGAAGCAAAAGAACCTGCTGATGATCGTGTTTTTGCATATCGCCTACTCGTTGTCGTTCTATAACGAAGCGGACCGTGCGGAAAGAGAGGCGAAGCGCAATGCGGACTGACCAGATGGTGTGGGTGCTTGAGCTGGCGGAGCGTCATTTGGAAACGATGTTTCGCGATCTGGAAGAGCTGGATGAGCAGATCGCGGAAACCGACCCGTGGGATTGCCCCGGAGAGGCGGAGTCTCGGCATCAGAATCTGTTTGATGCGAAGACCCGGATCTACGAGGCGCTGCGGGATATCACGGGCACCCACGGGGACATTCCGCAGCAGCTGCTGGAGGCGATTCGGGATTTGCGGAAAGCCTTTCAGGAGTCGCTTAAGCGTAGCTGCGAAGTCGATGAGCATGGGTTTACGAACAGTCTCGGGTTCACGGTGTCCTTCCAGCACCCCATGTTGACGAATGCGCCGTCCGCGGAAGAAATCGAGCGGGCGATCCATTCGGGCTGGACCAAGGGTAGCGGTCTGGCCATCCGGGAGTTTCTGGCGCGGCCGGAAGTGCTCGAGCAGCTCGAAGCGGTTGGCGCTGTGGAATCAGTACCGAGCGGGTCCAACAACCAGGTGGGGGAGACGTGCAGCTGTCATTTGATGGATTGCGGAAAGCGCTGCGCTGTGTGCCTGGAAGCGGAAGCTCGAGTGCTGGGCATTCCCACGGAAGAGCCGAAGCCGGAGCCGCCGAAGCGGTGCTACTACATGCCGGGCATCTCCTTTGGGCAGAACACAGGCTACTGCCGCAAGTGCGGAAAGAAGAGAGAGGATCCGATCCATGACCGTTGAGCGGATGGCAGGCCAAGCGCCGTGGACCGTGAGCGTGGCTGTGATGCCGGGCGAAGAGAACTGTCCCGAGCTGGACAGGCTCGACCAGGGGCTGCGGAAGGACCGTGGTTGGCGGGAGGGCGACGAGTTCATCGCGGTGTGGAAATCGCATATCAGGTGGCCTATGGAGCGCTGGTGGCCTCCCAGGCAGTCCGATATCGATGATCTGCGCGAAGCTCTCGAAGCTGGGATGCAGACTCCGCCGATGCCTCGGACGTTTGCGGAATGGCAGGACTGGTTGGTGCGGATGCTGTCCATGCCGGCCGGTGAGGCCGTCAATCGGGAGTTCGCGCGGCCGGAATACGGCGAGTCGTTGGCGGTCAAAGCGCTCCGTTCGATGCCGATCAAAGTCGATCCTACGCTGCCGCCCGGTACTGTGGAGTTGCGCGGGCAGGGGAGAGCTGTGCTATTCAATATCGGCGTGGACCGATCGGACCGGCCTGATGTCGGGGTGAAGACCAAGGTGACCTTGACGAAGGACCTGAAGGTCAAGCTCGGACCGATCATCGATCCGGAGACCGGCGAAGAAATCTGGTAGAGGGCTGCTACACTTTGGCCGCTCAGCGCATAGTAGTAGATGGAACGGGCTGGCGTTACGCCGTCCGAGTTGTTGTTTCTCGCAGCCTCCCGAACCATTGGAGGCCACAAGGCCCTGAAGCACTACACACAGGGCCACGGAGCTTCACGCCCTTGGGGTAGTCAAGTCGAGGTGGCTGCCCCAGGGGGACTGTGAAAGGGGTTAAGATGGCGAGTCGATTGCAGCGATTGGGCCGATTCCGCATAACGAACATGGAGCTGTGTGCGTCTGCGGATTTGGATAGTGCCTATTGTCGGTCGTTGATGGGCCTGATGGGACAGATGATCATCATTCGCGCGACAGACAATCCGTTTCGGGCGTCGATCGACTACTGGGCGATCAGCGGTTTGTTTGATGAGATCGAAGAGGGCGCGGTTGTGCCGTGGTACGAGATCGAATTCCAGACGGTCGATCATGGCGAGGACTACGCCGAGCAGGGTCACGCGCATCAATTCGAGGCAGTGGCCAAGGCGGTCAAGCGGAAAGCTCCGGGCGAGGTGTGGTGATGGCGACGAAGCTGGATGAGCCGAAGATGGCGCTATTCGACATCGCCCAGAAGATCGGCAAGCCGGTCCGTGTAACGTGGAAAGGTGCGGACGACGCTGTGAGGGAGGAAGTCGTGGTGCCGTTTACGATCGTCCGGGAGAGGCCTGCAGCCGATCCGGGTCCGGGAACCTATCGACCGGGGCAGAAGCGGCGGAAGCTGTTTTCGTTGGTGCTGGGCTGCGTGAAGAAAGGCGGAGGCGCTGTCAATATCGGCTGCGCGCGCATCGTTAGCATGGTCGAAGTCGATGGTTGACGAGCAGCTGTGGTGTCCGGAATGTCGGACGTGGACCGGCCGAGACGAGCAGGGCTGTACGCGCTGCAGCACGAAGCGCGATGTGGAGGTGGCGCGGTCTGCAGCTCGAGCGCGTCGTGAGGGCGAGCAGTCGTTGAAGCGGGCCGCTCAGATCATCTTCGAGTCCGCAATGGCCGAAATGAGGCGACACATTCAGGCGATCGAAGGCGTGCTGCGTCAGTTGGTCGAGCGCGGCTACGACGTTTCGAGCATGAGCGTTAATTCCTACGGGCCGCTTGGGCATCGAGAGGAAGTCTGGTGTCAGAACACGTGCGTGTGTGCGGTGAAGCGGACGTGGGAGGGCCTGGAGATCACAGTCAAGTACGTGGTCTATCCAAACGGGCGGCCGGAAGGCTGGCCCGAGCTGAAGCTGGAGGTGCCGAGTGAAGTTAGCGGAAGTGATTGAGGCGCTCGAGCAGTTTGGATTTGGCGAAGGCTATGTCAGGCAGGCGCTCGCCGCTGGTGATTCCGCATTCAACGCGTTTGAAGGCCTCAAGATGCTGCTGCAGTATCGTTGGCGTGAGATGTGTCAAGAGCTGTCCGCAGAGCGTCAAAAGGAGCTGCGGCCGATTTACGACAAGCTGCAGGGCCTCGTGATGAAGTCGCGGATGACGCCGGCTGACAAAGAGCGCCAGGAGCGGGCCAGTTCGGCCAGAATCGCCGATCGGCTGCAGGACCATTTGGAGGTCAGCCGCCGTCGAAATATGCGTGAGTTCACGCGGATGGTGCGTGATGGGCTTCGGAAAGACAAGCGGGAAGGCAAGCTGGACGCGGCCGGCGAGGCTCGTGCTCGAGCGTTGGGCTTTTTCGATGCAGATGAGGAGATCTGAGGTGAGGAAAGTTCGAATCAATCGTTCACAGCAGATCTTAGACTGCCTGAATTTGAGTGATGATCCGTGGTGGTCCGCTGGCGATATCGCGTCCGAGTGTGGCGAGCGGAGAGCCGTGATTGCGGCAACGCTCACGTTGCTTTATCGTAAGCGGCTCGTGGCCAAGAAACGGACATTCGGGACGGTGGTCGGGAGCTTCGGTCAGACGCACACAGGCAAGCTGACGGTTTGGAGACTGAGCGATGGATATCGAAGAGCTAGATCGGAAGGTCAAGGAGATCATGCCGCGGAGCGAAGTCACCGAAGTGGAGGGCTTTGCGGAGCTGCTGTCTCCGAAAGCTCGTAAGGTCTATGAGACGCGGCAGACCACGGTCAAAATCGAGCTGAATAAGCCTATCGAAGGTGGGGGCTACGAGCGCTACCTTTGCGAGCTGGTCCCGTTCGCCAAGATCTTCGAGCTGTCGGACGGCGAGGAAAACGCTCCGCAGTGGGCTCTTCAGAAGCTTGCGGACGTGTTTTCCAGGCTGGTCGATGAGGGCTGGCTTGATCACGGGGTGCTGGGTCCGCTGGTACAGATCCGTCTGGCTGATCTGCCGGCTGTTCCGCAGTTCATTCGCCGGGTGATGTTGTGCCTCTATCCCTACCCAACGCTGAAGGTGATGCTTGACGAGCGCGATCCGTGGACGGTGCTCAATGCGGCGGTGGGCGTGGATGCGTTCGCCCCAGAGGGCCGCGCAGCCAATCCTGACGGTTGGAGGGATATGAGGTGATTTTGCATCTACACGGTGGGCGGAATTATCAAGCGATTCATCCCGTGTCAGCGCGTCAGTTGTTGGATTTAGCGCTGGGGCAGCCGCCGAAGTTGAGCTGGAGTGAGCGGTGGGGGCGTTTAAAGTGCCGGCTGTTCGGGCACGATTTGGTGTTGGACCGGTGGGTGCGGGCTGATAACCCGATGTGGTTCAAGGATCTGGACTACGAAATCCATCTAGGGTGCAGGCGTTGTCGATTCCTGCTGACGTTGCCTCCAGAGTTTGATGACTTGCACGGTCAGGGACGGCTGCGGGATCCGATCGGAGCTTATCGAGAATGACTCCGCGGAGGCGGAAGAGCAGAAGGCTGCGCCGGGCGCGGCAGCGGGAGATCCGGGCGTGGCGCGGAATCACACGGCAGTCGAGCACGATCCGGTTGGCGAATTTCCGACCGAGCTCGGGCGGGTATTCTGCGGACCTGGTAACCATCGATTGCGTTATTCACGGAGAGACTGATGCGGCCGATTGATTGGTTTGCCCCTGTGGGGCTCTGTGTGGCCGGTGCTGGCCTTTGCATTTGGGGGGCGATCGTTAGCTCCGGAGCTGGCCGCGGCGTGTGCCTGGCGACAGCTGGCGGTCTGGTGGCCATTCTCATCGCGTTTGTCTGGATGAGACTATCGGCTCGGAAGCCTGATTTCACGATCGCCGTGTACGAGGTGCACGTGGTCCGCGGGAAGCGGAATCGGCCGACTCCGCAAGACGTGGACCGGTGGGTGAAGCGGGTCGTGGCTCATTGGGCCGGACAGAAGATCTGGCCTGATCTGGCCAACGGCGTGACGGGCGAGCAGATCACTCGAGTGATCCGCGGGACGACGTTGTTCTATCTCGATAAAGAGAAGCTGACGGTGTGGGGTCGAGCTGTCCGCGGCTTCACCCAGGGCAAGGATTGCGCGATTGGCTACACGGTCGGAGCGGTCGAGTCGTTGACGATGCACGAGCTGAGCCATGTGGTGCTGGGAGGTTGCGGAATCGCGTGGTCTGAGCAGGCGCACCATGATCTGTTCGAGCGGACGAAGCTGGGGGCCTGAGATGTCGAAGCCTCATTGTTTCGATGTGGTCGAGCAGAAGTTGTTGTGCGGGCGAACGTTATCGGCCGGGCTCGAGCTGTTGCGGTTCGCGTCGTTTTTGTATTTCATGCGCGAGCACCCAACGCGGTGCTGTCCGCTGTGCGTGAAGGCGTGGCGTGAGCAAAGAATCGGCGAAAGGCTGCTTTCATTGAGGGGATAAAGGACGATTGACGTGGAAGAATATCAACAGCGCGTAGTTGCGGAGAAGGCCGAGCTGGACGGCAGATTGAAGCGGTTGACTGCGTTTTTGGCGAGCAAGGCGATCGAGTCCGTTGCTCTGGTTGAGCGGAATCGGCTCATCGAGCAGCAGGGGTACATGGCCCAATATTCGGACGTGCTCGGTAGGCGTATCGCCTGGTTTCAGGAGTAGCCCAATGTGTATGTGCGGCGGAGTCATTGAGGTCGGGATCCTCGGAGCGATCGGCTTGGCGCTGGTAGCTGCCTGGCGTTGGATGGCGCGGAAGCTCCGTAGGTGATCCAAGTCTTACCGATAGTCCGTTGGGTTGTCGTCGAGCGGCTGTTCGCTTGGCGGATCGAGGTGCCGCTGTTCACGCTAGCCCCAACGGCTGACGAATTACCGAACGAAAGAGCGCCTCCGCATGCGGGCGTCCCGCAGGCTACCGGGGCCTGGTCGGGGACACCAGCCTGACTGATAACGCAACAATTGAGCATGCGTGAGTGGTAACGGCGCGGCGGGCGTCGGAGTGGCGAGACCCTCAAACTAGGGCGTAGCCGCAACCCGCCTCGATTTTTGCCTGCTACACTTCGGCGGCTCAGCGCATAGTAGGGGTGATGGGGCAAAGAAGACTGGAGCCGAGAATGATTCCTGTGATCCTTGAGAGTCCGTTTGGCAGTCCCGATCCCAACGTGGTGCAGGCGAACATCGAGTACGCTCGCCGCTGTGTGAGGGATTGTCTGCTGCGCGGAGAGGCGCCGTACGCTTCGCATCTGCTCTACACGCAGCGGTTGGTACTCGACGACCAGGTTCAAGAGGAGCGGGATCTAGGAATCCGTGCCGGGTTTGCGTGGCGGCATTTGGCGCGGATGACGGTGGTCTACGTCGACCGTGGGATCACTTCGGGAATGGCCGCGGGGATCCGTAACGCGTGCTCGCACAATGTGCCTGTCGTCTATCGAGAGCTGCGGGCGACAGCAGGGGGGCAGTACTTCGGAGTCGATGTTTCGCATCGGCGGTATATGTATCAGGTGAGCGGGGAGTGGAAGTACGTGCAGGAGGGGACCTACGGCGATTGTTTGGAATCGCGGGCAGTCGTGAAATGCCATCAGGACACGGTTGAGTTCGTTGATAGCGAGGATTCTGATGAAGTCTGATGAAGTCGAAGCAGAGAGCGTGTTCCGCACCTTCGTTTGTCAGGTGGTGGGCCGGACGCTCGAAGCAGTACGGCCGTGTCCGGGGCATCCTGAGCTTTACGAGATCGAGGCTGATGAGTTCCGCAAGCTCGTTGACGGGCTGGTGGAGTCGTTCAAGGCTGGGCTTACTCAGAGCTTGATCTCTGCCGCAGAGGTCGGAGCTGCGGAAGCAACCAAGCGGCTTGGTACGGGGTCATTGGGTGGGGTGATGCCGCTGCCGACGGGCTTCGTCGAAGACTCGGAGGCCGCTTGGATAGCGGTGCCGGTCGAGCAGTTCCGCACGCTGCTGTGGCTGTGGTGTAAGGAGTTTGCGGGCAGTATCTACATCCACACCTGTAAGGGGCCGAAGGCTTTTTCGGAGATGACCGAAGAGCAGCAGAGGGCCTTCGTAGACGACTGGTACAAGCGGCGTGTGCTGCCCGTGCGGATGAAGGAGCCGGAATCCGATGACTGACGCGGAGAAACAGAAGGCCTCGCTGGCGCATATGCAGGCGGCGGCCGTGGTGTTCGCCGATCCCGAGAAGGCTGGACACGCTGCCCAGCTCGAAGTCGAGACGGTGGATGATGCTTGGGTGTCGATCAGCAAGCACCACATGTTTTGCATCAATTATCCGGCGACCTGGCTCGCCGATTTGTGGCTGTGGCTTTCGGTCCGGTGCTGGAAGATGGGCAAAGCCGCTCGGGAGGACCTACCCGACCCGCGTGAAGGTCTTCCAGGGGAAGTCAAGCTTGATGTGATGGACCAGGTGGGGTCTGTCCAGAAAGGCCAGTGGAGCCCAGCTCAGGCTGCTGTCATCCGCAAGGCGCTCGCCGGTGAGATGCCGATGACGCTGTGGAACCTGCAGAACGGTTGGCGTGCGACGTTGCTGCAGCGTCAGGACGCCGAGAATCCGGACAAGGGCAAGGTGCTGGTCGAGGAGGATGGCCAGGTGCGGACAACTGAGCGTGGTGAGCCGCCGAAGCCGGGCGAAGCTCCTGAAGGGTCGGCGATCGTTGCCGGTGAGCCGCCGAAGCGGAAAAAGAAGCTCAAGGTCAAGATCAAGAAGCCGAAGCCTCGAAAGAAGAAGTGATGGACCAGCTATACGAGCATTTGGGGACTGCTGCTGTGATCTTCGCGTTCGCCGTTTTGGTGTGGGCCTGGAGGCGGTAGTGTTCGGCGATCATTCTGCCAAGGGATTTGAAAGGGAAGCGATGCCTGGACCAGCTCCGTTTGATTATCGTCTCGAGCGTTATTGGCACGATCCGATTGGTGGCGCTCGTTGGGCCGTTGTGGAGTTCGGTGATCAGCGGTCAGTGCTGATGGCTTATCACGCGTTGACGCAGCAGCTCGAGCTGGACAAGGTGCGGTTCCGCGTGGTGCGACCGAATGGTGAGACTGAAGTGGAGACGGCCCCATGAAGAATTGGGAGTGCGCAGCGGCTGCGTTTCTAGGGTATTTGGTGATGGCTTGGGGCTGGCCGTGGCTAGCTCGATGGATGCGGCGGCGCCGGCGAGCGCTCGATATGCAGATTCTTTGGCCGGAGATGTGCCGTCAGGCCAAGACGCTGGATCATGCCAAGGCCGCGTTTGCGTTTCATGCCGCGGCTGATCCTGCCTGGACGCGGGATTACAGCCATGACGAGCTGGTGGCCTTTATCGATAAGTTGGAGTCTGCCTGATGAAGCGAGGACAGAGGCGTTGTCTCGAGCGCGAAGTTGCCAAGGTGGCTATGTTCCTGAAGAACATGGCCAAGACGGGCGCGTTCGACGGGCGCGAGACGCCGGCGAACATGAACTACATGCGGATCTGCTCGTACGACCACCATTTGACGGGGACGCGGCTGATCTTCACCAGAGACACCGGTCACCATACCAGCGGCTGGTTCAAGAATCCGGACTACGAGCGCTGCTTGCATTTGTCGATGTCCGCAATGCAGAGCCACACCATCGGCCGGGCCGTGGATATGAGCCCCGAGCTGCAGCGGCGCTATCTGGAGGCGTTCTTTGGAGACGCAGCGCAGCTGGCCTGGAGCGAGACTCCGAAGAGCCCAGAGGGCATCCGGCGCGGTGTGATGCACTGGCGTGTGTTCTGCGATGAGCGCTGGTTGCCAATCAAACCGCGTGGCGAGGTCTACTCGCTCGAGTTCACCGAAAAGGGCTGGCAGTCGGCCTCCGAGCTGTTCGAGACGAAGGGCCAGATCATCGAGTCAGTGCTGGAGCCGGGCTAATGGCCGATCGATTGGTTGGAAACCGTTGCGCTCCGCGGCGTGCGTACGGAGATTGGCTCGAGCGCGAGCACGATCCGCTCCGTGATGAGAGCAAGGTCATCACGCTGCGGAATGTTCCGGGGCTGCCCGATGGCGATTACGTGGTGTGCATCTGCCGGCACTGCGGAAGCCTTTACGTGCAGCACATCAGTGACCTATGACGAAGAACAGAGTGTGGTTCCGGTTCGATCATCCGCTGACGATCGGCAATCCGCTGATCAGCGAACAGACCGGTAAGCAGATCGGGACGATCGTGGGCTGCTACCTCCACCCAGAGGGACATTACGAGGTCGAATGCCGGGTGGACGAAGAGACCTACCAGAAGCTTGCGGAAGCTCACAACCGCGGCCATAGCATCGGGGCCGTTGCGGAAGGGAAGTTGAACTGATGGGGAGCCGATGTAGGGGGCAGTGTTGCCAGGCGTTCGTGTTGGGTGGGTACGATCTCGAGTACATCCAGCGTTCGTACGACAACACGATCCGGATGTGGCTGGGCGAGGACTTCGGGTGGACGAAGCCGGAAGGCTGGCTGCCGACGCTGGTCAACGGGATCTTCAGGTGGTGGCCGTGGATGGTTTACCTGGGGCGGTTCAAGGCTCATCCGGTGACGGGCGCCGAGCACCAAGAGATGGACTATTTCACTTGCTCGCAGTTTTCGGAGGAGGGCAATTGCTTGGTCTACGATCGCCGTCCGCATTTCTGCCGGACCTACGGGATCACGACGCCCTGTGAGCACGAGGGCTGTCAGTGGGCCGGAGCCTGGAAGAAAGGTGAGCCTGCTCCTGTCAGTAGCCCGGAGATGCGGAAAGCTCTGATGGATGAGGTGCAGGAAGTGGATGTGGAGCCGATAGACGTGCTCGGGAAAGATGAGGTGGTTCAACCATGGCAAACCTGATGGCGTGCAAGATCCCAGGCTGCCCGAACACGATGACGTTTTCGGCCTACAATGTGCGGCCGATCTGTAACGAACACTGGCAACAGTTGCCCGAAGAGCTGAAAACAGAGATACTGCTGGCACGGCACGAGGGGCCGCGAAGAGTCGCGCAGACGTTGACCGCAGCTCAGCGGGTGTTGACGGAGAGAAAAGATGCAGGGGTTTGATCTCAAGAACGACCAGCCGGAGATTCCGGAGCACTTCAAGGCGCTCTGCCAGGGGCGGATGGTTCGCTACGTCCATCCAAGCGGTGTGACGCGGCCGGCTGTGGTGGTCGATGTCGTCGACCAGGGGCTGGGCCTGGTCGAGCTCCAGGTATTTGCCGGCGAGGGTTTGGCGATGGCCTCGTACATCGATGAGACGACGGGTCGAGCTGGCGTGTACGAATACGACGCCAAGGGCGTTGCCGCGAACAGCTGGCATTGGCCTCCGCGCCAAGGTTGAGACCATGGCCCGGCTGTCGGCCAATCAGGAGATCCTATTGCTGCTGATGATCGATGAAGCGGACCGCTGGTGGACCGCGGCAGCCGCTCGAGTTCGGTGGCCGACAGATAGCGCTCCGAATTGCGTAGCGCTCGGAATAGCGCTGCGCGGGCTCTGGAGCCGGGGGTTGACGCATCGGGAGCATGGGCCTCCATCATCGTACCGATTGAACCACGGCGGAAAGCTGGCCGCGAAGGAGCTGAAGAATGGCTGACAGGCCGAAATATTATCCGTTCATGCCGGTCCAGCTCGAGACGATGGACGGTCATCGTGTAGTGACGGCGTTGATCCCGCCGTTTCAGTCGTTGCCCGAAGTTGTGTCGTGGGGAACGCGGACGTTCAAGCTTCATGCTGATCCGCAGGATAGCTACGCGCCGATCGTCTATCGAGAAGTGTTCGCTGTGGCGATTGTGATGACGGTGGACGAATACGCGGGGTCCGCAGATGCGTGATCGATTCCGTGTGGACGCACAGGTGCTCGGTGAGGAGTGTTCTTTGGGGACGCTCACCATTTACGGCGAGACGCTCGAAGACGCCATGGTGAGCGTGCTGGGGCTGCTGACACCGCACATTCACGAAGGAGCTGCGGTTCAGATCCTTGGGACGGGTGTGTTCTGCGACGAATGCCGAGCTTACCATCCGTGCACCGATCGGCTACTTCAGAAGCACTCTGCTGATGAGGTTGAAGCGGAGGAAGCTCCGCCTCTGCCAGCTCCGCCCAACGGTTTCAATTGATGAGGCTGTGGCCTTGGGCACGTAGGCCGCGATGCTGCAGGCGCGCGGTCAAGATCATCTATGCCGGGCTGCCAGGCCGCTGGTGTCCGCGGTGTGGAAGGCTTAGCGGTCCCGCGTGTTGGGCCGCTCAGATATTCTTCACGGGCTGGATGATGACCTACACCGGTAGCTACTGGCTGGCGCTGTGGGAGTGGTTGCGGAATTCCGCATCGAATGCGGAATAGAGGGTTGACAGTGCGGAGAGTCTCCGCTACCTTCTAATTATCGCTTCGGCGATTCACCAAGGAGACTCACGATGACGACCGAATCTACCATTATCGCAAAGCACGGTGGCCTCTCTTGGGAAGCCGGAACCTGTGATGCCGGTCCGTATTACCTCAACAACCGGTGGATGATCTTTGCCAGCTTTGGTACTCGGAGCTTGGCAATCAGTCGGCCGGGTAGTGTGTGGCAGCGCGAAGCGTTTGAGACTTCGCGGGCCGCATTTGAAGCCTGTAAGTTGGTGCTTGATCCTGAGTGCTATAACGCCGAAGAAATCCGGCGCGTGGTTCGGGTAGCTACTGTTGCTGCTCGGGCGGAGTGGAAACGGTTCGGCGAGACAATCGGGCGGATCGGTGGTTCTAGCGCTGTTGCGGCGTATCACGCTGCAACTCTTGATCGGGTGTGCAAAAAGTTGGAAGGGGGCTCCCGATGAAGTCCGATAAAACGGTGTTCCCGCTCGAGCCGGGCGAGCTGACCAAGATCTTGGAGCGTGGGATCACTGAGGCCGATCGGCGCGGTCCGACGCTGAACCCTTCCTACAATGAGCTGCTGCGTCACTGGGCGGCAACCGGACACCCGACCGATCCGCAGTGCGAGATCTGCGGAAAGGACGTGACGGGGCTGGACATCCACGATAGCGGCTACGATTGGCGCTGTGATGACTGCCAGGATGATCCGGTGTTCTGCACGGACGAAGACGATCGTGCGGAGCGGTTCTACTTCTCACCCAGGGAGCCGGCCAGTGACTAAGCGATACCGTTGGAGCTGCGAGGGCGGTCATCCGGGCGTGTTGGCGCCGGGAAGGCTCCGCAAGGTGGACATTCGGCGTTATTGCTGGGAGTGCTCCAAGGCCGCGGGTGTGCTGGTCGAGCGGACGTGCGGAGTGCTCGAGGCCAAGCGGGCGGCCAAGGCCGAGCGTCGGGTAGCCAAGCGCGCGAAGGCCTCGGAGAAGCGCAAGGCTGCGGCAGCCGTCTATCCAGGGATCATTCACGAGCTGTTCCGCAAGTGGAAGCGGTTGCGGGCGTGGGACTGCCCGGACCGTATCAAGCGGGCCAAGCTTCGCAGTATGCGGCGTCGGCGAGCGGGGGAAGAATCGACGGGGACGTGCTGGGGCGGTGGGATTCCGTCGATCACGTTGACGGTTGGGACGGACGCTGCAGATGGCTACGCTACGTTGCTCCACGAGCTGGCTCACGCGGGTTGTGTTGTCGGGGAGAGTCACGGGTCCGCGTGGCGCACGACGTTTCTGGAGGCTGCTGAAGAGGTCACAGGCGAAAAGCTGACGCCGTGTTTCGTCTCGAGTTGCCACGATGTTCACCGAGCCGTGCGGACGGCATTCGAGCGGATGATCGAGCGTGGCGACCTTCCAGGGAGGGTGTGATGCAGCTCGAGCTGGATTTTGGGCGGCCATTCGAGAATGAGGAGCTGCACTGGGTGACGGGTTGCCGGCCGGATTATTCCGCTCAGCCGATGGCTCAGTACACCATCATGATCCGTGCGGATGATGATCCGGAGCGGAAGCCGCGGCCGAAGGGCGGTCAGAAGGATCGTCGTCCGCATCTGACGATCGCCAAGTGGTCGATCGAGGACATCAAGGCTAAGCTGCTCGAGCACTTGTCAGACGGCGAGCCGCGGACGTTCAACCGGATCGGTATCGAGCTGTGGGACAAGGGCGGAGACCTGCTAGCAGGGACGAAAGTGGAGGAAGCTCTGTGGGAGCTGGTCGAAGAGTACGAAGTAGGGTGTACGGTCCGGGCGCCGATCCGGTTCGTGGTGAATCTGGAATGGCGTTGGGACCACGAGCGGAAGGAGTGGGTTGAGCGATGATGTGCCTGGGTCAAATACGAAAAGCCGCCGCGGAATGTGTGACGTGCCTAGAACGAGAGCGTTGTGCGGCGATTGCGGAAAGCAGGGCGAGTGCCGTGGATGATCAAGTAATGACAAGGCGACAAGTTTCGATCTTGATCGCCCTCGATGAAGACGAGTGGTTTGCCCCAGCGGAAATTCGAAGGCGGGTTGTCGAAGGGAGGGGTGGGGGCGTTCATTCAGCGCTGCAATCCGGAATCGGTTGGGGGTGGGTAGAGAAGCATGAAACGCGTTATCGGCTGACTGCTAAAGGCCGAATGGTTTTAGAGCGATCGATTAAATATTATGGCGACATGATGCGGGCTGGTGAGGACATCATCAATCAATTTGTTGCGGCAGCCGTTGCGGACTGGCTGTACGAGCGGCGTGACTGGACCGCGGAAGATGCCGCATTGGAGGCCTCCGATTTTATCGTGAAGCGGTCGGGGTCGCGCGGGGACTTTGAGATGCAGTCGCGGCTGACTGAGTATCTTCTCGATCGTTTTGAAAAGCGCGAAAAGGCGGCCGATGGCACTTAGGAAGTATCAGATTCGTGGTCTGCGGAAGCTTCGAGAGCTGGCGAATTTCGAGCGGGCTCATTTCGAGAGGATCGGGGTCGGTGTGGATGAAAAGCTGCCTGTGCTCGAGTCGGAGGTGACGGCGTTCATCAAAGAGCGGACGCGTCTTTATCGCCAGACGTGGGTATTGCCGCTGATTGATGCGCTGTTGCGCGGAGATGTCGAGGCCGTGAACAGGAAGTGTGATTGATGCTCAACGATAAGACGATTGGCGTGTACTACCTTGGCTACGGGCTCGAGCCGTCGCGAGAGCCGGAAGAGCACGAAGAGATCATCTGCGTGCCGAAGGACGGCCAGGCGGTCGAGGAAGCAGCCAAGGAGATGCTTCAGGACGTGATGGCGATCCATCTGGAAGGGGGTTTGCCTGGACCGGTACGGTTCGGCAAGCTGGTTTCGCTGTTCACCGAAGCGCTCAAAGCTGTGGAGCTCGAGCCGGTAGACAGCAGTGACCGCGGGCATTGGTTCGTTCTGCGGTGGGAGGAAAGGACAAATTGAAGATTCCGAGGACTGATTGGGACACCTACTGGATGCTGCTGGCACACCTGACGGCGACACGGAGCACGTGCGATCGGGGGCCGGAGCTGCTGTTTGACCCTGGACGGCGAGGCGTCGGTGCGGTGCTGGTCCGGGACAAGCGGATGATCGCGGGCGGCTACAGCGGCTCTGCTCCAGGACAGCCGCATTGCAGCGATGCGGACCATCTGATGGTCGAGGGGCATTGTGTGCGGACGCTGCATAGCGAGGTCAACGCGATTCTGCAGTGCGCGTTGGATGGAGTCTCTCCGGCCGGAGCGGCGCTGTATTGCACGGCCAGTCCGTGCTTCGACTGCGCCAAGGCGATCATTCGGGCTGGAATCGTTCGAGTAGTCTACGGAAGCCCTTACGATTCACGGTATGGCTTGAGCGGCGGTGTGGGGGCGATGCTGACTAAGGCTGGGATCGCTGCAGAAGAGCTTGCCCTACAGCGGAGCGACTTCGAGTAAACTGGCGCGGTGGAGCGGCAAGCAACAGCACGGCGGCGAGCGCTGATCGATCAGGCTTTGGCGGCATTGCCCGAGCAGGCGAATCCTACCGAAGGGCCTCCAGAGGGTTCAGTTCGGCGTCATGGTTGCGAGTATGAGAGCAAGTGCATCACAGTCGCTACGGCCGGGACCTGGAGGGCTTTGTCATGTGCGGAATGCGAGCTGCGAGCGGTGCCCGTGGATTGGCACAAGGTCGCGACTCCGCCCCGTGGCGGTCAGACCTGGATCGACGAACAGGACGGAATCAGGAATCGGGATGTCGGGCCCTTGAAAGCCGCGTTGGATAAGCAGCCGGTCGCTCGGGGGTCCAGTTGGAAAGACGAGCAGGTGAAGACGAAAAAGCAGGCGCCTACGAAACCCGTGGAGGAATCGATGTCGAGAGCCAAGAGCGTGTTTGAAATGCTGCCCGATGCCGCGCGGCCGATCATTGGAGAGGCCGTAGGCTCAAGCGAGAGCCGTTTTGCGGAGTGGTACGCAGCGTTGAAGAAGGCCTGCCCGAAATCGCAGCTCGGAAGCGCTGCAGCGTTCAGGATGTGGATTTTGGGGCAACGGCGGAAGCGCTCGGGCAAACCGGCGCGGCCGGCAACGAACAACACCGGGCGGAAGGCCCCGACCAAGAAGGTGAAGGCCAAGAAGGCGAAGGCTGTCACGGTCACACAGCCGCCGCTGGTCAAGCCCAAGAAGCGGAAAGCCATTCCGAGTGCTGATCGGTCGCCGTCCGAGCTGGCGCAGCGGGCAGTGACGATCGTCGAGGCCATAGCGGATTTGACGGAGGACGAACGCTCGAGAGTGATCGGCTCCGTTAACCGTCTGCTCGCAACAGACGGCTAAGCCGCGGCGACGTTCCGCACGGGTACCATCTCCTCCAAGCACTCACCACAGTAAGCCACCCCACCATCGAATTGACGGCCGGACGCAATCTCATCTGTGGAGAAAATGAGCGGAGTTGAGGGCTTACACCCGTTCGGGCATACCGCTACAGCGTCGTGGACCGCGCACCATTGCGCGTATGTTCGAATTGCTCGTTTCATGGGTCCAGGTCCGCATCTGCCTACATCTTGATCGCTGATTGCGGAATGTCAAGGGATGCGGGTGTTTACGATTGCGGAATTCGTTTTCTGCGGAATAGGGGTTGCAAAGTGCGGAGTCGCGGTCACCATGATCAGTGCCTTTGGGCGAACCCAGGAGACTCAGATGACGGCGGAAGAGGATCGCGCGTTCGAGCAGGATCAGATCATGTCGTGGGCAAGGAAGTTGTGGCCTCGTACTTCGCAGCTCCGGCCAATCAAGACGTTTTCGTCGATTTGCAACGGGCAGCAGTGGTACATGGTGCTGTCCGATAGCGGAAACAAGCTGGCGATGGCGTTTTTAGACCCGACAAATTTCTTGCCGTGGTTTCAGCCGGTCGGGTCGACGGAGCCCGACGAGTGCGGAGGGTAGTGCAAATAATGCGGAGTGGTGTAACATCTGCGGAATGCCGCAGCTCAAGCTACCTTTCCGCGGGGCGATTTTGTCGCGGAAGCATGGCGGAACGGCGAAGTGCCGCGGCTATTGCCGGTATTGGAAGACGCGTCCGCGGCAGCTCGAAGATTGGCTGCTTTGCGCTGGTAGTATCGATTGGCCTCCGTGTCCGGACTATCAGGTTTGTCGGGCCAATCCAGCTCCGCGGTTGGTCATTGTCAAAGACCCGTCCAAGCCGCCACCAAACTACACACTGCGGCCGAAAGGCCAGAGAGGGGGAGCCAATGCCGAAGACGGCGGGAACCTACCCGATGACACCAATTGAAGATCATATCGCCCGCGCTTTGTCACTCGCTGGGCTGAGTAGCCGTGAGATCGCTAAGATGCTCGGACGGAGCGATAAGACGATCAGCCTGGCCTTTGAGCGTGCGAGTGCGAGCGAGGATGATCATCCATTATTGCGGATGGCGTCTCAAAAGGAGGTGCTTAAGTCGCTGTCTGCGAGCGATAAGCGGCTGCTGACGAATATCTTGGGCTTCTCCCAGTGGTTGAGCTCCGGAAGAGAAAACGGCTACGTGGCTGCGCTAGTGCGGCTGATTCGAGGGTAACGATGCTGCGGTTGATATTCGATGTCGATGGGGTGATCTGCAACTTCGAAGAGCACTGGAGAGTTCTCGCCGAGAATACGATCGGTCGGATTGACGATCGACAGCGGCCGGGGCATGAGCGAGATTGGTACGTGGAGGAGCGCTACGATTTGACGCCGGAAGAAGTCACGGTGATCACGAAAGCGCTCTATACGTCCAGTCCGGAATTCATGCCTGCCATCGAAGGAGCGATCGTCAATCTGCGCTGGTTGATGCGGAAGCATGACGTTTTCTTCGCGACCACGAGCTTGGTTCCCAATCCGCTGTGGGAATATGGGCGCCGGCGATGGTTCGCGCGAGAGCTGGGAAGTGAGGCTGCGCGCCGGTTGATCTTCACGAGGTACAAGTACGTGTTGGCCGCGGATGTGTTCGTCGACGACAAGCCCCAGCATATTCAGGAATGGAGGGAGCACCGTTACCCGCTCGTTGGCCGCCATGCCCGCTCGATCTTGTTCGGTGAGATCAACGGCGATCAGGCCGACGCTACGACGTGGGAGCAGATGGTGTGGATGATCGGGCTGGTCGATGGTCAATAAGAAGATCCGGAAGCTCGTCAAGGAGGCCCAGAATAAGCGGCGTCGGTTTGTTCGCGAGTTCAACACGAAGGTGCAGAAGCGGAATCGCGGAAAGATTACGTGTGCGTCCTGCGAGCATCCGTGGTGCTGTTACCAGCTCGTGGCTGCGGGATTGTTCGAGGGGGCGATCATCGCCGATCATCTCATGCGGACGAAGCAGGAAGAGCTGTTTGTCGCGGCTGCTCAGCAGGGGACCGAGCAGTTCGAACTGATGGCCGATCTACCGCTCGATGATGCGGAAGGCCGATCGCTCGTTTCAGAGCAGTGGTTCGACAGCCGACAACCGTGCGCGTTTCTGAAAGAGGGGCGTTGCTCGATTTACCAGCAGCGCCCTTTGACGTGCTCGTGCTACTGGGTGATCTCTCCGGCTGCGGATTGCGGACCACCGTCCGGTAAAGATATCTGGGCGGTCAACCATACGGCGCCGGTCGGCTGGGGTATTTCGTTGGATAGCGCGTTTGCTAAGGCCGTGCTCGGTGAAGACGATCTGGTTGCTCAGATGCCGTTGGGCTACGCCGTGCGGTTGGGCTTCCGTTTGCTCACCGAAGGCGGCCGAAGCTTGAAACGAGAAACGCGATAAGTGCGGATTAGGGGGGTTGACATGCGGAGTCCCTTCGATCATAGTCTAAGGAGTTCTTCGGAACGCCACCAAGGAGACTCAGATGCCTCAACTAGCCCTCGTAATCGCAACTCTCCTCACCATCCGCAAAGGCGCATTCGTCCGTTCCTGGAACAGCCCGTACCCTGAGCGTCGCACCCAGGAGCACTCTTGGGTCGAGGGGATCGTTGAGGACATCCGCCCCAACGATATGTTTCCGTCCACCTGCGATCACTACGTTATCCGGGTGACTGCGGATTATTGCGAGGGTCGGCGGGTGGTCGGCGAAAACAGCCTGGTTGGCCAGTATGTCTATCCGCCGGTCAACGGTGCGGAAAGCACGACGGGTCGTGTCGCCGATGGAGTCGAATATCTCGATGAGATCGATTCGACCATCTGGGGCGAGTCTCCGCAAGGCGAAGGCTACATGGCTCCGGCCGGCTATCTTACGGTTCGCCAGATCGTTTCGGCGTTGTCCGCTCGGTTGTCCGCGGAAGACCTGATCGACGAGTACGATGCTCTGGGACTGGCCTACAAGTACGAGCGGCGCGGTCCGGACGGTCTCGAGCCTGCTCTGGATGCGGATGCAGCGCTGCCAGGACAGCCGCGGTTTGAAGTCAGCGTCAACGAGGGGGGCTCTGAGGGTCACTACGTTCAGGTGCGGATGTTGGTCCGGGACGACAGCAAGGCCAACTACGAGTACAACCCTGACGCGTCGGAGATCATCTACACGGTCAAGACCTTCACCGGGTTCGAGGGGGCGTTCCGCATTGCGAAGCGGATCAATCAGCTTCTGGGCTGCTAACAGTAATCGGCCCCTTCGGGGGCCAGATAGGAGACTCGACATGTGTTACTGCGGCGGATGCGAACGATGTTTGATGGCTCAAGGCTACTGGCCCGAAGAGACGTGCACGGATTGCGGCGAGGACATCAGCGGCTGCCAGTGCGACGAGCTGGACGATCAGGCGTTGGCCGATCAGCAGGCGCTCGAGTCCTACGAGGCGGCCGGGCTGGAAGAAACTGAGGTCGTGTTTGACGAGCTGGTCGAGATGGGGCTGGACTTGGCGGATATCGACCTGGACGAATTCCGCCTGTGGGTCGAGAGCCACGAGGCAGCTTACGCGGATGTCGACCGACTGGCGGAGGTGGCGTGATGGGACAAGATCAGCTCAAGGAGATGAAACGGCGGGTCGTAGAGAGCTACAAGCGTCGGATTGAAAAGTCGAGGCAGCCGCGCGAGCGGGACGCGTTGCGGTGGCTGCTCGAAGGCGTTGACCAGGACTTCGATCGTCTTTTTGGTCTGTGGGGGAATCGATGAAACGGTCAATCGGAGAGATTCACGCGAGCAAGGTCCACAAGACCAAGCGCGAGCAGCTCGTGAAGGCTTGTCTGGGGCACGGATGGACGGTCGAAGGCGACGAGGCGATTTGTCCGCGCTGCGGAGATCGTATCCGCATCACACGGCAGGCTGCGATTACCAAGCATCGGTACGGTCAGAGCTTCCGGACGCGTGAATCTATCGAGGGCGAGCTGCAGCATCAGGAGCGCGAGCTGAATCGACTCAATGGGATCTGCAGCCACCTGCAGAACGTGGTGGACAAGGGCAAAGCAGAGCGGCGGTCGTTCGTGTGGGGTGAGAACGTCGAGACGGCCGCTCGGGACCTTCGCTACTGCTTTCGGCCAGCGCGGAAGGAAGCGGTTGATCGGGTGAAGGATCTGAAGCGCCAGCTGCGTGACGGCTGTCACCTGGTAGACGGAGCGGAATCATGAGCGTGACTTTTTCAGCCAAGACCGACCAGACGCCGGGCTACTATTCCGAGCGCGGTCCGAGCTGCAACTTCCATAACCATGGGGCTGCGGTCCTTCTGCGGCTGCTCGAGCTGCCTGATGAGCCGGTCGGGTTTCTGGCCAACGGTGCGATCCCGCGGGTGCGCCGGTCGATTGTGCGGCTGCTGAGTGTGCGTAAGAGCCGCCAGGCTGCCGTACAGCCGGCTGTTCAGCTCGGGCGGTGGTACACAGCGGCGCAGACCGATCAGCGCGTACAGGAGCGGCTGCGCGAGCTGGACACGGTTTTGGCCCATGCTCAGGACATCGGCGGGCACGTGGTGTGGTCATGAGCGAGTGGAAAGCGATTCCAGAGAGTCAGCACGGTGGCGAGCGCCGGCGAGCTCCGCAGTCCGAAGATCACGGCCGGTGGGAGTACCGCTATCCGGCCGGGCCGAAACAGACGGCGCTGTTCGCGGCTGAAGCTGTCAGGCCGGACACGCCAACTGTCAGGCCTGACAAACCGCGGCGGAGGGCTGCCCAGTTGCTGCTGTTCCCGCAGCCCGTTCGAACGCCGGGGACACGGGTGGACTGGTTGACGGCCGCGGAGTGGCTGGCCGGCTGGCGGGAAATCAGGGGGCGGAAGATCAGCTCGCAGCGGTACCGCCAAGAACGTGCTCATTTGGATGAGCTGCTGGCCCACAGGGCTGTTATCGAGTCGGAGCGGGACATTGCGGTGCTCGAGCAGCTCCAGGCCGTCCTGAAGGACGAGAGGCCTACCAGAGGGCGACGAGACGGTCATCCAACGACGCAGCTGCTGTGCTGGACCAACAACCGGTTGAACAAGCTCCGGTAGGTCTGCTACGGTTGCTGCAGCGAACGAGATGGACTGCTGGATCTCATAACTAGCCTTCGCGAGACCAAGCGACACAACACCGAGCCGATAAGGGAGGCGCCAGAGCCGCGGTGCTCTGGTGTGTCTACAGGTCGCCTTCGTCGAGGATCGTATAGGTGAATTTCGGGCCGTATTTGTCCGCGGAGCGGTAGGCCAAGTCCATCATCGAGCGCTGCTCGTTGCGGACGGCGAAGACCTGGCAGCCGGCCGAAGCGCTTTTGTTGAGGTCGGCGACATCCGCGGACGTGGTGTCGTGGAGGTTGATCCCGTACCAACCCTCGATTCCTTCGTCCTGTCCCCAGTCCAGCTGCTTGTCGCGGTTGTTGTCGCGCCAGACCTTGACGGGGGCTCCGTGTTGGACCAGGGCAGGGCGGCCCTTGTGTTTGCCGATGATGTAGGCTCCGCGGCATTGCTGCGGGCTGGCGAGGATGGCAGCGCCGGCCTCGTTGATGGGCTTTTCGAGCAGACGTTCGGCGGGATCGGTTGTGATGGACCACATGTGGGCTCGCCAGATGTCGTTGACCCGATAGAGACAAAACATCAGGTCATCGAAGTACCCAGCTCGACGGCGATCGGCTCGAACGCCGATCAAGTTGAGGTTGTAATCGCCGGCCTGAAAGAAAGCGAAGCCTTTCCGGGCGAGTGCGGCGCCGAATGAGTGAACGAGTTGCTGGATCATGTCGGAATCTCCTGTGAAGGTGCCTTCAAGATACCACTGACTAGCGACGGACGCGCGGCTCTGATACCTTGGGCGTAATGGGGGATACGTTGCCGCTGCCGAGTGCCAAACCTCAGACGTGGGTCGACGACAGAGACCACCTGGAATCCTTCGCGAAGTCGTTCGATCCTTCCGCCAGGCTGGCAGTCAAGCGGTCGTGGTTGTGGGTGGGTGGCCTCAAGACCAATGCAACGACGTTGGGTCGGACGGTCTATATCCCTGAAGATTGGTCGGTTGGGGCTGTTGTTCGTGTGATCCCGCACGAAGTCCGCGGCCACGTGAAGCAGTTCCGTTATTGCGGGCTGGGTATCCACCCGACTCTTGGAATCTTTCCCGGAATGCTCCTGCTGTATGTGTGGGGGCTGCTGTTTCCGATCTTGTTCGCATGGGGTCGTTATCGGCTCGAGCTGCACGCGGAGACGTGGAGCTGGCGCTACCATTTACAGCAAGGTGCGTATAACGCCGAGGAGGTGCGGAAGCGGGCTGAGAGGTTCGCGAAAATCGTTGCGAGCTGGGCGTACGTCAAAGCTTGGCCGGAGCGTTGGGCGGTGTGGGGCTTCAAGCGGCGCGCAGAGAAAGTGATCCGGCAGAGTCGGCAATGACGAAAGGGCCAAAGGTCGCGTTCAGCATGATGGGAAGCTCAAATGGGGGCTCCAACGGAGATGAGCCCCGAAGCAGGAAAAAGAATCCGACGCCAGCAACGGTGCGTGTGACGACAGGTTTGGGGCACAAGGTGGTGAAGCCGGAGCGAGAGATGCAGCCAGAAGACCTATCCCAGCCGGCTATCGCGACCGTCGAAGCGATCGACTGGAAACAGCAGCCTGCGATTCCAGCGAACAAGATCGATTGGCAGGGGCAGGGCGAGCCGCTGATGGTTCGGCCGACGTTTGGGACATTGATGGCGATCGTCACGGCAGCGGTCAGTGTCGTGGGAGCTGGGGCGTTTTTCTATTGGGGGGTGCGTACGCACGTCAGCGACCAGAGAATCCATCTGAAGCCGAACGGAACGCTTCCAGAGCTGCTATCGGAGCGATACGAGACGCGGACAGAGGCGAAGGCCGCTCGAGCGAAGCTCGCGGCTCAGGTTGGCGGCAAGGTCGAAAAGGTCGGGACTCGGGTCGACAAGCTGGATAATCGGCTCAAGAAGATGCAGCAGACGCAGGACCGCGATATGCGGCGAGTTCTGCGCGCTATCAAAGGTGCCCCAGCGTACAAACCTTGATTCACTCCGCAGTTATCGGTAGTCTCTCCGAATGCCGACCTATGTGTATGAATGCTCGCTGTGCGGCACAAGCCGAGACCACTACCGCAAGATAGCCGATCGCTTTGATAAGCCGGATTGCGAGCAGTGCGGAGGCGAGGCCTGCGGCGAGCTGGTGATTGGACGAACCAACTACCACGGTGAGCGGGTCGTGGGGGACAAGCGGATCATCCGAGACGAGCGGGAGGTCATCGCCGAGCGTGGCGAGCGCTGGCGGGACGAAGGGACGACGGGCAAAGAAGGCGGAGCCGGAAAGAAGATCTATGGGCACGGGTGATCGCTGGCTTCCGATAGTTCGTACCAGTCCGAGCGGCAAGGCGCTGTTCGTGTGCTTGCTGCAGATTTTCAAGCTCCGCGGACCAACGGTGTGAGGCGTGAAAGCGATCATTGCGGCGATTCTGTGGTTGGCTCCGCACGTTGGACAGCAGCGGGCGGAGGTCTATGCGGAGCTGATTGCGGACGCGGGTGCGTGCTATCGGATCGCTCCGCTGCTGATTGTCGCCAAGATCCAGCTCGAGACGCGCGGTAGCTGGCGAGAAAACGCGGTCAGTCCGACGGACGACTACGGGCTGGCTCAGCTGCACGTTTCCGCAACGACACATGCGGAATATCGAGGGCTCGAGCATCTGCTGTTCGAGCCGGACCGCAATATCTGGATGGCTGCGCGACTGCTGCGCTACTGGCAGAGCTACCACGATCGGCATTGTTTGCGGACGGGCCGTGAGGACCACCCGTGGTGGGCGCACTACCAGTGGGGGAACAAGGTGCGGAATTTGAGGTCTGCGCGCCGTGTCGGGCGGTTGTATCGGGAGCTGGTGCGGAAATTCCGCAGAGGGATTCCGCAGTCATGAGGCCGCACGAAGGTGATCCGTGCGTTCATTGCGGAATTCCGCACGATGAGGTGCCGGTGGGGTCGTGTCCAGGCTGTCCGGAGTGCGGTGGGCGCGGCTACTATCCCGAACCACACGGACCTGAAGATCCGTGGGGTGTGCAGGACGTGCGGGAACGCTATTGTAGCTGTCCGGCCGGTAAGCGGCTGAAGGAGGCCGAGTGATTCCGCGGACGCCGGTCCTTGGCAAACTGCCGACGCTGCTGCTGCGGAATGTGAAGCCGCCTCCGACACCGGTGATCGATGGGACACCCGTCCGCACGGTCTCCAGTATGCTCGATCATGGATTCACGGACGAAGAGCTGGAGGCTGTTGTCGAGCTGGCCAGTGTGGCGCCGGAGTCCGATCCCGCGTGGTCCGCAGCCTATCCTGAAGTGCTCAAGTCGAGCTGTGCGTACTTTGCGAGCGAGGTGCTCCGCGGTCCTTCAAAGGAGCCGTACAATGGTAAGTTTCTGCTCGGGCGCCATCATATCGAGTGGGATGAGCTGATCGCGACGCAGCAGCGGATCAACATCCTGGCCGCTCGTGACCACGGCAAGAGCTATTTTTTCACGTTTGCCTATCCCATCTGGAAAGCCGGGTTCAACGCTCCGGGCTCCGAAGGCTACATCTTTTCCGCAACCGAAGATCAGGCCGTGGCCTTCTTGACGATGATCAAGGAGGAGATCGAGAAGAATCAGAAGCTGCAGCACTTGTTGCCGATCGGTACGGTCCGCAGCAAGCCGGGGATCTGGAGCCGGACTCAAATCACGTTGCGGAATGGCTCGGTCATCAAAGCTCGAGGGTTTGGGACCAAGGTCCGCGGCGGTCACCCCGATTGGGTGATCTGCGATGACGTGCTCAACGATGACGATATCTACTCTGACCTGATTCGTCAGCGGAACATCGACTACTTCCTGTCCGCAATCTCGGGCATGGTCCATCCGACTGACCAGTTGATCGTGGTTGGAACGCCGATGCACGAGATGGACTTGTACGGGGTGCTTGCGAACACCGAGCAGGTTCTAAAGATTGCTGGCGACGTGTCCAAAGAGGACCTGCAGGGCTACGTCTACGAGTGCCGGAAATACCCGTGCAAGGATCCGGAGACGGGCGAGCTGCTCTTTCCAGAGCGCTACGATGAGAAGGCGCTCAAGCTCAAACGCATCGAGCTCAAGACGGCGGCCAGATTTGCGCGGGAGTTTCTGTGCGAGCCGCTGTCTGATGAGGCCTCGCTGTTTCCGGCGAAGCTGTTCCGCCAGGATGGAATGCGTCAGCCATACGTGCTCGGGCTTCCCGCGGGTTATTGGGAGAAGCAAGGCTGTTTGCGCTACACGGGAGTGGACATCGCTCTGTCTGCGGAAACGGGTGCGGACTACTTCGTCATCTTCACGGTCGCGGTCGATCCCAGGGGCAACCGTTGGTTGGCCAATCTGATCCGACACAAGGGTCTCGCATTCCACGAGCAAATCGAGCTGATCAAAGAAGAGAATCTGTTGATGCGGCCGGAGATCATCCACATTGAGGCCAACCAGGCGCAGCGGGTCTGGACCGATGAGGTGGCACGGACAAGCGATGCTCAGGTGCGGCGGTTCTTCACCACGGGTATCGGTGGGCGTCAGCCGGACAACGCGTGGAAGAAAGGGGCGACACAGGTCGCGGTTAACAAGCATCACATCGATCGCGGTGTGCCAGCTCTGCGGCTGTCGCTCGAGCACAACAAGTGGAAGATCCCGCGCGGCGACGATAACAGCATCGAGCAGACCAACGTCTGGATCAAGGAGATGGGCTGTATCGGTTGGATCGACGGCAAGGTGCAGACGGTTGCTGGCCACGATGACACGGTGATGGCGTGTTGGATGTGCGACACAGCGGTTCGGATGGGAGGTGTCGATCTGAGCTATATCGACCACGAAGACGAGCAATCCAAAGATGTGCTGGCATCTCCGGTGGTTTCCACGAAGGAAATGCCCGAGCACGACTTTTTGGTTGCGGAACGGCGGGCGTTGGCGGCTGTTCAGCAGGGACGGCGCGTTGTCGATGTGACTGCGGACGCGTACGAGTCGCGGGTACGTGCGGCAATAAAGGCTTATGCCTCTGATAGTTACGACCAGGATGAATACGCGCGGGCAGCGCGTGCACTCCAAGAGATCAAGCGTCTGGACGCAGCTTTCGGAGTCCGCAGTGCGGACTTCCCAGTTGGCAACGAAGGCTCAGACGGGTATGTTGAGAGCGATGATTCACAGGGTGAAGGCGCTCCTTCATTTGAAGATCTCGGAGTGATTTAATGCGGAAGGCATTATCGGGCTTTCAGGTCGCCGGTAGATTCGGTATCGAGGGCCAAGGCCCGAAACTAGTTCTTGGCCGCAATCATCTGAGAGCCCAAACGGGTGTTGATACTTCGGCGCTGTCTGATCTCACCGGACCTGCGAAGCCTCTGAAAGATCCAGTCGTCCCGTCGTCTCGTGCGGAATTCCGTACGATCACGGAGGTGATCGATGGACTAGGGCTCGATGCGGAAAGTCGCCGAGCGGTTTCGGATAAGCTTCGGGAGTGGTCCCAGGCCTCCAATCCGCTCGAGTTCCGTAGGAGTCTGTACGGTGGTTTGCGGACGTTTGCTCCGGACAACTTTCCGTTGCGGAGCGAGCTGGGGAGGCGCTGCATGTCCTATTTTCGCGCGACGGCCGGGGACCGGTTCAGCCGGGCGTTCGGTAAAGAGGGCCAGCGGCTGGTTGTTCAGAAGAGCGAAGAGCTGTCCAAAGCGAAGCAGCTTGGACTGTTCGATCGGCCGGCTAAGCCGAAGCCTTCTGCTAAGCCAGCTCCGCGGGGCGGGCCGTTCATCGGTCCGCGCGGTGGGAAGTGGGCGGATCCTCAACACACGATTCCGTGGAAGGAGCCAACGGCCAAGCCGGCGAAAGCTGCGGAAGTTCCGGAGCCGAAGGCCAAGCCCAAACCACAGGTACATAGCAAGACGTTCGAGCGGACGATCAGCACGTGGGTAACTTCGGACGGGAAGGGCAAGACCAAAGCGGAAGTTGAGCAGGCGCTGTCCGAACGGCTCGCTGCCCAGAAGAAATCCACGGTGCTCAGCTACAAGGTCGAGCACCAGGGGCGGAAAGCAGCGACGGTTGTCGATAAGGGGTCGCCGTACGAGTATTGGCTACCAGAGCGGGACGATTGGAAGATCACGATTGATCATCAGGCTGCGCTGCCCGGACATATTTTGGTCGGCCACGTCGAGACGGGCAAGCAGGGGCTCATCACGATATTCGACGACCAGACGAAGGTGGCTAAGGCGACGTACGATCGAGCGGAGCACGGTCATTGCGACGTGTGCAAAGCCAAGCGGGCACGCAACAAGGTGTTTGTCGTCGAGCGCGAAAAGGATGGGAAGCAGATCCTTGTCGGTGGGGAATGCGCCAAGAAATTCAAGGGGGCCAATCTGGAGGCGCTGGCGCGGAGTATCTCCGGTGACTCGATGGCGCCGGTCAACGACGTGTTGGACTCCGATGACGACTTTTTTGGTGGCGGCGGCAGTCCGGGGGCGCTCGGTGAGCCTCACGAGGTGTTGGGCGTCGCTCTGTGGTTGACGCGAAAGCGTGGTTACGAGAAGCGGACGGACATGAGCGGAGGTACCGCCGATTTTGCCGAAGGGATCATCGGCCGGTACAAGGGCGTTAAGACGACGCCGGAAGAGTGGGCGGAGATCAAAAAGGTCCAAGCAGAGGTTCAGAAGGACCTTCCGAAGATCAAGGAGTGGGTGCGCGAGCAGCTCGGTGAGGGGACCGATTTGACGCGTGAACAGGCGTTCATGCTGTCAGTGTCGCAGCTGCTCGATCGTGATTTCATCGCGGCCAAGAATTTCAGCCGAGTGGCGTGGGTGCCGTACAAGTACTATCGCGTGCAGGCGGCGCAGAAACTCCGAGAGCAGCAGAAATCCTATGACCCGCCGAGCGCAAAGATGCACGACTTGCCCGGCAAGTGGACGGTCGTATCGAAAACGCTCAAGGAGTCGGCCTACGGTTCGTACTGGGGCATTACTGCTCAAGCTGAAGACGGGGCGCGAATTTGGTTCCGGGGGACCAAGGGCTCTGACCAGATCCAGGAAGGGGACACGCTCAAGCTCCGCGGAAAGCTCAAGGACAAGAAGGATAAGATCACGTTCATGTCCCACATGAAGGTGACCAACGAGAGCGAGAACGAGCGGAAGGCCGCGGAAGAGGCGGAAGCCAAGAAGCGAGAAGCTGCGCGGCAGAAGCTGCTTGCTAGCGATAAGCCAGAGGACATAGTTCGAGTCTCGCCCAGCGAGTTTTATGATCATACCGATCCGGAAGGGACGATTAAGCGGCAGCAGAAGTTCCGTGTCAGGCACGCGAAGGCTGTTCGTACGCTGGCGGAGCGCGGCGCAGAGATTCCCGACGACGCGATCCGTTTGGCGATTGATCATCACGATGGCTATAAGGCTCCGGATCCCAACCCTGAGCTTGGACAAGCTCTGCGCCAGTATCGAGCGGTTCAAGATGGCCGTCATCCGATGCAGGCGAATGAAATGCTGCGATTGTTTCCGAAGGCCGCGGAAAAGCTGATCCGGGAAAAGTTGCCGAAGAAGCAAGCGGACTATGTGCTGCAGGAGAGCGATCCCGAGAAGGCTTCGTTTCACGGACCGGCAGTCAAGAAGTCCGATTGGGACGGCCAGCTTGATGGCCTTCGGCAGCGGATGCGGCTGACGCTTGATCCGAAGCCACTGAGCCTGATTTGGGTGGCGGAGGTCGGCGACGAGCTGCACGAGCGCTCGAGCGAGCGGACTCCGCCCGGATGGCCGAATGAAGGCTCGCTGGTCAAAGGGGCTGGCCACAAGTACTACAAACGGACGCCACGGCCGGATCCGCCTCCGAAGTACCGGTACTTCTACACGCAGCCGAAGCGCAAAGGGATCACGGAATCGAAGGACGTTCAGCAGGGGGCCAAGTTCAAGATCGAGCACGGCGGCCAGCTCGGGCACTTCGAAATTCGCGGGCACGACAAAGAGAGCGGGATCGTCACAGTTCGTCATGACGAGAGCGGAAAGACGGTCAACATCAAAGAGCGGGACCTGCATCGGATGATCGCGAGGCATCACGGCCGGCGAACCAAGCGGACTGCGGAAGAGCGGGCGGAACGCCATCGCGAAAAGCGGGAAGCTCGAGCGCTCAAGCTCCGCGTCCAGCCGACACAGGCTCGATTGCCTGGTACCGAAGCCAAGGAGTTTCCCGAGCCTAAGAAAGAGCCTGCTCCTGCTCCAAAGCTGCCGCGGGCGAGCCTCGGTGACTTGGGCAAGGGTGGTTTTGATGACATCGTGGGCTTCTCGATGGACGCCGGCGAGCTGGAGCGACAAGCGGCGAACATGCGGACGCCGGATCGGGAGTACGCGATTATTCCGCAGACGCAAGGGTTCGTGCTGGCGTCTAAGGCCAAGGTCGCCGGCAAGGGCAAAGAGGCGATTGGCGACTCGACGGATATCTATCTGCGCGGGGCCGGGCGGAACATCCAGGCGCTGAAAGCGGAGTGGGCCGTTGTTGAAGCGGACACGCTCGTAGCCAGCCACGATGCTCGAGGGTTTGCGGAGCGCGAGGATTATCCGGTGGGTGTCCAGGAGCGGCCGTATCACCGGGACAAGTCCGAGCAGCAGAAAGTGGACGCTATCGCGCGTGATCTGCTGCCGGCGATGGTCGCCAACAGCAACCCCGACGCCATCAATGGAGCTCCAATCGTTACAGAGCAGGGCGTGGTATTGGGCGGCAACGGCCGGACGATGGGGATGCAGCGGGCTTACGGCCTATATCCGGAGTCTGCGGACAAGCTCCGCGAGCACCTGACGCGGCATGCTCGAGCGTTCGGAATCAGCGCTCAGCAGGTTTCCGGGATGAAGGATCCGGTGTTGGTCCGCAGAGTCAAAGCGGCCGGCAAAGATGAGATGACGCGGCTGGGGCGCCGAATGAACGAGGCTCTTACTCAGGGGCTTGATCCGCGAGCTGCGGAAGTGGCGGTCAGCAAATTCGTCACTCAGGAGGTTGTTGACGATCTGACGCATCGGATGGCGCCGGACCAGACGCTCAGCTCGTTTCTGTCAACGCCGGCGAGCCGTGAGTTCATCCACACGATTGAGCGGGCCGGGATCATCGACGAGCGGAACCGGAACCAGTTCGTCAATGCGGAAACTGGGCTGCTCAACGAAGACGGCCGCGAGCGGGTCGGTCGGGTGATGGCGGCGCGGCTCATTCCGGACAGCGATCTGCTCGACAGCATGAATCAGACGTGGCGCGAGAACATCGCGCAGGCTGTGCCGTATTTCCTGCAGGCCGAGTCCGCGGGTTGGGATCTTCGTCCGCACCTGGTCGCGGCGGTTCAAGCGGACGCGGACATGCAGGGCAAAGGTCTGAAGCGGACCGCGAAGGACCGCAAGGTGTATTTGGCTCAGATCGGGCTGCTGGCTAAGGACCAGCGGACGCCGGAAGCTCGGGCGCTGCTGCAGGTGCTGCACGAGCACGGCGGGAAGGCTCGCGGACTGCCGGCCGGGTTCAAGCAGGTGGCATTGGAAGCGGACCGGCAGAAGCACGACCACGGTGATCAGGGGAGCATGTTCGCCAGGCCGAAGGTATCGTTGGTCGAGTCGTTGGCGGCGAGCTTCAAGCTCAAGGGGGAGGATTTGGCCGCGTCGATGAGCGCTCGAGCGGCGCTGGGCGCGTTTCTGGGCGAGGACCGGCTGCAGAAGGCCGAAGTGGGGGCAGAGGGTCTCGGGCGCTACCTGATGCACGCTGTGCTGTGGGAGCTGGACAATCTGATGCGGGGCGAGCTGGCCGCGGTGGCGGGCGGCGCCGAACGGATTGACGGGAGCCGGATGCTCAAGCGGCTCAAGCGGTTTATTCGGGCTCAGACTCAGCTGGATCCCGAGTTTGCTCGAGCGCTCGGAGCACATCCGCTGGATGATTCGACACTTCGGGGACTTTGCCAGGCCGCGGCCAAAAGTCGGGTGACCGAGATTGCGAAGTCGCTATCGCGTTCCGCACTCGCCAAGTCGCTCCGAATCCAGTAAGTTGTGGGCAAAGGAGATTCCGCAATGCCTGCCGGAGCGGTCAAGACGCCTGAAGACGAGAAGAATTGGCAGCGCGCGAAAGATGCGGCGGCCAAGCAAGGCCAGGCCGGCAATTACCGGCTAATTATGCACATCTTCAAGCAGATGCAGGGGTCCAAGTCGTTATATCCGGACGAACAGACGCCGGATTTGCGGAAAGTCGCCAAAGCCGAAGCGGACGAAGCCAAGATCCGAGCCGGATTGAAAAAACAAGCGAGCAAGCATCGACGGCTTGCGGAAGAACATCGCCGAGCGAATCCGAAAGGCGGTGGAACGATGGGACGGTGGCGTCAGGAGCGGGCACACGATGACGCTCAGGAAGCTCACCGGGAAGCTGCGGAAACCAGCGAGGAAGCGATCACGGATACTTCCAAGCGGGATGAAGCTCAGGATACGAGCGATGCGGCATTCACCCATCCGCCAGCAGAGGAGGTCAAGAGCATGGAGTCAATCAGCAAATCCGAATATGACGCTCTGCCTGTTCTGGAGAAAGCAAAGTACAAGCAGCGGTATCGTGGACCGGGCGGAGAATGGCGCTACGTGTACGATGAGTCGGGCAAGCAGCCGCGTGAGGGGATGGTCGAGGGTTTTCCAGGGGAATGGCGTCGTGATCCGAAGCACGGCCAGAAAAAGCGCGAGAAGCGTCAACAAGCCAAAAAGCAGAATCGAGATGAGTTGGCGCGCCGACAGGCCACACTCGCCGGGACTGGATCGGCGGCTGGATTGACGCCTCGGCAGCAGGTTCAGACAGCCATCGGGGCTCAGGCGACAATGAGAGCTGCACGGCAGAAGGACGCAGCTGTATTGTCGGCCGCTCAGAAGATTTCCACGATGTCGATGGTCACAGGTGCGGAAACCAAGCAGCTTGCCCAAGCGGCTCAGGCTATCCATGGTCTGAGCGGTGCGCGGGATAAGGTTCGTGCGCTGGCCCGAGAGATCTTGGCAAGTAAAGAGCCGTCGATGGGCGGTAAGGCGAAACAGCTGGCCAAGCTGATTCAAACGACATTGGCCGCGGAGAAATCGATGACTGGCGCCATTCAGAAGGGGTTGCGTAAGGCCTTCAGCAAGCCCGCGGAAAAGGATCCGAAAAAGGATCCGAAGGCCAAGCCGACCGATGAGGAAGACGAAGCCAACGAGCCGGGGAGCCACGATCATCACAAGGATCGGGCGCTCGCTCATTTGCAGGCCGCTCAGGCTCACGCTACGGCCGCTCACAGCGCCAAGAAGGTCGAGGCGGCCAAAGAGCACAAGCAGGTGGTCGATGCAGCAGAGCAGGCCTCACAGGCTGCTGTGAGTGACACGCCGGACGGTAAGGAGCCGGTGGCTAAGGGCGGGTTCTACGGAGACAACCTGACGCGTTGGGCTGACCAGTTCATGGGTAACGCCGAGCTGCACGAGCAGGCGTTGAAACTGGTCCGGGACCGCATGGTGCTGGACGCTCAGCGGCCGAAGTGGGCGGATACCGCCGAGTCGTTGAAGGCGCGGCAAGCTCACGAGGCCAAGAGTCAGAAGCTGCGCGACGAGATGGACGCAGTGGAGAAGCGGTATCTGGACTTCCGCATCAAAGAAGCCGAGACGCGGAACAAGATGAGCAAGTCCGGACCGACTCTGGTTCGTCCGGAAGAGGATATCGGGTTCCATAAGTCGCAGATCGTCCACCATCACGCCGAAGATGCGGTGCTCGAGCACTTGGAAGGCGGGGCGGTTATCGGTGGCCAGCTTGCCGGGCTGCGGCATGATGGCCGGTCGCGGCTGCTCGGGATGCGCGGTGAGCGGATGACCAAGGGCGGAGTCGCTGGCGGTACGGTCTACCAGGGCGAGCACAATGCTCCGCGCGGTGGCGATATGCGCGAAACCGTCGCTCGAGCTCAAAGCTACGCAGAGACGGTGCAGCTCGATCCAGACGAGACGCGGGGACAGGGGGGCCTTCCCGAATGGTGGGAGGACGCGTGGCACGAAAATCCGGAGGTCAAGGTACCTGTGGGCCTGGAAGGCAGTCGCGGATTCGCCAAGGGCCAGACGCCGGCTGTCAACGTGATCGACGACAGCGATCCAGTGACCAAGGCGCATCGAAGCGACGTGAATCGTGTCGGCCTGGCGGTCGAGATGCGGTATCACGGAGACGGTAGAGAGACCAGGCGAGACGGCCGCTAAGGGGTAGCGTATGGGCCTCCTTTCACGAGTAGCAGGCGGTCTCGGGTCCGCTCTCGGGGTGGGCGTGGACGCGTTCGCCAAGGCGACGATGACCGCCGACGATCCGGCCAATCGTAGCAGCGCATCGACAGCGATGTCGCTCGCGGAAAAGCCGGCGAGCCTCCCGCCAGAGCCAACCGGTGACGACCCGAAAGGGCTGCTGTTCGATCCGTTCGCGTTGATCGATCAGCTGGGGTACCGAGATCGCCCGACAGGGCTGACCTATCAGACGTTGCGCGAGATGGCCAAGCGTGTGCCGACGTATACGGCCGTGCTTCAGACGCGGCTGACTCAGGTCAAAAACTTCGGGCAGCGCCAGAAGGATCCACGAGAGCCGGGCTACGGAATCATCCTCCGCGACGAAAAAGCCACACCGACCACGCAGGACGAAAAGCGGATGCGTCAGCTCGAAGACTGGCTGATGCAGACTGGGACGGAGTGGAGCCACGCTCGGGACAACTTCAAGACGTTCTTGTTCAAGATCACGCGGGACAGCCTCATCCTGGACCAGTGCTGTTTCGAGATTCAGCACAACCGCAAGGGCGAGCCGTGGGCGTTCTACGCGATGGACGGCGGCCAGATGCGGCTGGCGGATGTTCCGCCCGGTGCGGAAGCCAACACGCCGCTGGATGTCGTCAAGTACGTCCAGGTCTACGATGAGATGGTTATCGCGGAGTTTGGTCCGCACCAGCTCAACTTCGGCGTGCGGAATCCGCGGACCGACATCCGAGTCAACGGCTACGGCTATTCCGAGCTGGAGATGCTGATCAACGTCATCACAGCTTCGTTGTGGGCGTTCGAGTACAACAAAAAACAGTTCAGCCAGGGAACGTTTGCCAAGGGGCTGCTCAACTTCAAGGGTACAGTCCCCGATAAGAAGATCGATGCCTTTCGCCGTCAGTGGCAGATGATGATTGCGGGGGTTTCCAACGCCGGCAAAACGCCGATGACCAATGTCGATGAAGTGCAGTGGATCGATCTGCACAGCAACAATCGCGACATGGAGTTTTCTGCGTGGATGGACTGGCTGATCAAGATC